CCATGGTGAAGCGCAGCAGATTCTATGCTGCTCAGGCAATGGCTGCATAATGTGGTTACTCTTTGAGTTTTATCTGTCAACTGATATTGACAATATCATGATGCTGTTAAGGCTGGCTTAATGGAAGAGGACAGCAGCGGTTATGTGGCCATTGCGGGCAAAAAGACCATTGACGATTTTTGTGACGCCATGAAGCTGACACCGGATATGGTGCGGGCTATTTTTGGCGAGCTACAGGAATACGGCTTTGACTTTAACTGGGACGATGCGTTTTTTGGCGAGACACTGACAAGCCTTGAAATGCAGGCTGACGAGCTGCAGGAAAAAATGGACAGCGTTAAACCCGACTCTGACAGTTACGATGAATGGAATAACCAGCTCAAAGAAGTTAATGAGAAAATTGAAAACATCAAGGGAAACATTGATAACACTGATGTAGACGCACTGGTTGACGCTTATGAGAAAGCCAAAGATGCTGTTGATCAGATGAACAGTCAGGGGAGCACATTTGACGGACAAGCCGATGAGCTACAGAGTACGCTTGATAAAGCCGCAGACAACCTGAACAAGAATGGCCGAGTACAGCTTTGGATTGACGCTTCGGAGGCTGAAAAGACTGTTGATGACCTGACCCAGAAATTTAACAGCGGTGATTTTAGTGTTGCGACAGAGCTGGAGGCCGCCCAGGATAAGCTGGCCGACTTGAATACCCAGAAAGAAAAACTGGGCGCACCGACTGAGGTTGAGATCCAGGTGTATGCCCAGGGGCTGGAAGATGCCGGTAAGACCACAGAAGAGATTACCCAGACGCTGAAAGATGCCAAAATCTTAAACGTTGAAACGGATGACGAAGATAAGCTGAGTCAAACGAAGGATACCGTTACCGATATCGCTAATATGCTACTGACTCCGTACACTTTGGATCTAAATACCACCAAAGCATTGACAAAACTGGGTACCGTTAGGGACCTGATGAACCAGATAAGCGAGACGACTATTACCGTACCGACACCCAACATATCAACTCCCAGCAGCTCGCAGCCGTATAAACCAGGCAAATCCTACGCCGAGAGAAACGGGACAGGATTTACAGGTCTTAGTGTTGCCCATGCAGCTGGCACCAATGGCGGATTAGCTAGAGCTGAACGAGCACTGGTTGGTGAGCTTGGTTATGAAGTGGTAGTAAACCCGCACAGCGGCAAGTGGTATACGGTTGGCGAGCATGGTGCTGAGTTTGTGAACTTACCCAAAGACGCGATTGTGTTTGACCACCAAAAGAGCGAAGAACTGCTGAAAAATGGCTTTGTGGGCGCACGCGGAATGGCCATGGCGGAGGGTAACGCTTACAATCAAGGCGTTGGAACGATTACCGGCGGTGGTTACATTCCAAAAAACAATCCGGCCACAAGTACAACGTTCCAGAAAAATGCAAAAGCGGCTGCTGCTACTGCGACGGCGACTGAGGTAGCACAGAAAAATCTTGAACGAATTGAAGCGGAAGCAGATGCTGTAAAGGAAGCCTATGAGGCCCAGAAAAAAGCGCTGGAAAAGCAGAAGAAAGAGCTGGAGAGCATTAAGGACAGCCTGGAAAGCGAGCAAAAGACACTTGACGGGATTGTTAAAACTATAACAGCTAGGATTGACAAAGAGATTGACCGACTGGAACACCAGTGGGACGACCTGAAAGAGCAGCTGGAAGACGAGAAAAACAACCTTGATGCCGCTATGAACGGCGCTACCTACCTGATTGAGAAGCGGACCAAAGCTTTGCAGAAGGAGCAGGAGGCGCTGGACGACAGCTACCAGCCGCGGATTGACGCCTTGCAGGATGAGCTGGATAAGCTGAACGAAACCAACGATGCCCAGGAAAAGGCGATTGAGCTTGCCCGCAAAAAGGCGGCCATGGATGCAGCCAAAGCGAACCGTAGCGTGCGTGTATATCGTGAAGGCAAAGGCTTTGTTTGGGAGGCTGACGAGAGCGAGGTCAAGAGCACCGAAGAGGATTATAACGATGCTTTGCGCCAGAAAGAGCATGAGGATGCCCAGAAGGCCCTGGAAGACCAGAAAGCCGCGCTTGAAAAAGAGCTGGAAGACAAGAAGCAGGAACTGCAAGACAAGATTGACGCTTATGATGAATACAAAGATAAGCTGAGTGAAGGCCAGAACGAATACACCAACAGTAAAAACGTTGCGATTTTGCGGCAGCTGTACGGCGCTAATGCAGACCAGATGATTTTGAACATGGATCAGGCTATGATTGATAAGATCACGACTGATTACATGAACAACATGAGCAACACTGACCATGTGGAAAACCAGATTAAGGAAAACCAGAAGTTGATTGACCAGCTGGAAGACTACAAGAGCAAGTGGGAAGAGGTTGCAGATGCTTACGAGACGGAGCAGAACCGGATTAACACGGTGGCACGGCTTGGGGCGGACTGGGAAGAGAAGATCCTGGGACAGCGGACGGATGTGCTTGACAACTTTAAGAACCACTACATTGATATTTTGCGGCAGATTGAGGAAAAAACTGCTGAGATCAATGATTTGAGTTTGAAGATTGAGGTTGTTGAGGAAGAGTACCAAACCAAGAGCGATGAGCTGGATAAGGAAAAGAAGGCTGCCCAGGCCGAAGTGAAAACGACAAAATCCAGCAGTACATCCAACCATGCAACCGGCATTATGAACGTTGCGGCCTTTGAACGTGCGCGTGTTGATGAGGCTGGGCCTGAGATTGTTGTACGGCAGCCGGAAGCCGGACGCTATACCAGCCTGGAGGTTGGGGACGGCGTTGTGCCGGGAAACCTGACCCGCCGGCTGTTTAGCGCGGCAATTAACCCGGAAGCTTTTGTGGAGAGTGCTATTTTGAAGCGGATGGAGAATGTGAACGCTGAGTTGGCCAGTGCTGGCAGCAGCGGCGTACACATTGGCGACATTAACATTGTGATGAACGGTGTGAATGACGTTGAAAATTTTGGCCGCATTTTGCACCAGAACATTGGCTCCATTATGGCGCAGGAGTTCAGCAAGCGGTAATTACAAACAGGACAGAGGGAAACCAACCGAGAGGAATCAGCGGTTAGGTCCCTTATATAATAAGGCAAGATGACGGCTGTTGCTTTTTAAGGAGGTGCTGAATCATGTGCTATTTAGTAGCGAAAGATAGATATGCTCATGGTTGTATTGCTTTGAAAACAACTCACGGCAAGCATCTTGTTGAAATGAAAAGAGCCTTAAATGCTGCGGTTGGAGATAAAGGCGTACAGTTAGTGACGATTAGCAGACCAACAGCATATGGCGAGTATGCTCCATACCGATTTGCCAAAACAGAACAAGAATTTAATGCTCTTGTACGAGCAATGCGATAATTTTATAAGTCAATTTACACCGGGTAACAGATTGTTGTTGTCCGGCTTTTTGTATGGTATAATGACCCTATTATAATAAAGTAGGAAGTGTTGTACCGATGGCAAAGACTGAGAGCCAAAACAAGCCGAACACGGAGTTTACGTTTAACCCGGAAGCCAAGAACAATAAAAATAGCTCCTCTTGGAAAAAAGCAGAGGACAAAAAGGAAAATAAGTGATGGAAATAACACAATACTTAAACGAGCTAGTTGCCATGATTCCTGCTATTTTGCAGTATGTGGTGCCTGGTTTATTGATGTTATGGATTTATAACAGGTTGCTTGACAAACAGTTGCCTCAACATTACCTGGTTTATTCTGTGGTAATTAGTTTTCTGCTTATGCAGGTGGTACCAACCAAGAAGTTACAGTATGTCATGGCTTGCGTTATTGCTGCCGTTCTTTCTGTTATGCGCAGGAATGTGAAAATTAAGCAGGTGTTACATAAGCTGTTCAAATGGTCCCCAAGCGATAGCGTGTGGGAAGATGTTATTGACTACAAACGTGGAACCAATATGGTAGTCTATACAGACTGCGAGAACGATTTTAGTGGTTCTTATGTTGGAATGGATGATAAAAAGAACGTATTACTTTTATCTGGATATGATGTTTTAGATAAAGAGGGTAATGCCCTTACAACAATGGATGACCGAATTGTTATGATTCCCAGAGGAGAAATTAAATACGTTGAGCTTTGTTATGATGAAAAATCAGATGTAAAGAAATATTGGTTTAAGCGATAAGTACGATGACGATATACCGGGTGGCCTATGTGGCTGCCCGGCTTTTTTATTTTGGAGGAAAAGCTATGGCAAAGAACACATTGGATGATGCCATTGCGGGGCTGAAAGACCTGGCAAAAGAGGTGAAGCGTTACTGCGAGAGACTGATTAGCAATGCCAAGTTTGACCGTACAGCTGTTGGCACAATTGTGAAGGTGCTGGACGATCACAGCGGCTATGTAGTGGCGGCTTTTGGCAAGGAATACACCATTGCGAGTAATGCGCTGTTCCAGGTGAACGATGCTGTGGCTGTGATTGCCCCGCAGAACGACTTTAAGCGGCTGTACATTAAGCCGTATGAAATTGACCGGAACCTGTTGAAGCAGGACAAGGTTGAGGAAGACTTAAAAGATTATGTGAATAAGGTTGACAAGCTGCAGGAACAGGTGGATGGCAAGGTTGAACAGTATTTTTATAACTATGACCCGACGCTTGAGAACTGGCCTGCTATGAGCTGGAAAGACGACGCCACAAAGAAAGCGCACAACGGCGATTTGTTTTATAACACCGACAGCAAGAAAGGCTGGCAGTGGACATACAACGAAGAAACAAAAACCGGTAGCTGGGTAGAAGTGACAGATAAGGAAACGCTGGATACGCTGGAAGCCGCAAGCAAGGCACAAGACACCGGAGATGGTAAGCGCCAGGTATTTACGGCTGATGCCAGCAAAGGGGAACACCCGGAGCCGCCGTATGACACGGGCGATTTGTGGTTTAATGGAGAAGACATTCTGGTTTGTACGGTAGCACGCACGGCCAGTGACAAATATAATGCCAGCGACTGGGTAAAAAAGGATAGTTACGCCAGCAAAGATGACATGAAAAATTATGTGGATGGTGTAACAAAAGATATGCAGGACCAGATTGACAGCAAGGCCGAGCAGCACTTTTACGCCTATGACCCTACGCTGGATAACGAGCCGGCCAAGAGCTGGACGACAGATGAGGAAAAAGAAAAACATGTGGATGACCTGTTTTATAACACAGAGACAGGCAAAGCATACCGATTTATGAAAGGTGACGATGGCAGCTACAAGTGGGAGCTGGTACAGGACAAAGATGTAACCAATGCACTTGAGGCGGCCAGCAAGGCACAGGATACGGCGGATGGAAAGCGGCGTGTGTTTACGGCAGATGCCAGCAAGGACGAACACCCCGACCCGCCGTATGACGAAGGTGATCTGTGGTACACGGGGGCAGAAGTGCTTGTTTGTGGAAAACCCAAGGCGAAAGGCGAGGCATATGATGCCGGAGATTGGGGCAAGAAAGACAATTACACGAACAAGGACGAAGTGATTGATGCGGTTGATAAAAAGCTAACACAGAAAGATATCTTTAACCGGCTGACGAACAATGGTGCAGCCAAGGGTATTTTTATCGACGAAGACACTGGCAACCTTTATTTTAGTGCTGATTTTATCTCTACTGGTACGCTGATGTCGTCTGACCAGAGTATTATGTTCAATTTAGCAGATGGTAGTTTGACAACAACGAATGAGGATAAAACCATTACAACTACGTTAAAAAATGGCGGGCTTACCTTAATCAATAATATGAATCAACGATTAACATTGGATTGTTCTGAAAACGGTGTACCGTATTTAATTCTGGCTGATGAATATGATGAAAATTCAAAAGGGTATTCAGAGCTTAACATTAACGAATTAAAGTTTGTAGGAAGCGATGGAAATGAAGGTGCGAGTATCAGCGTTACCGGGCTGTACGGAGATATTCATAATTGTCGAAGTATAAATTTTACAAATGATGGTGGTGGCACAATGCCTGGAATTTATAGTCAAGCTACATCTGGAGATTCTGACCACCAACTTATGTTGAGTTCTCAATATATGGTTATCTTTGATACACCAACGACGCAAGCAAAGGGGTCTTTACAACTTTATAAGCCAACCGATAAATCTGTTCCTGCTTTTTACATTTATGACGGCACCACCAACTGGGGCGGCCAAACTTTAGGCTGGGACGGCAGCAAAGAAGTAACCGCTCTTGACGCAAACACCCAGGCCGTACCGTTTGTATACGGAATTGAGCTTGTAAAAAATGCGCAGGGTTATGTGACCGATGTGAAGTTGAAACAGCATGGGCTGCGGTTTATTGGCGGCATTTTGGTTTAATTTTGACGAGGAGATTTTATGATGGAGAATTTTAATTTGAAATGCGAACAGTTGAAGACTTACATTTGTGATGGTGTGAACCAGGTTGGGTTGCCGCCGTATGCAGTGGAGTTGATTTTGGAGAGTTTGCTGCGTGATGTGCAGAATATCCGCAAGAGCGCGATACAGGAAGAGATGGAAGCGGCTAAGAAGGCTGCGGCAGAAAAGGCCGAGAAAACACCGGTTGATGCAGCAGAGGATAAGCCGGAAGAAAGCGTAAAATAAACATAAGCCAATAGCATGATTGAACGATAAGAATAACCGCCTGACCTTGATTGGTTGGGCGGCTTTTGTTGTTTAGAGAGGGAGGGGAGTGGCGGGAGGATGAGCAAACCAGCATTATATACCGTATCAGCATTTGATGCGACAAAAGATTATACATTCCGGTTCCGATACATTGGTGTGATTACCAAGGTGGAGGCGCAAATTTGGGCTAATGCCATGAGTGCAGAGGAACTGGGCAGCCCAACTTACCAGAGCGGTGAGGTGAGTACCCAGAGATCCGAGTTTACTTTGAAGGCCAGCAGCATTACAAACAGCAGCGCAGCGTTTGGCATTAAGGTACGGGTGTGCGGCCAGGACAGTGTGTGGAGCGAATGGAGCGACATTCTGCTGTTTTATTGTGTGGAGACACCGGTGTTTAAGTTCAAAGAGATCAGCACCAAGGACAAAACCAACATTGAATACAGTGCTTTTGAGTTTACAGTGCAATACGAGAGCACCCAGGGCGAAGAGCTGAACGAATATACGATTGAACTGTATGATGCCAGCAAGAGCCTGGTGAAAAGCAGCGAGACGCTGCGGGTGCCGGATAAGGCGTATATTATCAGCAACCTGCGCAATGACACGACTTATTACGCCAGAGCACAGGGCATTACCCAGCACGGCATGAAGCTGGACACTGGATTTTGTGAGCTGCTGATTGGCTATGTGGGCGGTGACGGCTATGCGGCGGTGGCGCTGGAAAACCATTATGAAGAGGGCTGCATTTGGGTAAAATCTTATGTTGTGACGATTGAGGGCAAGGACCGTAACGACAACAAAGATGATTACCACTATGTAAGCGGATCGGCCGGGGACCAGGCAGTAGACCTGACGGTGGATGACACCGACCCGGTTAAGGCCGACATGACGTTCAAAGACGGATTTAAGGTACAAGGCAGCCATGTGGAAGAAGGAAGCGTGGTGGACAGCAGCTATGCCTTGGGGCTGAACATGAGAAGCGACCGCTGGAACAAGCTACTGATTGGGCTGTGGAACAAACGGAGCAACGGGATCAGTATGCCGACAATGGACGAAGATCCGTATGCTTTGAAGCTGTTTTTGTGCCGCCGCGACATTGCGGACGATTACAGCAGCAATGCTTACAATTACCAGACGAACGAAAAGAAAACATGTTATTACCTGGAACTGACCTGCGGCGGATACTGTTTGCAAAGCAATGTAAAAACCAGTGCGCCGACTGGATGGTTTAAGGTGTATTTGAAAAACCAGGGCGGCCTGTTTGAGCTGCACTGGGAGTAAAGGAGGGGTGTGGAATGTTTGTGGGAGCCGATATTTTGATGGGACAGAATGCGATTTTGCCATACCCGCCTTATAATGAGGCGCTGAATGTGCTGAAACTGCAGAACGGTGTTTATGACGACCTGCTGTTAAGCCGTGATGCCGACAAGGATTACGGCAAGTACAATCTGGACAATGGATGGCAGGCCCAGACGGCCATTTATGCGGCCTTTAACGGTGATACCCTGGGCGGCAACCTGCGTTACCGAGCGGAACAGATCAGCGAGATGCGGTTAAAACGACGCCGGGTTGGAACCTACAACTGGATTACCCTGGCGACCAAGCACCGGCCAACCCCGGTGAATGATGAAACCCTGAAGGAATGGGAAAAAGAACTGAACAACTGGGTACACATTGATTGGTACGCAGATGGGCGCAACACCGAGTATGAGTATGCGTTTGTGCCGATTATTGACGATGCCGAGCAGGATATGTTCACGAACAAGATTTTGAGCAGCTTTGACGGTGCGGTGTTGACGGACGGAGACATTAGTTACCACCTGTTATTTGATGCCAGCGTGACCAGTACGACCAGAACACAGCCAAACAGTGTGGTGGAAACTATGAGCAGCCGTTACCCGTATGTGATTTACGGTAGCGACCTGAACTATGAGCAGGGCAATTTTACGGCCACTGTGCTGAAATACAGTTTTGACACGGATGATTATGACGGGGATGGCGGTGCCCGGTACCGCAAGCAGTTTGTGGACTGGTGTACCAACAAGAAGCCGAAGATCTTGAAGCTGTTTGACGGACGCAGCTGGATGGCGAACATTATTAACCAGCCGAGTATCAGCTACAGTGACCATTATGACAAGGTTGCCGTGGCGTTTGATTTTGTGGAGATTGGCAGCTTGGAGAGCAGCACCGATTTGTACCGCAACGGGTTTATTGCAGAAGATATTGAAGGGAGTTGATGCGCGATGTATGTGCCAAGCACAGAAGACATACGAACCTTATACTCCCATAACATTGAGCTGTACACCCGCATTGACCTGCTGAACGACCGGATGAAGACGATTGATAGTTTGCAGGGCATTACGACCGAGGGAAGAATTTCCGTAGATGCAGATGCGGACATCCGGCGAACGTACACTTCGACCATTGTGTTGGACGAAAAACATGCGATCAGCCAGTACAGCGAGAGCGAGTGGATGAACAAATACGTTTGGATTTACATTGGTGTGAAGACCCCGATGCTGGACGATATTATCTGGTACAGCCAGGGGGTATATGTGTTCAGCCAGAACGGATACAACTATGACACACAGACCCGGAGCCTGACCATTAACTGTATGGATCTGACAGCAATGCTGAATGACACGTTGGCCGGACAGCTGACAGGTATTAAAACCGTGTTTAAGGCCGGTGGCGGAATCCGCAGGGCGATGGTGGAGCTATTACAGGAAGTGGGAATCAACAAAGTATTTGTAGAATATTGGAACCGAACGATTCCTTATGACCAGGAGTTTGATGCGGCGACCAGTGTGTGGACAATTTTGACACAGTTGCGGGATTTGTATTACCCGTTTGAAATATTTTTTGAGGATGATGTGTTCAAATGCCAGCAGATCCCAAGCTGTGAGGATGACCCGCTGGTGTTGAATGCCGATGTGTTCAATGATTTGATCATCAGCGAAGACGCAACGGTGGATTACAGCGAGGTGCGAAACTGCGTAGAAGTGTTTGGCGCTGCGGCAAGCCCGGATGTGAGCTGCACAGACCTGGTGGTAGACACGACAAAGAAAACCATGACATTAAACGTGGTTGGGTTGGCATTGAGCGGTAAGAAGCTGATTTTGTTTACGCCGCCGGACAATGTGGCCGACCTGTACGATGCCGACAAAGGGTACCAGATGAAGATCAGCGCCAAAGCAACAGAGAGCAGCGATGTGGTTGTGACCGATGTTTTGAGCCTGTATACCATCAGCACAGATGAAGCCGGCAACAACAAAAAGGCCAAGCAGGACTGCATGAAACCAAAAGTACAATATGTGGTGCGCTACGATGCCGATTATTCCCCGAATGAGAATGGCGGTAAAGGGCGCTTTTATTTTTATGGGCAGGTACAGCCGCACGCCATGGTGATGCTGAAAGATGCCAAACCGAGCAAGGAAGAGCTGGACAAGCTGAAAGAAACCGAGAACTGCCAGAATTTGGAGGTTGTGAGTACCGCCAACCCGGATATTGAAGGGTATGAGGAGGACGACCAATTTTTGAACAGCCCGTTCAGCATTGAACGAATTGGACGGCGCAATGTGGTTTTGAGCGGCGGTGAATTCGACAATTACACCACAGATGACGGCATTTTGGATGTGGCAGAATACGAGCTATGGAAGCGGGCGCGATTGACCGACAGCATTACGGTGAAGATGCTGCTGGTGCCATGGTTGGATGTGAACACCAAGGTTGAATACTGCCCGCGTTACATGGGCGGCAAGACAGCCGTGCAATTTATTATTAAAAAGATTGATAAGAGCTTGGGGCAGGGAACGATGGATGTGACGCTGATGAGGTTTTACCCGTATTACCCGTACCCTGTAAAAGATGAGACAGGAGAGTGATAAGCAATGGCAGATACCTATACAAAGTTCCCGGAAGGTATTGATACGTTTGAAGACAATGCCGACCTGGACAGCGGCCATGCCGCGGCGGCAGCCCAGTACACCAAGTACCTGGCAGACGGTAAGTATACCGAGGCCAGCAATTACCTGAACCAGAACAGCGGCCTGCGCAAATACATTATTAAAGCGGCGGACATTAACCATGTGAAACATGCGATTACTGCACTGGAACAGCACTATGCCGGAGCGGTGAATTACATCATTGACGGCAAGTTTGACCCCGACATGATGATCCATGAATACAGCTACAGTTACAGCGGCGGGACCCATACCCTGACATGCAAGAGCGGCAGCAGTTACAGCAACGCAGCCAACGGCAAAGCATATTTTACCACGGCGTTCAGTGACGGGCATAGACTGGTAATCAACGGCAAAGACATGACCAGCAACGCCTACTGCGGTACAGAGAAGCTGGGCGACGGTGCGATTGGTGCCGGGCAGTGGGTGATTTTTCAGTACGATACAAGGAGAAACATTGTAAATTTTACTAACGGCAGCGGCATTGGGGCTTCCAAGCTGGCTGCCACGACTGCTTTGCCGGACCAGGTGCTGGCAGGACAGACATTTTACAGCAAGAACAAAACTCTGAAAACCGGCACCATGCAGAATTACGGCAATGTAACGGCAGAGTTGGCCAACGGCGAGAGCTACCAGATCAAGGCCGGCTATTACAGCGGCGGTGCGATCAGCGCAAGCGGGCTGGGCAGCAATACGCCGGGCACTGCGGATGAAAAATCTATCCTGGAAGGAAAAACTGCCTGGGTAGATGGCAAGTTGGTGAAAGGATCTATCAAGACTTATTCTGCCACAACCCAGCTGCAGGGCGGCGAGCGCGAGAGCACCAAGATGACCGTGCAGAAAAAGGACGGTGTGACCCGGCTGTGTGTAGCCACAGATAACCAAAAAACCAACGATATTTACAGTGGCTGCTATTACGATAATGTGATGTGGCTGTGGGGAACCGCAAGCACGGCGGCCAAAGCCCTGTTGGAGGATGATACCACCAATGCGGCAACCGCCAATGATGTGGCCAGCGACAAGAAGTTTATTGATAAGAATGGCAACTGTACGCAGGGTACCCTGACCAGGCGCAGCTATGGCTTTGCCCATGACATGGGTTTTGGAACCGACAGCGAGTATTTTGCGCTGCGTAATATTGACGAGGGTGCATACAAAAGTGACGGTAATTTTTGGGCACCGGAAGTGCGCGTGAACCTGGCCGATTTCCGCAAAGGGATTGGCTGCACAGAAGATAAGATTGTGAACGGCGAAAGCATTGCCGACCTGACTGGTAAAGCTGGAGGCCGAATTGCAACGATTGATAAGGATACAACCAATGGCGACCATTACAGCAACGTGGTGACGACTGGCGGTTGCCAGCACGCATGGGTTGTGGTCAGTGTGAGTAAGACCGGAACAGAAAACAGACTTAACCGAGTGTGGGTGCAGGCCAGCAACGACGGCAGCAACTGGACGGACGTGTGGGACAGCGGAAGCGGACTGCAGGCTGTATACAAGCAGCAGGCTTTGAACACATCCACAGTGTACACCCAATGGCGCGTGAAGCTGAACAGCGATGGCGATAAGTGCCACGCCCATATTGTATTGTTTGTTTGAAAAAATAGAAAGGGGAGGAGGAAAACATGGCATTAAGTTTTGAAGAGTCGAAACGGATGGCGGCTGAGATGGCAGCCAAAGCAGAGCCAGTGGCATTGCAGGCTGAGGCTGCCCCCATGGTCACGATGGCTGATATGCCGGAGGCGCAGGCCAATGATGACGGCGGCTACACCCGCAGTGAAAAATACCTGTGGTACAGCCAATATAACGACGATGCGTTTTCGAGCATTGACGAGATGAAAAATGTTGTGATGGACGAGAGCCAGATCAACATTACCCAGGAAACCAACAGCCAGGTGATCCCGTTTAAGATGCCGCGGCGATATGACGGCATTGATTTGATGCAGATGATGCTGCAGGTACATTACCTGAATGTGGACGGGCAGGAAGCATATGCCACGCCGATCAATGTTACCTACAACGATGATACGATCCGGTTTTATTGGCTGGTTACAAATAGTGTGACAAGCAAGAAGGGAACCGTGCGCTTTGAGATCACTGCAACCGGTGTAAATGAACGCAGCGAAACCTATATGTGGCGCACACGACCAGACGGCGAGTTGAATATCTTGGAAGCTTTGAGTGGCACCAAGATGGTGGAACCGGATAACGACTGGTACACAAGCTTTGTTGCCCTGATGGACGAGAAGGTTGGCCAGGCTTCCAGCTATGCCAGTGCCGCACAGGCCAGCGCCCAGGATGCAGCCAACGCTGCGGCGGGTGTGGATAATAAGATTCAGAATGCAGCAGCAGGAATTAAACAGGAGCTGCAGAGTGACCTTGACACCAACTACACTAAGAAAACTGAGCTGACCACGGAGCTTGCCAAGTATTACAACAAGGAAGAAGTGGATGGCTTTGTTACACTGTTGGAAGGCAAGATTTCTGGGATTGACGGATTGGCGGCTTTTAACTGTGCGTATGATGCGGGCACCCGTGCTTTAACATTTTATAACGGCGATGCAGTGATTAAAACTGTAACCTTGAGCACCGACCCCAGCGCAGAGTGGACGACCGCATATGGCAAGACGGTGGATGCTAAGATCAGCGCAGCGGTAAACCCGGTAAGCACAGCACTGGATGAGTATAAGACCAGCAACAACGAGGCTGTGAAAGCTTTGCAGGATAGTGTGGGCGACCTGCCGAACACCTTGCAGAGTGATTATTATAATAAGGAAGCAACCAACAAACTGTTAGCTGATAAGGCAGACAAAACTGCTCTGGATGGATTTACCAATGATTTGACTGTGACCAAGAATACCGTGACAGCTTTGCAGGGCAGTGTGGATACGGCCAACAGTGACATTGCAGAAATCCAGGAAAAGATCAAAGATATTAAGCCCAGCAACGGCCATGAGTACGACATTACTTACACCAGTGATGACGGTCATTTGAGCCTGTTGGAAGACGGCACAACCAAGACTGTTGTTACCATTAAAGGTGGTGGCGGTGGCGGCGGTGAGGCAACCAGCACCATTACCATTGAACGAATTGGTGACAGCAGCCTGACGGTAGTTCAGGGCGACAGTGCATTGATCGGATTTAAGTTTACGAGTGTGGACAATGCTGGCGATGACACCGGCAATGCAACTGGCAACTGGTATGTGGGCAACACCAAGGTGGCAACCACAACCATCATCCAGGGCAAGAACACCTTTGATGTGACGCAATACTTGCATAGCGGTGACAACACCGTGCGGCTGCAGGTTACGGACAGCATGGGCAGTGTAGGCAGCAAGAACTGGTCGGTTAATGTTGTTGAGTTTTATTTGGAGAGCATTTTTGATGACTCTCTTTTTTATTCCGGCGAAGTAACTTACCGGTTTACTCCGTATGGCAATATTGCCAAAAACATCAGCTTTAAGTTGGATGGCAAGGCGATTGGCGGAACAAGCACTGCAGTGACAGGCCGCCAGATGACCTACAATTTGCCCACCCAGAAGCACGGCAGCCACCTGCTGGAAGTGAGCATGACGGCGGAGATCAATGGCAAACAGGTAACAAGCAACACCCTGCGCCACGATATTATGTGGGTGGAAGAGGGCAATAATACCCCGATTATCAGTTGCGCCGTGCTGGATTACAGTGCCAAACAGTACAGCAATGTTGCGATCAGCTATACCGTGTATGACCCGGCCAGCAGCAACACCAATGTGACCCTGGCTGTGGACGGCATTGTTGCCAGCAAGCTGACGGTAGGACGTACCAAACAGACCTGGACGTACAAGAGCAGTGAGATTGGCAGCCATGTGCTGACCATTACCTGCGGCGAGACGGTAAAGACTATCAATGTAAAAATTACCGAGCTGGGTATTAACATTGAGCCGGTGAAGACCAACCTGATGTTTGACTTTAACCCGGCTGGCCGAACCAATGCAGACGAAAACCGCCTGTGGACCGATGGCAATACTGCGATGACGGTAAGCGACAACTTTGACTGGAGCAATGGCGGCTACCAGATTGATGAGGACGGCGATACTTACTTTTGCGTGAAAGCCGGAACTACCGCCACGCTGGATTATAAGCTGTTTGCGGACGATGCCAAAAAGAAGGGTAAGAACTTTAAGCTGGTGTTTAAGACCACCAATGTGCGAGACTACGATGCTACGGCACTAACCTGCGCAAATGGCAACGTTGGTTTGACGGTACAGGCACAGAAAATTACCCTGACCAGCCAGCAGAACCGCATTGAGCTGCCGATTTGCGAAGATGACTTTTTGGAGTTTGAGTTCAATATTTTGCCGGACAGCAAGTATAAAGAGATGGTGCTATGGTGCGACGGTATCCCCTGCAAGGTGGAACTGTACGATGCAAGCGACAACTTTACACAAGCAAGTCCGGTTGGCATTACGATTGGCTCTGCGGACTGTGATGTACAGGTATACCGCATGAAAACCTACGGCATGGAGCTGTCGGACGATGAGATCCTGGACAACTTTATTGCGGATGCCAAGAACGCCGAGCTGATGATTGAACGCTATAACCGCAACGATATTACCAACGTGAGCGGCGAACTGGATGCTGACCTTTTGGCCGAGAAGTGCCCGGACCTGCGCATTATCAAGATCAGTGCTCCGACCTTTACGACCGGCAAAAAGAATGAGGTTTTTAATACCACCATCCAGCAGATTTACAAGAACGGACGCGCTGTGGAGGATAACTGGACCGCGACCGGCAGCCATAAAGGCCAGGGCACCAGCTCCAATGCGTATGGCGAGAGCGGCCGAAACATTGACATTAACTGTTCCGGCGGATTTACGTTTGGCGACGATAGCACCGGCAGTACCTATACCTTGACAGAGAACAGTATCCCGGAGAAATATTTTAATATCAAGGTAAACATTGCAAGCTCTGAAAACGCAAATAACGCCTGCATTGCAGATGATTACAACACGTTTAACCCATATATCCGCAAGGCGAAGAAAGAGAACCCGAAGGTGCGCGACACGATGGCGTTTTACCCATGCGTGGTGTTTATCCAGGAGACGGACGTGGAGAACGCGACGGTGTTTAAGGACGGCCAGTGGCATTTTTACGCCTGCGGTGATATTGGCAACAGCAAGAAGAACAATGATACCCAGGGCATGGACCCCGAAAACCACAAGGAAGTTATTGTTGAGATTGATAACAACACCGATGCCCAGACCCGCTTTTTGAGTGATGATTTGAGCCAGGAAACCTGGGACGGCGACCACAGCTTTGAGTTCCGCTATATTAGCAAAAAGTGTACCGAGGAAGAAACACAGGCGGCAAAGAATGCCTGGCAGAGCTTGCTGACCTGGGTAGTAAATGCAGATGATGCAGAGTTTAAGGCCCACTTTGAGGATCACTTCATCAAGGACAGTGTGCTGTTCTATTATCTGTTCACTGAGCGCCACACAATGGTGGATAACCGCGCCAAGAATGTGTTCCCCCACACAGAAGATCTGATCCATTGGGATTTTTGCATGGATTACGATAACGATACCTGCCAGGGTAACGACAACGAGGGCGGATTGACACTGACTTACGGCTATGAGGACACCGACACCATTGGCACCAAGAGCGTGTTTAACGCGGCAGACAGCAAACTGTGGTGCAAGGTGCGAGATCTTTTTGCGGACGACTTGCAGAAGATGTACCTGAACCGTGAGAGCGCTTTGGCCTGGAGTGCAAACCGTATTTTGCGCAAAATTGAGGCGTATCAGGATGTGAAGCCCGAAAAGCTTTGGATCATGGACATGCGGCGCAAATATTTTCGCACCTATGAAGACAATGGGACGACCAATTACCTGCCGATGATGCACGGCAACAAGCGCCACCAGCGCCGTCAGTACCAGAAGTACCAGGAAAAGTATATTGCAAGCAAGTACAGCGGTACGACCTGCACGGCTGATGATATGACGATCCGCGGCTATACCCCGACCAACTGGACAGGTGTGCAACCGGACGGTACGTTCCATATCCGCCCGTATGCAGATACCTATGTGAGTGTTTTGTATGGCTCCAACCCGGTAAAAATGCGCGGCAAGCGCGGCCAGACCTACACGATTGAGTGCCCGGTTGCAGCCATGAACGATACCGAGGTTTATGTTTACAATGCCAGCCTGATACAGAGCATTGGCGACATTAGTGGATTTTACCCTGGGTATGTTGATTTTAGCCATGGTGCGAAATTGACCGACTTGCAGGTTGGCAACGGCACCGAAGGCTACCGCAACACAAACCTGACCGACTTTGCGGTTGGCAACAATACGCTGCTAGAACACCTGAATTTGCAGAATGTGCCGAACCTGAAGAAATCCATCAGCTTGGCGGGATGTGTAAACCTGACCGATTTTTATGCCGGCGGCAGCGGTATTACCGGTGTGGCGTTTGCCAAGGGCGGCAAGATTGAAAAGGCTGAACTGCCTGCGATTGCAAGCCTGACGGCACAGAGCCTGAACTACCTGACCGATTTGAAGATTGACGGCTATGAGAACATGACCACACTGGTTGTAGAAAGCTGCCCGACCATTGACCTGAAAGCCATGTTGGAAAAATGCACAGGTTTGAACCGCGTGCGCCTGACTGGCCTTGATTGGGAATGCGAGGACACAGCGCTGCTTGACCGGCTGTACACGATGACCGGCCTGGATGAGAACGGCTATAACACCGAGCACTCTGTATTGGAGGGCAAGGTACATGTGCCCATTATGCGTGAAAAGAAGCTGGCAGAGTTTAATGCACAGTGGCCGGATTTGAAGATCAGCTACAACACGCTGGTGGAACAGTTTACCTGGACCTTTGTGAATGATGATGACGAGCACACAGTTTTGGATGTGCAGTACATTGACAAGGGTGGTAAGGCTGTTGACCCTGTGACCCGTGCGGAGAAGCCGATCCCGAAGCCGACCAAGAAGAGTACGGTGAGCACTGACTTTACCTATGCTGGATGGGACACAGAGTTTGTTACAGTATTTACCAACCAGACCGTAACGGCCAAATATACCGAGAGTGTGCGGAAGTATACCGTGCGCTACCTGAACAATGGTGCGGAAAAGCAGAAAACAGTTGCCCCCTATGGCAGCATGGTGTTGTACGAAGGTGATACCCCGGCCTACACGGCGGAGGAAGGTGCCTATAAGTTCTACCTGTTTGACCATTGGGACAAGGGCGGATATGTGAACGGAGACAAGGACATCAATGCGGTATATGACAGCTGCGAATATACCTCTGGTTATTTTGACGGCAAAGAGATTGGCAGTTTGCGCCCGGTCGAGATTTACGCAATGAAAAAGGTTGGTGTGGAGAATAAGGTGGTTAGCCCCAAGGACGCTGTGACCATTACAATGGGCAACGACTTTAGCTACTCTGACATTGAAGAGAAGGTTTTGATCAACGAGAAAAAGACCTTTGATGGCACCAACTATGTGGATACTGGTGTGCAGCTGTTGAAGGAAGACCGAGACTGGGTGCTGGCGGTAGATTACCGGATGACCACAACCGATACGGCCAATGCTGTGCTGATGCAGTGTTTTGAAACTAACGGCATGAACGGTATCCGCATTTGGAACAATAATGGAGCCAAGATCAGTTGGGGCACCGAAAGCGCAACAGCTGCCACAGTTGGAACCCGTGACATGGTGGTAATGCGCCACAAGAAGGGCGAAAATAACCTGCATGTGTATACGGCCAACATTTACGGTGACGACATTGTTTACACCGAGATTAACCGTGGACGAATTACACAGACCAATGCAACGCTGGTGTTTGGTTGCGCCAAGGCCGATGACGGGGAATATGAACGGTTTGCCAAGGGTGATGTGTACTGGGCGAAAGTTTGGTATGCAGACCTGGGCGACAATGCCTGCCGGAAGCTGGCTGCATGGCCGCATGAAACCCGCGAATTTGAGATGTGCGGATTTAAGCAGTATTATTTAAGTGATAACACAAACAAGCGCTGCGCAATGACGTTTTTGGCGAAAAATACGCTGGCACGCAAGATGCCGATTACCAGCAGCTATTACAACAATGGCGGTTGGCCCGCAGCAACGCTGCGCACTTACCTGGACAAGCGGCTGCCGAATGCCTTGCCAATTGGATGGCAGCAGTTGATCCAGCAGGTAAAAGTGACATCCAGTGCGGGCGGAACATCCAAGGAAATTGTGACGGCGGATTGTTACTTCTTTATACCGGCTGCATATGAGCTGAACCCCAGCATGAACAGTGAGCCGTATATTTATGAAGGTACAACGATCAGTTACATGACAGATAATCAGAGCCGAATCTGCTATGACGATGATGGCGCGGCCACCACTTATTGGACACGCAGCCCGAATGTTCAGTATGCAGATTACTTTTTGCAGGTTGCGGCAGACGGCCAGATTTACAGCTATGTTACCCCGAATGAGCAGCATGGCGTGCGCGTGATGTTCAGCGTGTAAAGGAGGTTGAGGGACGAAATGTATTACAAGGTGATATATAACGGCCAGGTGATTGATACCCTTGACCACCTGAGTTTTGTGAAATACCAGGCGAAACACGGGATTATGGTGAACTGCACGGCAGATGATGCCGAAGGAATTGTGAGCAGTGATGGGCGCTACATCTGGCATGTGGACGGATACTATAACATTCCGGCGGCAGGATACGATACCGTGCAGCTGGAAGAGATCAGTGTTTACGAATATGACAAGCTGAAAGCCTTGGGGGCCAAAACCCCTGAGGCTATTATTGATGCTTATACCCTGAGCCTGATTGAAGGAGGTGTGCTATGAGCGACTTTGTGGAGAGTTTGCGGCGGCTGTATTTGGATCGCCGATTAAAAGAAGCAACCCTAAATGCGCTGTGGCACAAGGGCAAAATCAGCCGCAATGAGTTTGACTACATTGTGGGCGGAAAGGAGACGAGCAATGTACACGATCCTGATTAACGAGGACAATACCCTGACCGCCAGTGTGGTGGAGCGCGTGATGCAGCAGAGCAAACTGGTAGACACCCTGCATTTTTTGGCTGACCCGGAATATAAGGGCAAAGACATGCGCGACTATGTGGTAATGCTGGAATACCGGTTGCCGGTGAGCAAGAAATACCGCACCGAGTTTTTGACGCTGAGTGACGAGCTGTATAAAAACAAGCTGGAATATAAGCTGCCTTTTGACACAGCGCTGACCAGTGAGGCTGGTGTGATTGAGTTCCAGCTGACCTTTGGTAACATTGAGATGGATGTTGAAGGCAGAACCACCCAGTATATCCGCAAGGTTGGACCGGGCGAAATTAAAATTGTTGATGTTTACGACTGGGCGGCCACGATCCCGGACGAAGCACTGAATGCTTTGGACCAGCGGATTATTGCGATGCAGGCCATGCTGAAGGCCATGATTGATAAGAGCAACGCCATGATGAACAGCAAGGCTGACAACCTGAGCTACAAGAATGACATGCTGCAGCTGACCGCCAACGGAAGCCCGATTGGCAATGCGGTAGAGATCAAGAGCAGCGGCGGTTCCGGCGGCGGTGATAGTACAACTGATGGAAATATGCGGGTGGTTGAGTTTTAAGGCTTGGCCGCCTGCGTTTTTTCTATATAGCGACAAATGGAGAAAGGAGTTGGGAGAATGGCAACCACAAGCAAGTTGGGCTATGGTAACGCGGAAAATCTGGATACAGCAATTACGAATGGAATTATTGACGAGAAGGACCTGGTTATTACCAAGGATACATCGGAGTTTTATTACATCCGTGACGATAAGAGCAAACAGGCGATCCGCCCCCGTACCCGTGTTTTTGACAGCAACGGGCAAGCCAATGAGCAGCTGAACAACAGCAGCGACACTTATGCCGGACAGACCGTAATGATTAAAAACACCGAGGGCAAGTACGAGCCGTGGATTGTACAGCTGTTGGACACCGGGAAGTTTGCTGTTGAGCCGTTCAGCACTGCAAGCACTGGATTTGTTTGGCAGGAATTTTAACCGACAAAAACAACATGAAATTCAAGGAGAGATAATTATGGCAGAAGTAAAATTTAATTATGGCACCAAAGCTAACTTTGAAGCCCTGCAGGCAAAGGACAACGACACCCTGTATTTTTTGACTGACACTTTGCAGATTTTTAAGGGTGCAGTTGAATACACCAAGAGCTGCAAGCTGGTGAGCACCCTGCCTGGTTCCGGCCAGGTGCAGGGCGTTGTTTATGTGCGCACCAGCGACTTTACCCTGCATGTGTTCAATGGCACCAGCTATATCCAGCTGAACAAGGCCACCGTAACTGAGATCCCGGCTGCCGACGCCAGCGATGACAATGTGCCGACCACCAAGGCTGTTGCCGACTACGTTGATGCCAAGATTGAGGGCGTTATTGGCAGCAAGGGTGTGTTTGTTACCGATGTTACTTACAATGATGGCGTGCTGAGTGTTGCCAAGGGCGGCGACCCCGTTACTACCACCCTGACTGGCGTTGTGCATACACCGACTTATGACGCAAGCACCCGCACCATCAAGCTACCGGTATTTGGCGGTGACGAACTGACCATTGCGCTGGGCAAGGATCTGGTTGTGACCAGCGGTACTTATAATGCCAAGGACAAAAACATTGAGCTGACCATTACCAGCGGCGATGTGATCAAGATCCCGGTTGGCAGCCTGATTGATGTTTACACCGGTCTGGCAACTTCCACCGCTGAGGTTACTGTTTCTACCGACAATAAAATCAGCGTGAAGGTGAAGGTGAGCGCCAAGGCTGACAACTCCATTACCCTGGAGGAAGACGGCCTGTATGTTGCTGTGCCCGATGCTTATACCAAGGCTGAAGCTGACAAAAAGATCAAGGCTGTGCAGACCGCCCTGGATACACACACTGCGAATGCCGACATCCATGTGACCAAGGAACAGAAGGCCGCCTGGGATGCCAAGGTGGGCACTGAACAGCTGGCTGCCGCCAAGAGCGAGGCCATTGCTGCTGCCGCTGCTGACGCAACCACCAAGGCTGATGCTGCCCGTGATGCCGCCAAGGAGTATGCTGACGGCCTGAACACTGCCATGGATACCCGCGTGAAGGTTGTTGAGGGCGCTATTACCTGGAAGACCATTGGCTGAGACGGCCAAGCGGTTAGTTATTTCAAATTGACATAAAAAATAGCCTTCGCTGTGGAGCCAGTGTTTTGCGAGTAGGAGAACATGCACTGTGCAGCGAAGGCTTTATATTGTATTGACAAACAACGATGTTGAATATATAATAATAGTAGAACTAAGGCACCGACATAGACGGTCGCACCTCAGTTTACGATGAAACTACAATGGCTAAACCATCATAGCAAAAACCGCTCTGGTTGCGACAGGGCGGTTTTACTTTTTATTACCACGAAAAAACGTGATAACTGCTACGACAGTTTGTACCCCAGTGAACACAACGCCAATAATGACGATGGTATCAACAAAGGATAGATCCGGCATAAGCATCACCTCCTGGCAAAAATAAATTTACCGGAAGGCAAAGTAAGGGCGCTCCACAATGCCTTGCGGCAGATGGGAGGTTTGACCGCCTATTACGTCTATGAGGAAGATATGGCAAAAAGGAATAAACGTTGGTGCCTTAGTTCTGCTATTATTATACTGTCAATGCAAAATTTGTCAAATTAAATACTGAATCGAAACCGCTTATCTGTACGCAGGTAGGCGGTTTTTTTATTGTTACAAAAAGGAGTTTTACGATGTCAAAACTTTCTTTATGCGAGATCCAACAGTCGCAGCTGGATAAAACTCCTATTGTGGATGGACAGCTGGTATGCTGCTTGGATACGGGAAACACTTACCGGGACACAGCCGGCGGGCGAGTTCGGATTGGAAGCGATCTGGAACGAGTGAGTGAGCTGCCATTGGCCCCGCTGGCCGGGAAGATTTATTACCTGCCGCCCGGAGATTTATATATTTATAACTCTGGTTGGGTAATGCTGAATGATACTGATTTTACAATTGGGGCCAGCAAGGCTGATGCCACAGAAGTCAATTTGGAGCTGAAACATGGTGATGTGGCAAAAGGTACGGTAAAGGTGCGCGGCACCGGCATTACGAGCGTGACGGCGGATGCAGATGGGAGACTGATTATCAACACCCCAAGCCCGGAAGCTGTGATTGACGAGATTACCAACAGCCAAATTGATAATTTATTCAAAGACGAATAGGAGGGGATAATATGAAATTTTTGAGTTATGACGGTCTGCTTTATTTTTGTCAGAAGATTAAAGCTTTGCTGGCGGGCAAGGTAGACAAGGTTGATGGCAAGGGGCTTTCGACCAATGATTACACCACGGCAGAAAAGACCAAACTGGCCGGCCTGATGAATTACATCCACCCGACAACCAGCGGGAATAAACATATCCCTGCAGGCGGCAGTGCCAACCAGATTTTGGGTTGGAGCGCGGACGGCACCGCTAAGTGGGTAAACGAAAAGGATACCACCTACAGCGTGATGAGCGGCGCAACGGTTGATGCGGATGGCAAGAGCGGATTGGTGCCCAGCCCGACGAAGGGTGCGCAGCGCTGGCTGGATTCGACCGGTGCTTGGACGACCCCTCCGAACACCACCTATGGAGCTGCAAGCACCACGAGCGCCGGCCTGATGAGTGCCGCTGATAAGAAGAAGCTGGACGGTGTTGCGGACGGTGCAAACAAATATGTACATCCAGCTACAAGCGGCAACAAGCACATCCCGGTAGGTGGTTCTGACGGCATGATCCTGGGCTGGAGTGCCGATGGTACGGCCAAGTGGGTTGCTGACAAAGACACCACCTATACCAACTTTAAGGGTGCGACCGCTGATACGGCTGGTAGTTCCGGCCTGGTGAGCGCACCTGCCAAAGGGCAGCAGGGATTGTATCTGCGCGGTGATGGCACCTGGGCAACCCCGACCAATACCACTTACAACGATGCAACCCAGAGCGCACACGGTTTGATGACCGCCGCTGACAAAACAAAACTGGACGGCATTGCTGCCGGTGCCAACAAGTATGTACACCCCAGCTATACCGCACATGACATTGGCCTGTACAAAATTACTGTGGATGCGACCGGACATGTGAGCACTGTGACTGCGGTTGCCAAGGGCGATATTACGGCATTGGGTATCCCCAGCACCAACACCACCTACAATGATGCCACCCAGAGCACCCATGGTCTGATGAGCACTGCCGACAAGAAGAAACTAGATGCTTTTGGCGCGGCAAGCACCTATGCCCTGAAGAGCGACATTACCGCTATGTACCGTTACAAAGGCAGTGTGGCAAGCTATGACAAGCTGCCGACCAGCGGCCAGACCATTGGTGATGTATACGACGTTGGCAATGGCATGAACTATGCCTGGAATGGCGAGAAGTGGGATGGACTGGGCCAGGTGTTTACCATTGATGCGATCCAGAACACTGAAATTGATACCATTTTGGCATCTTAAAAACTAAACCAAGAGGAGGTGTGGTAAAGTGGGATATTTGAGTAACGCGGGGTTAAGCTACTTTTTTGGCAAGCTGAAAACCATTTTTGCGCCCATTAGCCACGGGCACGGGGGAGCTACACAGAGCGCGGCTGGCTTTATGAGCGCAGCCGATAAGAAAAAATTGGATGGGATTGCCGAGGGGGCGAACAAATACAGCCTGCCCACGGCGACCAGCAGTGTGTTGGGCGGCGTGAAAACCGGAGCGAACATTACAAACAACAGCGGCGTGCTTAGTGTGACGGCGGCCAATGTAACGAATGCACTGGGATACACCCCACCCAAACAGGACACAAACACATGGCGGCCGGTTGTGAACAGCTTGACCAGCAGCGCGACCGACCAGAGCCTTGCGGCAAACCAGGGTAAGATCCTGAATGAGAGCAAAGCCGCCATGATTGTGTTGACAAACGAGAACTTAAACGATGTGGTGACGCCAGGATTTTACAGTTCTGGCGGCAGCAACAACGTGACAAATAAACCAAGTAACGTAGACCATTTTGGCTTGATTGTGATCCACCGGGCAAGTGGGAGTTATTATACCCAGATTGTTTACAGCGACAGTGCTGCTTACCGCCGCCATTGTGTAAACGGGACCTGGAGCGGATGGGTGCAGGACAAGCTGACAGATACCGACACTTGGCGCGGCATCCAAAACAATTTGACCAGCGACAGTACGACCGACAGTTTGAGTGCCGCACAGGGCAAAGTTTTGAAGGCGTTAATTGACGGCAAAGCAGCGAGCAACCACACCCACAATTATGCTGGGTCCAGCAGTGCGGGCGGTGCTGCAACGAGTGCCAACAAGGTGAATGCAGCTTTGACGATTAACCTGAATGGGACAAGCCAGGGTGCATGGGATGGCAGCAGTGCAAAATCGATCAGCATTACGGCAGCCAGTGTGGGCGCAACAAGTGTGACAATTAGCAGGTGGTGATTTTTTATATGGGAGTTTATTTAGGAAGTACGCAGGTAGATATGCAGGGCGGTTTTGTGACTGGTGGTGCCAGCGGGGCGAGTTTGCAGAGCAAGACAGTCAGCCCCAGTGAGAGCGCACAGACGATCAAGGCAGACAATGGCTATGACGGTTTGAGCCAGGTTACAGTAAATGCAGTATCGAGAACTTATGTGGGAAGCGGCGTAACGAAAAAGAGTGCTGCGACTTATACGCCGGGAACGAGTGACCAGAGCATTGCATCCGGCCAGTATTTGAACGGGACCCAGACGATTAAGGGTGACAGCAATTTAACCGCCGGTAACATCAAGAGCGGTGTGAAGATTTTTAATGTGACAGGAAGTTATGCTGGGAGCAGCAGTTCTGGCGGTACGAATACCAGTGATGCTACGGCGACAGCGAGCGATATTGCCAAAGGCAAAACAGCGTATGTGCAGGGCAAAAAAGTTACGGGCAAACTTACAGAATACCTTGCAGGGGAAACACTAAGTTACTATACCTCCGGCGATGAAGAGATCACGATTAAGCGTGACAGCGACAGCGATAACATCAGCATAAAAATCCATTGTTTTGACGATGACAAGATTATGCGGCACAACAGTTACATAAAGCTTGGAGCCGATGCTATTCTTTTTGGCAACGCTACTGCTGCGGATGTTGCAAAAGGCAAAACATTTACGAGTGCAGCGGGGGTAAACGTTACCGGTACTGCGGAGCCTGCCGAGAGCAATAACAACGTTGAGGCATACGTCATTACCAGCACCAACCCCAGCGTTAGTTTTAAGCGCACTGACGGGACAATCAAGATTTGGGGCTACGGCACCATGACCAGTCAAGGCGGCTGGGGCCAGCAGACTACGAGCCTGATCGCGTTTGCGGGCGACAAGTACTACAAGAGCGCCATGTACGGCGGCCCAAGCAGCACCGGTCTGAGCCTAAGCATCAGCAACGGCAAGCTCTCCGGCCTGCCGAGTGGACTGACGGCGATCAGCGCGATTGTAACAAGAGGTATATGATTATGGCGACAAATACAAAACTGGACAGTTTGGTAATTAACTACCTGACACAAAGCCAATATGATACGGCTAAGACAAATGGAAAACTGAATGCAAACCAGATTTATATGACACCGGCGAACACAGGAATGGCAGTTGAGACTTGGGAACCCACTATAACAGCTGCGAGCGGCTGGAAACTCGGCTCAAAAAAATTTTATAAAATCGGAAAAATGATTTATTTTGAAATCAACGTTGGTGTTACCAGTAATAAAAGTCTGATCCAAGGCATGACATACGAGTGTTGTACTTTAACAAAACCAACCGCGGACACGATTCAAAGTTTTGCTGGAACACGTTACGGTACTATGATTAGCAATGCCAGCAGTGACGAAGATTGTCATGTCGCAAGTTTTGTCTTCTGGAAAAAGCAAAGTAACGGAACAGATTATAAGTGCAATATTTGCTGCACAAGAAAATTCACGCTAAATACTCCCGATGAAGGAGTGTTTTACAACTATAACTGGCTACAATTATCCGGCTGGATCTTTTTAAGTTAAGAAGCGAGAAGTATACAGTATGGCGACGAATACAAAGGTGGGATTATTAACTAAGCTGAAATAACCGTGAAGCAAAATTACTTTACAATACGATGGAATGTTAAAAGGAGGCTGATGGAAGATGCGGCTGAAGAATGGAGAGGTATGTTTTGGGTGGCCATTGGCGCAGCATGTGATTACGGCCGGCTGGAAATATAACAGTGGGGCGTTGCACAGGGCAATCGACTTCCGCGCTTTGGTGGGAACACCGGTGTTTGCGGCGGAAGACGGAACGGTGCGCGTGGTTTACCATTGGAATGGGCGAGTGACCCAGGGCGACACCAACAGTTATGGCAATATGGTGAAGATTGAGCATACGGCGTATAAAGGCGGCAAGCTGGAAACGTTGTATGCTCATTTGAATTCTATCACGGTGAAGGTTGGACAGAAGGTGAAAACCGGCGAAGTGATTGGCTACAGCGGCCAGACCGGCAACTGTTTTGGTGCCCATTTGCATTTTGAGGTGCGCTGGAAAGGTGTGCGCGAGAACCCGCTATGCTGGTTGGATAACGACTTTAAGCCGGCCAGCCGCGGTGTGATTTTGTGGGCCAATGCAAACCAGCACAGTGTACAGGTGGACAAGCAGGAAGCGGCTGAGGAGCCGAAGGTTGAACCGGCAGTGAAAAAGACTGTGACAAAAGCCATTACCCTGAACAACGGCAAATGGAATGTGCGCAAGGGTGCCGGAATGCAGTACCAGTCCGTTGGGGTGATCAGCAGCCCGGATGCCAAGACCGGCAAGCCTGTTTGCATTGGGTATGAAGCGGTTGTGGACGGCTGGTTCAAAACGGTTTATGGTTATATCAGCCAAAAAGCGGTGAAGAGCCATACCTGAGTGCAGCCAAAGCAGGTGATTTTTATGAAGGAAAACTGGAGCCTGATGAGGTTCAGCAAAAAAATTATTGTTTTCACGATGGGCGCAACGATTGTTTACGCGATTGTATACATGATCCTGTGTTTTAGGACCGGACAGTTACCGGAATCGTCTTTTAACATTGGGCTGTTTGCGGCAATGAGTGCAGAGAATTTGTGTAACGCCTGGATTAAGGTAAGAGAAAAAGTAGCGGAAGAAGAAAAAACAGAGGGTGACAATACGCCCCCTGGTGATGAAATTTTTACGCCGATTGATGAGACAAGTGAAACGGAAGAGATTGGAGGTTAGGTATGGAACAGGGAATTGTATATATTGTGATGGGCCTGGTTTGCGTGATTGCTTTTATGGTTGGCAAATATGTGCTGCCGAACGCCCAGGAAACAGTAAACAAGGCACTGAACCTGTTGAGCGGCTACCCGCTGTTGATGCAGTGGGGGTTAAGCGCCTGTAAATATATCAAGCAATATTTTAACGATATTTCCGGCGAGGAAAAGAACAAGCGTGCCGCAGAACTGATTATGGAAGTGGCCAAGCAGGCCGGCGTTACCATTACAGAGGAGCAGGCGCGTGCGATTGCCCAGGCGGCTTACGAGCAGATGAAAGCGGGTGAAGCTGCTGCCGGAGAGAAGGTGAGCGCGGATGCCTAACCCTGAATTCGCATTTACGATGAAAGATCTTATCCTAGGAATACTTGGAGCTTGCGGTGCAATCATTACTATTTCAGGTGTGTTTGGAGTTTTTTCAGGGTGGCATACCTCTTTGAAAAAGCCAAACAAAGACCAGGACGCCCGGATGGACAAGATTGAAGGGCGGCTGAAAACGGTGGAAGGGCGCTGCGACACGTTTGACAAGCAGTTGGAGGGTGTGAAGAAGCACCTGAATAGCCTGGACGAAAGCATTAACATGCTGCTGCGGGCAGAATTTGCACAGCTGGGGCACAACCTGAACGGCGACAATGTGGAGCAGATGCAGCGAGCATTTGACGATATACAGGAATTTTTGTTTAAGCGTTAAGGTTGATAGCTTGCCACCCATGGTATATAATACAAGTAGAGGATTGAAGCTCTTAATAAGCGAACACCTCAGTTAGCTACAAATGAACCAAATACATCTTGGACAATGTACCCAGTTCAGATGAGGCCGCCTAAGTGTCAGTTAGGTAGCCTCATTTCTTTTTACGGCCAAAATAAATGGCCACAAAAACGCCAGTCCATGTACATAGTGGCGAATTAAACTATCATTATACAAACAGGAATAGGGAGTACCTTTGGTTTGAAACCTTGGGTGCTCCCTATTTTTTAGCAGGTTGGAAGTATCAATACAGTTCAGAGACAGAAAGAACTTTGGCGGGAAGATCCTCGCGCTTGCCGGATGGGGTTGGTGTGGAGATCTTGATGGTTTGAATGGCGGAGTTGATTGCGGGTTCAAAGCCGTCCAAAACGGGGGTAGCATTACAGGAAAAGAAAACCTTGTTTGCGTTGCCGTCTTTGGTGGAATATTCAGAAATATAGTGAGTGCCAAGATCGCTATTGGCATCATGAATATAATCCGGCAGTTCGATGGTGACGAGTTTTTTACAGGGGACACCGGACGGTTTTTGGCCTTGAAGAACCCAGCCAGCCGGAAGACGGTGGGCCTGATACGGATCATTTGACACAAAGGTAAAATAGGTTGTTGTGACGGGGCCATGTTCCGAGGTTCTACGGGTACAGGCAAGAACCCCTACAATAATTTCAGTTATCATGATGGTTCTCCTTTTGTGTTTGATAATTTTTTATAACGCCCACGTTTTATGTCCTTATGGTATTGCTGTTGTTTTTTAAGAATTGCTAAACATTCAGGAGAACAAGCATTACTACGATCTACTGCAGCAAAAGTTTTTCCGCAGACAACACAAATTGTTCCGTTTTTCTGCATGTTCTTTTTGTGGTCTGGGTTTTGTTCACGGTAATTGGCCGCCCAGGCACGTTTTAACGGTTCGGTTTTTTCTTTTAAGGAGATCGGGGCGCATTCTGGACAATATTTTTGAAGGCCACCTTTTACGATATAAGGCTTGCCACACCGCTGACAGATATCGGTAGATCCAATTTGGCGAGTGGTCTTGTTTTTAGCAAGGTTCCGACATTTTTTTTACAGCCTGCTTATCACGTTCCGCCTTACATTCTGGGCAGAAAGACGCACGAGGACCACCGGTAAAAGTAGCACCACACGACTTACAAACATGAGATATCATGCGTGGTTTATGAGCGGCCTGTTCACGACATGGGGGGCATAGGCGCTGTTCTTTTTGCCCTTCAAATGAACTTCCGCAGCGGGTGCAACGACGAAGCATGGAATTACCCCTTAAAATAAATCATTGACAGAGCATTGAAACAATGAGGCAAGAGTTTGTGCAACCTGAACAGTAGGTTTACTTTCGCCTGATTCAATGCGTTGGTATTGACGGAGGGATATACCGAGTTTATCCGCAACCTGCTGGGCTGTCAAGTTGGCACGGGAACGCATGGCTTTGAGGCCGATGGGCTTGATATCCGAATACTTTTCGGCCTGGCCATGATAATAACCGAGAGCGAAAGAGCCTTGCAGCTCGACAGGAAGCAGCTTAGAAAACTCGTTTTGCATATCATCTTCGGTAATTGTGGAGCAAGTTAGAGCAATGAGGCGGTCCAGCTCCGGTGTTATGCGGTGTTCTGTGTTGGCACGAAGAATGAGCTGCGCGATTTCCATTAAAGGATACATGGTGGCGTTTTGAAGGTTATTGGCCTTGGGGCCATCCTCGCCATAGACAATCGTGGCGAGCTTATTATAAAGAATACCCAGTGCAAAAACCTGTTCTGTAGTTAAAGTCATAAGAAAGCCTCCTATCCGCATGACGTTTAATGTCGTTCCTTTGGTTATAGGATACGACATTTTATGTCATATGTCAAGAAGGTTTGAAAATTTTATTGGGTTCCCTATATTTCGCTAAATTAAGCTTTAGCGAAGTTGCCGGTTATTTCTTGTTCTTTTTGTATTCGGCCATTGCGTCTGCCAGGCGCTGTTCCCAACCGGCGTTATCGTCTAAAAATTTATTGTAAAGAATTTCTTCGGCTTCTTTTCTGGCAGCGGCTGCGTCTTTTAGATTAGTGAAGAAACCAAGGTGAATGCGTTTATGCTTAAAGTTAATATATGCTTTGTAGGTACCTTTTTTGGTAAGCGCAACACCGTTTATCCCGGTTCTAGAGTTTTTATTTACTGTTCCGTTTATGCGCGAACGAATTTTTGACAAGTCGGTTCCATCTACGTTTACGACTTTTCTGGTTATTTCCAATAGTTCTTTTTTGTCTCGTTCGCAATGACCACAGAATTGTAAATTCTTTATGCTTGACATCCGCGTTGTGAATTCGCGCCCACACTTGGGACAAATTGCAATACATCTGGTACAGGTGCCGCTTTTTTCTTTATCAACAATCTTTTTTATAAAAAAACCGTTGATTGTTTTCCCTTCATATTTTTCTTTTGAATTTTTAGTGTTTGCTTCTAATTTAGTAAGCGCCGATCTTGCATACCCGCATTTTTTGCATGATTTACTTTTCCCGCTAATGAGTGAGTGCCCGGAAACATCAGAAACAGTTCCGCAAGAACAACGGCATTCAAGGTATCCTTTTTTCGCTTTTGCCGGGTCCTTAGAACGGCCAATGACGGTCCACTGATCAAAAACAGTGTTGGGTGCAATTTCTAATTTTTGAGGCATTGTGGTTTACCTTTTTATTCTTGAAAAGCTTTGATTTCATCGTCGGCGCTACGATCCTGGCTATCGTAAACGCTCGGCAATTTAGGGGCATTGGGGTTAGGGACTTCTTCTTCGGGGGCTGTTTCCGGTTCAGTTTTGCCAATGCCGATGGCTACAAGTTCCAGAGGGGCTTCCAGAGCATCAGCAAGCTTACGCAGAACATCAATGCGCGGGATAGACTGGTTGTTTTCAATGCGGAAAATTGTGTTTTTGCTGACGCCGCTTTTTTCCGCCAGTTTTTGTAGGGAGATACCCTCCAGATTGCGGACAACCTTGAGCATATTACCCTCTCTCCAGCAGGTACCGATTGTCGCACGAGCCAGCAGCTCAAATTCATGCAGATCTGCGATTCTGGTTTTGGCAATCGGGTATTTCCCGCTGGCGGCAACAATAGCAGTCATTACGTCCAGAACGGCTTTGCCTTGAGGATAGAGTTTAGAGGGCATTTTAACTACACGCTCATTAGCAAGGGTATGAAATTTTTCCATGCCGGAAAGGATTGTTTTGCTTTGCATGGCGCTAATGTGATTGAGGTAATAATCCGATACACAGGGTTCTTGATACTCGATTGTAACATCATCAAGAATTTTGCAGCACGCGATGAAATAGCCCCACAAGCTGGACATTTTTTCCTGTTCTGTATTACCCATAGGTTTGATTTCCATACTTATTCCCTCCTGATTTGCTTTTTTAGATTGACCTTATTGTACACATTTATGGGTACGAATACAATAGGCAGGTTGTACAAAGTTATACCCAAGAATGTGTACGCGGTTGTTATTTGGTTGACGGGATTGATTTTTGTTGAATTGCCGGCATGTGGGGTGTATACTTTTTGGTATATGGGTTTATGGGGTGTGAAACTGGGAAAACGGCCAATATGAACGGTTTATGAATTGATAGATGATACATGCGACAAGATTGAATCCGGCCGGTGCTGGCTGCTGCAGCTATTACGAGTTTGTTTTACCTTGAAAATTGCAAAAAATCAAAGACTTCACATCTGCTGTTGATCCATGGTTAGAACGCTTGAGTTGAAATACGAGTTTCTTTTACGGTGAAAAAGCGCAAAAAATACCGATTGTAATAAAGCCAGGACGGTATGGACGGGCGGCGCATGGCGGGATTTGAAGTTGATTTATGACCACCCATAGCCAGAATTACGAGTTTGTTTGACCAAAAGATTGAAAAAATATGGTTCAGACGGCCAGATATGGATGGTTGATGCAGCGGAATGAACTACGAGTTTTTTTGATTTGAAAAGGCGTAAAAAATCAGGGACGGGGACCACTCCCCTACCCTATCCGTTTGGCTTAAAACTACGAGTTTGTTTGACGAAAAGCGCAGGAAACAAAAAATTTAACGTGAATTACGAGATTGTTTGATGCGAACTGCGAGATTTTTTGACGGCAATTACGAGATTGTTTGACAGCGAAAAGCAGGATTTTGCGTAAAAGAAACTCGTAGCAGAAATAAAAGAAACTCGTAGCCAGTATAAAAGAAACTCGTATGTAGGATAAAAGAACCTCGCAGCTTGTGTAAAAGAACCTCGCAATATACCTTATATAATATAAATATAAAATATAAATAATAAATAATAATAAGCGCAAAAAATTTTACTACGAGTTTTGTTTTGAAGAAAAGCGCAAAAAAATCAGGCTTGACGAGCGGATAAAAATAGGGTAAGATAAAGATATAATGCGTTAGGTATACCCACCTGTGCGATGCGATACATACACTGTGATTTGGAGGTTGAGCTTGACATGGCGGACAGGCTATGCGGGCGAACAGAATGATGAAAGACCAAAAAGTAAACCGTGCAAGCACAGGAACGGCGATTACCGGAGAGGTGATGACGGACGAAGAGGTTAAGGCAAAAAAGGAGCAGGAAAAGAAGATCGGCTCCCCTTTTGCCGTTGGTTCTTACATCACCAAGAGCAATGACCTGATCCAAAAGACCAAGTATTCCCTGCCGCGCAACGAGCAGAAAATTTTGTTCATGCTGCTTTCCAAAATCGACCAGAAAAATGACACGGATGCTTCGAAGTATTACACGATTACGTTCAGCGACTTTTCAAAACTGACAGGCGTGAATGCGGAAAAGCCGGCCTATGTGGCATATTTGCAGCACACGATTGAAAATTTGGAGAACCGGACATTTTGGGTGCCGATTGCCCCGACCAAGTACAAGAGCATGAGCTGGGTACGCAAAGGTTCGATTATTGATACTGAAGGCAAAACCATCAGTATGCGGTTCAATGAGGACATTTGGAAAGACATTGCCCAGCTGACAAGCAACTACACATCTTACAGCATTGAATACCTGCTGATGATGCAGAGCACCTATTCTATGCGGGTGTATGAAATTATTTTATCTTATGATAACGGCAACCGGGACTACGAATACGCTAATGGACTGGTGTTTGAGCCTGTGACGGACGAGGTACTGGGGATGTTCCCCGCCAAGCGGAACCAGCTGCGCGGATACAAGTACAAAAAGTTTGGCATTGATGATTTCAAAAACCTGCTGTCTGTACCGACCAAAGAAGAGCGCGGTATGAACCGCAAAAAGTCCGATGTGGATAACAAGTATGACCGCGAAAAACCGTTGACAGAAAAGTACCCGAATTTTTCAGACTTTGAACGCAATGTTTTGAAGCTGGTAAAAAATGAAATCAACGAGATGACAGACCTGTGGTTTGATTATGAGCCGGTACGAACCAAAGGCGTGCGGAAATACACCCATCTGTATATCTTTATCAAGTACAAATCACGCAAAGAGATGGAGAAGGTACGGGCGTTTTTGAGCGCGAACCAGCGTAGCGACCAGGAGGTAGCACGCAAACAAAAGGCGAAGAAACAGGCTGTGTTGGCGGCTGAAACCGGAGAGGTCTCTCCCCTGCCCCAGGCTGTGATGAAAATGACGTTCCGCAAGGCGCGGGGCGAGATAGAAGACCGGGCTGGCTATGCGGGCTACAAGAAGGAGCTGACCGTAGAAGAGCGGAATGTTTTGGCAAATGTGTTTACTTATACGGCCAAGATATTGACCAACCAGAACAAACAGGACCAGGCTGAAGAAACACTGGAAGCGCTGAACGGAATTATCCAAAATAACCACGGGCTGAAAAGCTGGGCGTTGGGAGAACTGGAGAAGTTTAGCGTGATGCTGAGGCAGGATGTGGAAAAGAAATCTGCGCAGTATTACCGCACGGTGGTGTACAGCGACATTGTAGAAAATTCCGCCACAATCATTGAAAGTGGAAAACGGCGGATGGGACAGGACGGCAAAGAGCCGATGTTCCGGCTGGATGAAACAACATTTGAAGAATAACCAGGGGGAGCTGCTGATGAGGTGGCTCCCCTATTTTTAACTCTATTACAGCAACAAAGACTTTTGAGTTTGACAGATGCCCTACCCCGTTGACATTGCCATGAAGTGTGATATAATCAAATTAAACAGCAACAAAGACTTTTGAGTTTGACAAGTGAGGGTTAGCTATGGCAGCAAAAATTATTACGATTGCGATTGAAAAAGGCGGCTCTGGTAAGACGGTTACGGCTTCTAACCTTGCTTACTTAATGGGAGATGAAGGAAAAAAGGTTTTGTGCGTAGACACCGACCCGCAGGGCAACCTGACCTTTGCATTGAGCGGCGGCAATACGATTACAAGCAATGCTTATTCCCGCAAAGCGCTGTACGATATGTTTGACGGATTTAAGTACACCTCCACGAAAGAGTATATTGTGGAGACAGAGTATGAGAATGTTGATATGATCCCGGCAAGCAGCCAGACACCGCGGATCAACAAGAGGCTACCGGACCTGTTGGCTGATGCACAGCAGTATGATGTGGGTGACCCAAGACGGTTGGAATCTACGGCCGACTTTTTGCTATATTTTTTGAACCAGGTGCGGGAGGACTATGATTATATCATTGTGGATACCCAGCCGACCCGTGACAGTATGATCCTTTCAAACGCATTGGTAGCAGCGGATTATGTATTGATCCCGATGATGTGCGATTCATTTTCTGAGGATTCGGCATTTAGAACTTATTCCATTTGCAATGAGTTACGCAAGAACTCAAAGACGAACCTGAAAGGAATCGGCGTGATTTTAACCATGGTGGACAAGGGTGCGGCCACGAGAGAGACACGAGAAGAATGCCAGAGAGTGCTTGGCCCTACCCTGTTCAAGACTGAGATACCCAGCGCTTTGGCCGTGAAGACATCGGTGAGAAGATGTGTGCCGGTATGTTATTCTGCCAAAACACAACCGATTGGCAAGAGCTATGTGGCGGCTTATAAAGAGCTGAAACAGCGGCTTGAAAAACTGGACAAGGAGGAAAAGTGAGATGGGTTTGAAATCAAAGCCGAAGAAAGGCAATGAAAAGAAGCTGAACATCCCCACCAGCAGTGCGGCAAAAGAAGTGAACGATAACGATGCCGGCCGTGCCCTGGTTGGAAAGATTGTTGGCAATAAGACCATTGAGTTTGAAAATAAGGATATCAGCCTGGCAGACATCCGGCTGAACCCGGACAATGAGATTTTCCGCCAGAATGACAATGGAGAAGATATTGAAATATTAGCCGAAGACATTAAACGCAATGGCCTGCTGCACAATCTGGTTGTGTTCCCGGAGCAGGAAGATGGTAAGACGGTGTATGTTTTGCTTTCTGGCGAGCGGAGATACCGAGCATTGATGCTGTTGCAGGAACAGGATGCGACCTGGAATGCGGCCAAGAACTGTAATGTAGTTACCACTCCCCTATCCCACAATGAAAAGAAAGTTATTTTGTACAGCGCTAACCTGCAGGTGCGCGGTGGTTTTGGGGATGAAATGATCCGGCGCAAGGCATCCGCTGAATTTATTGAGTGTTTACAAAAAGAACCATACAGCATGAACCAGACCGATGCCAGGAAAGCCTTGAAAGAAATCAGTGCCGCAAGTGGAAGAATGATTGATAAAGATTTGCGCCTGGAAAACGATCTGAATAAAGGACTGCTGAAACTGCTGGATGACAAAAAGCTGAGACGCTCAGAATGCGACAGATTGATCAGACTTGAAGAGGAACAGCAACAGAGACTTTTGAGTTTGTACAATAGATTGTTTGCGATTAACTGTGTGAACGAAGAAGACCGAGACAGAATCCGCAATGATACCCAGCAGGGATTGGACGATGCCTGGAATGGAGGCTCGACAGAAGAACGCGAGGAGAAGCTGGAGCAGGTATTACAAAGTTTTGAAACAGGTGTGGCCGCACTTGAAACAAAGATGACAGCCGAAAAACCTGCTGAAACCGAAAAACAGGCTGCACTTGAACGCGAGATTGAAACTGCTGAGAAGAAAGCCGAAACCAAAACATTTGTTCAGAAAACTTTACAACCGCTGGCCGGTAAGATTGGCAAGAAGATTGCAACGCCGGCATATAAGAGAGGACTGAAAAAGATGAGCCAGGAGCAGCGGGCAGAAGACATTAAGACGCTGACAGAGCTGATTGAAAAAGCTGCGAAGCTGAAAGAGCTGCTGGAGACGGTTAAGTGATGGCAAAGGAAGTAAAAATCAACCTGCGGCTGAGTATGCGTGTGCGCGAGGTGCTGAACGACGAGGCCGAGGTTGAAGATACTCGCATTGGAACCGTGGCAAACCGGCTGTTGCAGGAAGAGCTTGGCAGGATGATGGCGGTGGGTGCCGACCGCTGCGTGACGAAAGATACCAAAGAATACCGGGCTTTGATACCGCACCTGGAAGAAAGCTATGTGCTGCCGACAGAAGCGGAAATCAACCGTTACATTGCAACGCGGCTGGATGACAAGAACTATCCGCAGGTTTCTTTGTATTTTACGAAAGAGCAGGCAGAGTTCATGGCCGGGCTGGTGAAAAAGCAGAGGATACGAGGAACCCTTTACTATGACGGCAGTGTGAAATCTTACCGGTATTTGATTGTGGGAATGCTGTTGAAGAACCTGTTGTTTGCTGATTTTGGCCTGAACTAAAAAGATAGCCCCCGCCCGCTGGGTGACAGTGGATAGGGGCTTTGTTGTTTTATTCGCTGACTTTTACTGCAAAGTTTTTAAGCTTTTGATAACAGTCAATGTAGAGTTCCTGCTTATCGCCGTTATAGGTAGCTTCGTAATACAGGCCGTCTTTGACAGGGGTGGTGAAAAGACCTTTATTGTTTTGAAGAGTTTTGCACGACCAGACGGTGTAGATATCATCCGGTGACAGATAGACACCAGTTACATCAGCGTTATCATTGAAGTAGCGGGAGATGGCGGTGCAGGTAGCCAGTTCAAATTCTTTAGGATTCATGGGCGGTACCTCCGGTAGAATTACAGGTTACATCAGGCGGCGCTTTCCAGGTTATATCAAGCGGCGCTTTCCAGGGAGTGGGAGTGGGGATAAACGGCATGTTATCAATCGGCTTGGTGTTTGGCGTTACCGGCAGAATTGTTTCGCCCTGTTCGGTCGTGATGGTGCGTTTGATGAGATGGCCGGCATCATCAAATTCTTCTGTAAAGGTAAAAATTGTTTTACTCAACTTTCCAGCCTCCTTCCTTATCCCAGGCAATGAGTTGGTTAAGGGTTTTGGGGGTATAATCATGCAGCATACAGCCAACATTGATGATGTTGCCCTTGTTACTGGCGATACCGACCGCGTTATCGCGCAGTTCTGCTTTCCACTTGGCGAGATAGGTGTTCTCACGGGTGTTATGGACGTGGCCGCAGAGCATGTAGCACTCCGGCGAATAGGAGTGGTTGTAGAACATGATAGGGTAGTGGCAGAGAATAAGTTTGTATTTGCCGGCTGTGAGTTCATCATAGCCCTTGATGGAAGAAAAGTAGCGCATCATTTCCGGCGAGATTTTATCGTGGTTGCCCTTGATGAGATGGATATGGCCATTGAGCTGCTCAAGGATCATAGGAGCTTCGGACGGGTCCCAGAACATATCGCCAAGGACATAAACGTTATCACCCGGAGAGACAACGTTGTTCCAGCGCTTGATAATCTCCGCGTGCATAGAGGGCAGGTCCTGAAACGGACGGTCATCGAAGCGGATAATGTTACGGTGAGAAAAATGAAGGTCAGCAGTAAAGAAATTCATAGAGAAATCACCTCTGATATGGTAAGATAAAAGAAAAAGGCAAGGAGTGGTTATGAATGGCAGGACCGACAAGCGTACGATTTTGCAATGAGATGCTGGAGCTGTGCGGCTACCAGGAGGATGCCCTGAACGAATGGAAACAGCGGATACAGGAAGGGGACAGCTGCACAAGAGAACAATACATCCAGATTGAAAAGGAACAGCAGGCGCTGCGAGAGATCCAGGCAAAAATCACGGATTATTTTAAGGTGCGAGCCAAATTTGACGAGGAGTTTGAAACAGCGTTTGAAGTGCCGAAGCGGAGTTTGTTTGGACATGCACAGCCGCGAGTGGTGGTAAGACGAAGAAAGTAATCAATCCGCCAGGTCGGCTGAAACGGTAACGAGTTTTGCGATTGCGTCTTGAACGGAGGCTGATTCCTTATCTTTGAAGAAAGAGTCATAATCGAACCAGCGGTTGTTGATGATATTGCCGATGATTTTAACGGTGCTGCCCCAGCCCTTGGTGGCGACACGAATGTATTTACCTTTCATGTCTTCCAGACGGGAAACACCGACGACATCCATGATGCGCATGATAGCCTCCATACCGATGGCAGAACCCTCGTAAGAATCTTTTTCATAGCTGTCGGGGTAGACTTTGCCAAGGCAGTAACCGCCGTAAACAACATCCCAGCCGGCAGCTTTGAGAGTAAGATCAAGAGAGAGACAGCAATAATTTGTGGTTGAAAGAGATACGTTTGTAATCTGAGCGTTCTCAATGGTGTAGCCTTCATCAGTAAGCGTTTGTGCGGTATATTTTTTCATGGCGTGTACTCCTTAATGTTTACTGCTGCTGATATGAGGCCAGAAGAAAATGCCGCCGATCAGGCAGGCCCAGGCATATGTAGAGGGCAGCATTTGTGGGGTGAAGGATGCGGTGTTGAATAATTGGTTCAATGTGGAGCAGATGGCGGTGCCAAACATAGGCACCAAAATAAACTTGGCGAGAGCCAGGTGAAACCAAAAGGCCAAAAAATAAACCAGAACGGTAATAAGAATGCCGGTAAGAATTGAAAGAAGTTTATCTGTATTAGCTGTCATTGATTACATCTCCTGTGCAAGTGCGGCGATACGAGAACGGTAGATTTTTTGGAGCTTGACCTCGCCATAGAAATCCTGACCGCGGAAGACCTGGGAGAGGCGGCGCATACCGTTGTTATCACCAGAGTAGATATCGAGATCGACCTGGGCGTCATAATCACCATCAATGATACAGATGGAATCTTCGCCGATACGCTGAAGAGCAAGCCGCATCATTTCAATATCAAGGTTCTGGGCCTCGGTAATATAGACGGCGCAGTTCTTGCCGGTGGTATCAAAGCCGCGCAGGTCCGAGAAGGGGAGAAGCTGGATTTCATTGGCGTCAATATAGCGCTTGAGTTCCAAAGTATCGCCGAGTTTAGCGCCGAGCATGTTGCCGATTTGGCTGTCAAGCAGCTTTTCATTGCGGGTGCCTGGGTAAAAACCAAGACGGGCAGCGCCGGATGTGGCGCAGGGGTTGGTGAACACGATGATTTTATCAATCTTGTGGGTTTCCAGCAGCTTGAGCATATAAGCCAGAGCCAGATAGCTTTTGCCAGTACCGGCAGGACCACACAGCATGGTGATTTGGTTATGTAAAAGGCTGTCAAAAGCGAGCATCTGGTAGATATCTTTCTCCTTGGCCCTGATAGCGCCAAATGCCTGCGTTTCGAAGGGCTTATAATCCACCGCGACATGTTTACCGCTTGCCCACTTAAACGCCTGTACGGAGCTGTCTGCGGGGCTGTGAGCGATAAGATATTGATTGGGGATAAGGCCAAAGGTATTTCGTTCCGGCTGCTCATAGAGGGCAGCGTATTGCTCATCGGTTGGAGTGACCTCCAGAAAGCCGGTATAGCTTTGGCGGGGGAGAAGATCCTTGGAAGAACAAACGGGCAGGTGGGCGAGGGAAGAGGCCAGGTGTTTACAGCAGAGATCATCCGTGCAGAAGATCATATCCTGGTTTTGGCTGTATGTTTTCCAGGCCGCATAAATGATAATGGAATCTGGGGTGTTGGGCAGTGTGCTGCGAAACGGGCAGGCATCATCGTTCAGATAATCGGTAGCATTGGAAACTTGATAAAGGTCGGAATCGTGGGCGCTATCGAGATAGTGAGCCATTTGGCGGGCACGATAACGAACGGACTCATCTTTGGTACGGCTGGTTTTGATGGATTCCAGCTCCAGCAGGGTTTGGACGGAGATAATAAATGGACGATCGACAACATGTGCGCCCATATTGAGCAGGGCGCAGGTATCATAAAAAATAAGCAGAGAGAATTCCCCCTTTGAACGTCTATTGCAGTTTGAAAACCGCTGTGATATACTGAACGCATAAAATATTTTGTAGGAGGTTAGCACTATGCCGAGAACCAAGGGAAGCAAGAATAAAGTAAAAGCTGCCGGTGTTGATTACGAAAACCTGATTGCCGCTGCTCAGAAAGAAAAGGAAGAGGCGGAAGCCGAAGTTGCCAAGACCAATGCCAGTATTGAGGAGCTGAAAACCGACCTGCAATCCATGAAAGAAACCTTGAAAATGCAGAAGACGGATGTGAAGGCCGCGGAGAAAAAGCTGACCAAGCTGGAAGAGAAAAAGGCCAAGGCGGACATTGCTGCTGAGGCGGAAGCGAAGAAAGTTCAGGCACAGGAAATGATCAACCAGCTGCTGGCGAACGGCATGAGTGCTGATGAGATTTTGGAAAAATTAAAGTAATGGGATGGACCGTGTGGGTGGTTGTGCCTGCACGGTTTTTTGTTTGTGAATCAGGACAGCTCCCAGTAAGATTTGACATCTTTACCGATTTCAACTGATAACTTACGAGCAATCAGGCGGGCGTGGTTGTACTGGGCTTTGATACCGTAAAAATAAGAAGCATCCATAAAGGACAGGCTATTTTTGGCAACAGCATCAGCTGTTTGAATATTCTCACGGTTTTTACGCAAAAGATCGTCCTGATAGAGCTGCAACAGGCGCAGCAGTTCTGATTTTTCTGATAATGTCATAAATAATAAACCCCATACCCACCCGCGCGTTAAGAGCGCAACCTTGAATTGTTTTTGTTACTTATTTAGAGCGTTGATTTGATCCATCAGCTCACGAATTTCAGCGGTTTCCTGAACGGGTTCTGCGGATTCCAGAAAGAAAATGCTATGTTCGGTTGTGATGGCAAGCTTGGCATAACCTATATCAAGGATAATTTCAAGCTCTTTAACAAGGCTGGTATGTAAGAAGCCAGACTTGGAAGCGCCGAGGTTGTCTTTGGAGTATTCAAACCAGGCAGGATAGCCGGGGCCAAGGAAAGAAATACCCTTGAAGGTGCTGCCGATGCGGCGAAGGTAATCGTCCTCGGTGCGGGTTATGATACCATCGGGGTATGTAATGTCTGACATAACCCAGGTAGGAGAGATTTTTTCAAGGGCGTTTGGAACAAAAGTAAGGTTCATTAAGTGTTGCCTCCGATAAGGTTATGCTCCCGCAGAAAGATTACAAAGTCGTCCATAGATAGGTTTTCTTTGAAGAAATCAAAGTTATAATCCTTGGTGGAACATTCTTTGTACTGCGTTTCAACAGAAACAGGTGCTTTGAAATTTTCTGCCGTAAAAACCCAGTCAAGAGATCCATAAAATTTAACAAGTGGTTTATGAAGGAATATTGATTTATCACAGTAACAGTGATTGCTCCAGGGATACTTGCAAGAAGCTACAGCATCATAGAATTCATAAAAGGTTCCAAAACTGTCAAGGTGTTTAGTTAGTTCACCCTCTAAAAACAACAAATCACTAGCAAAAATGTCATTTGATCCGTCAGAAATCAATATATACTTCGCAGAATAGAGTTTGTGCATTACTGTTCTCCTGTGCTGTTTTAAGATTCAGGAAAGTGTACTTTTGTTACGGCGATGGGGAACTCCTCAATTTCCGATGCCCAAACGCATAATTCTTTGCGCCCAGCGTGTAGCTGTGCCCACACATACGGGAAACCGCCGATGCCATCGAACAGGCTGCCGAGGGTGGCATTATCCGGCAGGCGGTCAGCGATACCACCGAGAACGTAGTACCACTGCGGCAGGGCGATGGAGTTGCCCAGCGCCTTATATCGGGGCGCATCAGCGGCTTTGTGAGCTTTGCCCTTGCTGTCTACCCATTCGCCGAGGTCTGTCCATCCATCGGGATAACCCTGCAGGCGCTCACACTCGGTAGGAGTCAGGCGGCGAACAATCCAGCGGATGATTTTTTCAATTACGACAGCAGTATAATCCGTAATTCGGCTGTTGTGGTCACCCGTTATGGTAGGGGATAGCATGCCATCGCCGTTGCCGCGTGCGTCATAGCAGACAATATTTGGGTCCTTGTAATCCCGACTGCGGATAGCTGGAGAGCAATCATTGCAGATAACCATGTTTGGCTCTGTGGTGGCGGCGTAACAGTTGATCGTGTTGCCCTGAATACAAAATGTCGGTTCGGCCACAAAAAGCGTCTGATCTTGTAAGGTGGAGAGGGTGGCGCTCTTTTCGGTCTGCACCAACGCACCCTTGCCGCCACCCTCACACCCGGAACGGATTTTTAGAGTGTAGGCTTTGGCATCCTCAAGACAGCAGACCCCATGCTCGTGACCTTCCTGCAAAGTATAGGCGGCATCACCCGCCTGCCCGATACCGAGGCCCGTTCTTTCACCGAGAGATTTATGACGGGTCGCAATTTGGAGGTTTACGGGGATGGCATCTGTGCAATCTGCTGTTCCAGCGCCATTTTCAACAGCTCCGGCAGTTGCTTGCCCCGGCGTGATGCTCGGCGCAAAATGCCCTCGCAGGCTTTCCGGCTCAAATAATATTTCTCCGGCGCGTTGGCCTGTAAGATCGAGGACAAGCGAGATGCGCAAACGACGTTGGGGGACACCCCAGTACTGGGCGTCCATGGTTCGCCAAGCAAGGCTCCATCCGCTACCGGATACCTCCCCCGCTTTACTCCATTTTGATTTTGGAGGTTCAGGAAGAGAAATGGCTGGTTCTTTGATTCGGATAAGTTCTTCCAGCACAGCGAGGAAATCTTTTCCTTTGTTTGAACTGAATGCTCCGGGTACATTTTCCCAGACTGCATATTTGGGATATTCTCCATTCGTTGCCTCCTGCATTTGTTTAATAATCCTGACGGCTTCCATAAAAAGTCCGCTGCGTTGACCGGCAAGACCAGCGCGTTTCCCTGCGATGCTGAGATCTTGACAGGGCGAACCAAATGTAATTACATCCACTGGTTCGATTTTAGAGCCGTCAATTAAGGTAATATCGCCGAGATGTTTCATTGAGTGTTACCTCCTGTAGATCCAAAGCCGCCGTTACCGCGGTCTGTATCAGGGAGTTCGGCAACCTGGGTAACGGTGCAGTGAACAACGGGTTGGATGACCAGCTGGGCGATACGATCCCCGATAGCGAACGCCTGAGGTTCATTGCTGTAGTTATGTAAGGCCACAATGATTTCGCCAGTATAGTTTTCATCAATAACACCAACCATATTGGCGGGGGCGAGGCCGATTTTGGTGGCAAGGCCGCTGCGGGGATAGACAGCGCCGAATGTGCCGTGGGGCAGCTTGATGGCGATGCCGGTATGTACTTTGGCGGTCATGCCAGGCTGAATAATACAGGTGGCAACGATAACGGTACCGGGTGCTTCCACACTGATGGCGTGCAGATCCAGGCCGGCGTCCGTGGGGTGAGCATAGGAAGGGAGGGGGATGTCGGGGGCAAGAGGTTTGACGGAAAGTTCATCCTTAAAAACGACATCGCCAAAAAAATTTCCAGGGATGGTATAGTTTACATACGGAGTTTCATAGTGCATGGAGTACCTCCTTTACTTATACAGACCAATCATCTGGCGGCGAAGATAGCGGAACCAGGCGCGGCACATGGCGCGGTAATTGGGCTTGGCCGAGGGAACTGGTGCCGGAGTGGTCACGGGTTCGGGAGTTGCGGTTGGTGACGGAGTAGCTGTGGGTTCAACAGTCGGTTCTGGGGTAGGTTCCGGTGTGGCAGTAGGTTCAGCGGTGGGCGCAGGAACGGGGCCGAGCCACTGAGCATAGAGGTCCATATTGCCGGTACAGACATATTCCTGATGGGGGGAATACCAGGTGCCGGAGCCGTCGGACTCTGTGTTCCAGCCGTTGAAGGTGTTGGCGCCGTAGGTAGGCTTGGAATCAATGATCTGATAGGTTTTGCCTTCCTCCTGCTCATATTTTTTGGTGGCGAAAGAATAAGTCGGGCGGGACCAGTTGCTCCACCAGCAGCCGCCATTGGCGTGATAGGTAACGGTGTAGGTAGTGACGGCGGTTTCGGGCGTGGAAGACTCAGCATAGGCGGTGGTGTTGAGCCGGGGGCAGAAAACAATCAGAACAAGCGCCGTGAAGAACGCTGAGAAGAGCACGCCAAAGCGAAAAAGTTTGTTGCATTTATCAAGACTCATAGTTAATCCTCCTTGAGGTAGAGGCCGCAATGGCACTGGCCAGAAACTTGAGAACGAAATTCCTGACACATACATTTGTTGGCCGGGATATGCTCAATGCGACAGGGACAATAGCCGTTGTTGGATTTGATGGAGGCGCGGAATTCTTCGACCTCCTCTTTTGTCCAGCTGGGGTTTGTAATAATTTTCATTTGTACTCCTTTTGAAACAGGATTGTTTTATCAATCGGCACATTTCCTCTGAGTTCATAAAAACGCTGGTTCGTTTTTGGATTGTCAAGGCCGCCGAGTTCAGAGACATACGGGCCAACCTTGATAAAATTGAAGTATGCGCCGTAATCGCGCGATCCACCGTCAGACATCAGGTGAACAAAACTTGGATAGTCAAGACCTGTGTAGAGGCATGTTTTCAAGTTGTACCGATGTGCGATTTCGCATGCTTTCAGTAGTTCGATTTTGTTCTGGTCGCCGCCCATAAAACACACGCAGGTAATCATGGACCGGTATTTATTGATGACCGATGGAAGATTCTCCAGCAATGGGTTGCCGCTATACTCCCATAAGAATTTGGAGTGGCAGTCAGGACAGTGATGCGGACAACCTGTGATATCAAACACAAGGCTTATCTCACCGGGGACCTCTTGAAATGTTACATCATAGTGACTATACAGAAGCGGCTTGCAATCAGTCTGCATAATAGCGCTTCGCTGCCTCCTTTTGACGGGCTTCGGAGAAGCTGGATACGCGCTTGAGATAACCAATGACACGGGTTGCATAGTCCAGGTTCTCACTGCCGCACTTAGGGCATTTATGCAGGTGGTGTTTAGAAATGTGTCCGCAGTCATTGCAGATGGTATTCGGCACATTCACCGTCCAGTAGGGGCACCCAGTCTTGATGGCTACATCCATCAGTTTGCGATACTGCTCCTTATTCAGATGTTCCTCCAGATTCAGATGCAGAGCGCTGCCGCCGTCCAGATACTGCGTCATTTTGGAGCCGTGAAGCATGAATTTATCAAGCGGCTTGGTAGGATCTTCAACAACATAGAAGTAACTGTTGTAGCAGTCACGCGGAACTACAAAGCCATCCTGCTTATCCCACTTTGCGTTCTTGACACCAAGGTTTTCAGCGGGGACATATTCTGTGTTAAACATAATGCCGTCAGAGCGATCTGCCTTGTTTTCGTCATAGATGACCTTGAGCACTTTGTTCGTAAAATCAACATAGTTTTGGTCGTCCGGGGAGATGGTGTAGCCAAGGAATTCACAACCCTCAACAAAGCCGTTAATGCCAATGGTCAGGAACTGCTTATCCAAAGAGATATATCCGGCATCGTAGATGGGGAGCAGCTTTGCATTGAACTCGTCCTTCAAAATTGCGTTCCATGCCTTGAGGTAAACATGGATGTCTTTGACTTGTTCACGAACGGCCTCGCAAATATCACGGCCATTGGCAACAGCAGTCTGGATTAGGCGATTCATATTGATGGTGATAACACCCTTAGACCCAGTAGCCACGCCGCCAGCACCAAGAGTATAACTGAAGGTATTGTCGCTCATTTCATTGCGCAAACGGCAGCAGGATGCCAGAGAGTCCACACTATTGGAACGGTAGATAAAGAAGCTATGGCCTTTAGAAAGCATTTCGGCAGCATTGTCAGCCCATTCCTTATCGACATAATCAGTGCCATCATCCAGCAGGTTCAGAGTCTCGACAGGGAAGGTGAGAATCTTCTTCAGACGCTCCTGATTCAGCCATTCCATAAAGCGCTTTTGCAGCCAGGACACGGACTCCCACTGCATTTCTGTGCCATCGGGGAATACGAAATCAGAGAACATGCCCTCAAAATACGGCTTGTCGAAGTATGCGCAGTTCCAGAAGATGGACTGAAAATTACGAGCAGCGGCAGGCTGATTCAGAGAATAGACAACCTGTTCAAACTGGTCAGTAATAACCTTGTCGATGGTGCGATGACGGCTGGAAAGATCAACTACCTTATCAGCGTGCAGGTAATAATCGTCGCCATAGTCCTTGCGGATAAAGTAATCAAGATAGGGGATAAACTCAGGGGTGGCAACTGCACCGGCAAACTGAGATGCAATGGCAAAGCACAGGTTGATAAATTCACCGCAAAAGGAATCAAGGTTGTGAGGAGCAGATGAACCGCCGCCGATGTTTTCCAGACCATTGAACAGGAACGGATACATGGTAATGGAGACGCAGTACGGCAGGCACGGATTTGTTTCGTCATGGCGGTAAATAAAATGATGGTCAAGCTGGTAAATGTACTTGTCGGCATACTCCTGACCGTACAGCTCTTTGATTTTTTGCCACATACGCAGACGGTTGATGCCGATACCATCTTTTTTATAAAGTTCACCAGTCAAAGTGGTGACATTCTTGCATTCCACATTCGCGTTCGCATCAACCTTACTGCCAGTGGCTGCGTTGCTGGATGCGGCATACTCCTTGATAAAGTCAAGATACGGCTGATATTTTTCATACTGTTCGATAGCCATTACATACCTCCTACAATTTTAATTGCTTCTTTGAATCCGTACTGCTGTTCGCCCACCTGCAGAACAGGCATCATATCCATACCCATTTCAAGCATTTTCTGTACATCGGTAAACTCCGTATAGTGAATGCCCTTTTCCTGCAGTTTGTTTGCCAGAATCAGACAGCGCGGACAATGCGTGGTGTAGAGAATTACATTTTCCATAGACCCTCCTTGTAAATAAACAATTTTTCTGTTGCTGCTTGGCGGCTGTTCTTATCAAGTGTGACTGTGACAGCGCGGGCAATGGGTTGTATACATAATGATGTTCATTCGGTATCTCCCTTCAATGTGGCGGCGGGAGCACCGCGGGTGGAGAGGATGGTGTCGTCAGAGATATACTTGCTGTAATCAAACTGCGGAGTTGTACGATATGTAACGGCGGAAGCAGCCTGAGCGAAGGCAGAGGAGCTTGAAGCGTTTGCTTTTTCTTTGGCCTTATCCAGCTCCATGACAGTGAGGACGCAGTAGTTAGCGAGATCCAGCAGGGTATCGCGCAGAGATTCATTGACCTTGGCGGGGGTACCCTTGATAAGATTCATGAAACGGTGGTACTTATGGGAGATCTGGACAGCGGCGGTGATGATGCCGTTATCACCAAACTCCTGATAGAGTTGGGAGAAGGAATTGCCGTAATCTGCGTTTTTGGATTTGAAGGTATCGCACATTTCGACCTGGATGCGGCCAAAGCGCTGAACATCATTCATGAAGTAACCTCCTTATAGATACATAAAAAATTTAATTAGCCAGCCGGCAAAAAGGGCGAACAACGCGGGCGGGCAGAGACCGGCAAGAGTGCCGAGGAAAACACACAAGCCATCCGGCAAAGACCAGGAATCAAAGCAGCTGGATTTTCCGTCAATGACGTTTTGAACATCATTCTGCAGGGGGATTTTGTGGGGGATGCCGGTGGTATCGACGATGAATTCAAGAGCCAGGCCGATGCCGGCTGCATGAAAGACGCCGATGGTGGGGATGGGGCCAATGGATAAAAACCAGTTCCAAAGTTTAGATGCGGCGAACCCCCAGACGGGGATGTGCAAAGCCCAGGCAGCAACGGCGCAGGCGTTAAGCTTTACAGCGCGGGTGGAATCAGTGAGGACTTTATGGACAACTTCGGACAAGTCCCGAAGAGCAGTTTCATCGTCTTCCGCCTGGTTGATATGTAACTCGTAGGTTTTGAGGAGCTTGCGGATTTCTTCTTGGGTCATTCGGACGCCTCGATATCATTGAAAATTTCAGGGTAGACAGCCTGCAGCTCCTTGAGGACAGGAATCATGAGGGCGCGGATAGCGGGGTGGGCATCCTTAGCGGTGCGAAGGCGAAGGACTTCATGCCATTCGCGCAGGTTCCATGTGCAAACTATCTCGGTTTTAAGGCAAAGAGGCAGGACATCGCGGGCTTCTTCCGGGGTGGCACCAGCATTCAACATGTCACGATAGCCTGTTTCAGCAAAGCCACAATAGTTTTTCCAGGAAATGCGTTTCCTGCCGGTATAGCCATGGTCAATAACTGTGATTTCATTGCCGAACTTATCTTTGTTGTAATTGCAGTAGCGGGTGGATTCCTGGGCATAGGAGCCGATACGGTGACGGACGATCTCGTTGGCAACGCCGCGGTCGGTGATGAATTTAATGGTCAGGCTGATATGCTCGATCATGGCGTAATGATGATTTTTGCAGAGCATGGCGACCATTTTGGAATCACTGCCGGGCTTGATGGCATCCTCGCTTTGATAGCAGGTACGGGCGATGCGCTCGATACGCTGCATGGTGACATCACGGTTGAGCGGGGTGATCCATTCGTGGGATTGAGGGATAATTTTCATTCTGTGGGTGCCTCCTGTAAGATGACGCAGTTGGATGGGTAGAGAAGGATATAATCTTTCTCCCAGGCATAACCGCGGTAGGTAGGGTTGGAAACTTTGACGCGGCAAGAAGTGAAACCGATTACAACATAAGTGTTCCAGTTGATGCCGCTGTTTTTATCCGTCTGCGCATAGGCAACGGTATCGCCGACATGGATTTCACGGCCAATGGCATCGGTAATTGGTTCAGTCATGGGCGGCCTCCTGTTCGGGTTCGCGCTGCTTGATAAGATGGCCGATCCAGAACAGGCGCTTAGGGGTGACGGGATCTTCTTTCAGGCAGGCAAGAGTGTGGTTTTTGCGGAAACGAGGTTCAAATTCCAGAGTGAAAACGGTATCCGCATTGGAGAGAATGAAGTCTTTATAGTCCTGGCGAAGGATAGGCCAATCGGGATCGTTTTGGATAGCGGTGAGATCGAACTTGACTTTATCGCCATCTTTGTAATCCAGGATATTGCCGGTGTTCTGATAGAGCCAGGCGATGGCTTTGCCGTTGCGCTTGATGTTGACGGCGTTTGCAATTGCTTTGTTTTTGATAAGATCACCTGCTTTGGTAAGAGTGAAAAGGTTGGCGGGCATTGAACGCTGCACGCTGGGCGGGTGTTAGATCATTGATGTTATAGGTAATGATAAGAGCGGAACATTTGGAAGCATAACTGCGGCAGATAGATTCAAGCTCTGCCTTGGCACGCTCTTTGCGGTGGAGTTCACGGGTAGTATTCATGGGGGCGGTGGATCAACTCCTTTAACGAGAAGATAGGTTTTGCCCTGGAGGGCGGCTGGGAGAAAGACCAGGCGGCCGGCAGCGAGGACGAAGCAGCCGATTTGAAGGCGGGTGACGACTTGGTAGCTGCGGTGGGCACGGAGCAGGGGAGAGACGGATGGATAGTTGGCAAATAGAACGGCTTGCATCATGGCTGAACCCCCTCCAGGTGCTGTTTCATTTCGCGGTAGAGGATATCATGGATGAGCTTGCCGGAGGTTTGAGGTTCGCAGAAAATGAGCTTGCAGTCATAGCGGGCAAGCCAGGTTGTGAGGCTGGCCACCATGGCGACAGGGGACATTTTGCTGCGGTATGTACCGGCGTAAAGCATTTCCCAGGTGGTGCGCTCAACAAGCAGATAGGTGCGGGCACCGGCTGCTTTGGCGCGTTCAAATTCACGGGTAAAGCGATCACGCTGGGAGGTAAAGCAATTTGCGATTTCGTCGCTGGACATCTTCCGTTCAATCACGACGATATTTTCCAGGCTGTAGGGAACGCCGGTGGGCAAGATGACCTTGGCAGAATAATCGCCAAAATTGAGCTTTTGCCGTTCGACTTGGCAGCCCATTTGCTGAATGCGCTGAGTGAGCGCCGAGGTTTCGTGCTCACGGGTATCGATCAGGATAGTAAAAGTTTCAAGGGCGGATTTAACAAAGACTGGTTCGATAACATCACCCCCTAGGATCTGAACCACCAGAACAAGCTGAAAACGATGGCTGTGAGATAGAGTTTGTACCAGTCATCACGAGATAAAAAAAACCGATTGTCATTGGTCGAGGACTTTGAACAGCCCCACCGGCCAGGCGAGAATGAGGTTGAAGGGATAGATGAGTTCAAACTGGGAGGGGAAGAAGCAGTGGAAATCAAAGTGGGCGTATCACTAGGCATCGAACTCTTGGTGACGTTACCGAAAATAGTGGCAATAACACTGATGGCAGTATTGAGAACCGCCATAACCAGAAAAAAATTAACGTACATGGCTGTATTTATAAAGAAAAGTGTTGAAATCCGTTGTGGACTGAACCCAGCCGGCATCGGTGCGGGACCACTTGCCCTCCTGCTTGGTGCCAAGAACCTTGATGATATCGCCTTTAGCGATGGGGTTTTGATCCATGGTGGAGGGACGGATTTTGAAATTAACGGTTTGACCGGTTGCAAGCTGGTACAGTGCGATGGTCTTGTTTTTATATTTGCCGTCAATAGAGAGAATGTAGTGGTAGGTGGAAGCGAGAGAAGGGTTTTGGTATTGGATGTAGCCAAAGTACTCGCTCTGGGCATCTAAGACTTGCTTGACATGCAGCGGTTCATCCGGCAGATCATTCCAGATGGCTTGAAGAGCAGAATCATACTGGAAATCTTTATAGGTTTTAAGCTGGTCAGATGTGGTGGAGTAAGCTTCAATGTAAGGTTTGTACGATGACTTAGTGTCCTTTGGAAATTGAGAACGGCCATAGAGGTCATTACACGCACTGATAAACTTGAGAATCTTATTGCCGCCAGCGAACGGCTTAAAATAATCCAGCAGGACAAGCGTTTCGATCTTGGCGGAGTTTAAGCTGCGGGTATGGGACATTTCTTTCCAGAGAGAGTAAAAATCGGTGAATTTACCGGACTGATACATTTTCCAGAGGTCATTGGCACAACCTTGGCTTAAACCTTTGATAGAGAGAAGCGAAGGGTCAATGGCGTGGTTTTCTTTATCAGCGGTAAACTTGCGGTTATCATGCCCCCACTGGATAGGGCCTTCATGAATACCAAAACCGCGAAGCATTTCAGCTTTGAGGGCAGCTACTTTTTCCTTTTTGCCTTTATTGGAGAAGTGCTGCAGGCAGACCTCGTAAAACTCATAGGGATATGTGGCTTTCTGCCAGGCATTATAGAGGGAATCATAGGCCATACAGGCTGAATGCGATGAGTTGAAACTGTACGCTGTAGCGTCGTTAATAATCTGCCAAATCTGATTTGCGATTTCAACCGGCTCTTTGCCCGGTGGACATTGGCCTTGAAGCTTATCACAGAGGCCGGAAATAAACTGTGCCTTTAACGGCTTAACCTTTTCAGGATGCTTTTTGGCAATATCCTTGATGATGCCGTAACACTGGTCCATGGGGAAGCCGGTAAAGTTCAGAATCGTCATCAAATTTTCCTGATACAGAATAAAGGAGTATGGGAACTCTTTTGTTTGAATCAGGTTGTCAATGACAGGAACGCCGTAATCAAACGGAACGCGGCGCTCAAATGTGGGATACATGGACTTGAAACCGGGGCGGATGGCAGCAACAAAAGCGGACAGCTCAGAAACGTTTTGCGGTTTGTAACGCATGAGTTTTTGAGTGGTGGAAGCTTTTTCGCACTGGTTGACACCGCAGGTGAGACCGCTGGCATAGATATTCCAGACGGCTGGATTATCCTTGACTTTTTCTGATAGTTCATCAACGGTCAGAGGTTCCATTCCGATACGCTTGAATACTGCTGCGGTAAGAGCTACGGTATCAACAATCAGCCAGTCATTTTTAAGGAACTTATATTTTTCAGCCACAGCGCCATCAATGACGGTGGTAATATATTCCTTTTTGGTTGTTTTACTTTTACATTTGATAAGACCAATCTGGCGGCGGATGCTGCCTTGATAAAGAAGATAAGCACAGGGAGCTTTTGATTTGGATACAATTAAACCCCAGTAAACCTCGCTGCGTTTGACAAGATCCTGATATTCTGGGTCAACGTAATCATAGATACTGATATCGGCTTTATCGTCATCATCGGCATATTTGAGAGCAACTTCGTACTTTTCAAGCTGGTCGCTGATTTTATTGGCAGTTTCAAAGTCCAGCCTTTGAGCGCGGGCGTACATCTTAAATGCAGCTTTCTTTTTCATGGTGCCAAAGGCAATCATGGGGTAAGCATGGTCTGCACCGAGGATTTCGCGCTGGGCACGCTCGAATGGTTCCTGCGCACTGATATTCTGGTCGATATCGGGCAGGCTGTTCGTCTGAATAATACGAGTAGTAGAGAGGAATCGTTCTGGGTACAGACGAATGGGAGATTTGAAACGGTCAACTTTACTGAAACCACAGAGGGTATTGGTAAAGTAGCTGACAGCAGAACCACGGCCAGTGTTTGTGATGATGCCACCATATTCAATGCCGCGTTTGACGATTTGATAGTCAATTAGTGGATAATCCACCATGCCGGTATCGCGGTAAGTATGAGCTTCCATCTTGACGCCATCAAAGTAACGCTGATAATCCTCTGGCGGAACGTGTTTCATGTACTCGCGGAACTTAGAACTGATTAAGCGATTGTAGATTTGATATTTTTCCTCTGGGGTTTTATCCGGGTACAGAGTGGGAAGTTTGCGGTTGGTTTGAAAAACCTCGCTATCATAATCTTCAAAATCACAAATCAGATCTGTGTTGCGAATGGCCTGGTCAACTGCTTCTGGCGGGACGATACCTTGTTCGGCAAAACGCTGGCGAACGGTAGCTTCATTAGGATAGTCCATATACCAGCCATCTTCATCGTCATAATGGGTATCACTAGCGGCAAGAAGAGCATCACGTTCAACAGATTGTTCCGGGTAGATATAGTGGCTGTCAAGGCCAACAATCATCTGGATACCGTACTTTTTGGAAAGCTCCAGGATTCTTGCGTTTAGCTGCTTTTGCTTATCGGTATTATGAGCCTGAATTTCAAGCATGAAGTTATCCTTGAAATGGTTATGTAGGCGAAGGACTAGATTTTCAACATAATCAGGTTCATAATGCCAGAATGCAACGCAGGCAGAAGTAACAAAAACATCGTTTGGAGGCAGTTGGAACAGGAGTTCTTCATCCAGACGTGGGCGGTAGTAATAACCGTCCTCATTGGCGGTAGATAGAATTTCATTGATCCACTGGCGACCGTTTTCGTTTTTGGCGAGAAGAACAATATGGCAGTTGGTACGGTCTTTTTCGTGCCGGTCTTTAACCCAGTAAGCTTCGGTGCCAAAGATAAACTTGAGGCCATACTTAATAGCAATTTCGCGGCATTCGTGGTATTTGCCTTGCCAGCCGTGCTCCAGAGAGCAGAGAATGTTCTGACCGAGTTCAACAGCGCGTTTAGCATATTGTTCATAGGTAGCGGGAGAATCGGGGGTATAGATGTTGGAGCAGCAGGTGTGCTTATGGTAGTTCTGCATTAGCATGGCCTCCGTGTACCATTGAACATATCCTCCGATGCTCGTGAGAACTCAGCAAAAGATTGTTCTCGTTCTGCAGCCACTGCTTTTGCAGCTTCTTCTGGAGTATCAAAATGGCCAAGGTAATGCCGAATGCCATTACAGGTAATTTGTGCTGTCCACGGTTTGCCCCAGCCTTTATTTTCCCAGACGTCGGCATAACCGCTTTTATTGTCCGCACGCATTGCCTGGTTTTTCATATTATCGGCATGTGTAACTAACCGTAAATTTGAACGTCGGTTATCGTATGGCTTGCCGTTAATATGATCAATTTCCATTTTGGCCGGAATATTTTCCTCTCCAAATAAAAGCCGATGCATCAAGACGTAGTGATTATGCCGAATATTATTTTCGTCAAGATAATAAGTATAAAGAGTTCGTAAATAACCATCTTGATGTTTATGCCAACAGTACGAAGAGATAAGGGAATAATCTTCTTTGGAAAAATAAAATTCATAACCAGCACGGGTTGTACCGATATAATATGTTCCATCGTCAGATAAGACATATGAATTTCTTTTTGTATTAAAATGAGTTATATCTCTTGAATGATCATAAATTGATGGCGTTTTTATTCACCTCCTGTAATTTATTTCAAAAGCCCTGCGGGGGCGGGGAACGAGTGGTCATGGGCGGCTCCTTTAGAACAAATCAGCTTCGGTTTTGGGCGGGTCTACGATGAGGGCCTGGGCATTATAATCCCGGATGGCGGGGCAGATTTTGCGGTAACTGCAAAGGTTATTGCAGAAGAAAGCGCTGTCTTTATCGACCTTGCGGGCAGGCCAGGGAGTGGTTTCATCCTGCGGCAGAGACTCATAGATATCGGCAACCTTATTGATATAATCAAGGGCTTCCTGCTTGAGTTCCGAGGTGTAGGGGTAAGGCTCTACAAAAGGTTTGATGATGAACTGCTGGGCAACTGACATGGGAAACTTGGGACCGAGAAGATTCGTTTCTTTGAAATCCAGCATGGCAAATTCAATCTCGGCTTCATCCATACCGGCATCGCGGCAGGCGGATTCGACCGCAGGGGCGATGGTATCGTAAATTTTGGAGCGGTTGACGATGCGGGTACACTGGGTTTTGTTGCGCGAACGGGATGTGGCGTACCAGGTGTAACGGATCTCGACATACTTGAGCATGATCCAAGCGAGATTTTTGACTGTATAACCGGCCTGCTCCAATGCCATAGCGTAGATCACGAGCTGGCGGCCATGCTCCAATAGGGTAGATGGGGCGAATCGTGTGCTCGTCTTCCAGTCGTAAACCGACACAGAGCCATCAGGTTCCAATTTCATCAGGTCAATGTAACCTTGAATGGCGCGGGTAGGACTGACGCGGTAGATAAGCAGCTGTTCTGTTTTGAACTCGCCCCTAGGCGGGTAAAAGTTCTGGCAGAAGTGGGTCATATCCTTAATCCATTTCTCTTTGATGGAATCATTGCCGCGAAAATCCTTAGGAAAAGTAAGGCCGAGGGTTTCACATTCATCCAGGGCATTATGTAGGGCAGGAAGAAGGTCATCACAGGTTGCTTGCTGGTGAATCAACTGTTCCAGAACATCGTGCATAGAGCCACCTAACCGTGAATAAATACCGTCGATTCCTTCTTCATGTTTGATGTAGGAGTACCACGCCTGGAGTTGACACTGCTCAATGGTGCCTAATTTGGAAAAGCTGTATACATTCACGCCGGCATCGAAAAGTTCTTGCAGGCGGGGGTCTTTGGCGCGTTCGATTATAACCACCTCACTTTCGTTTGCAGGCAGGTGACGTAGGCATCGCGGCCAAGGTCGGCGGGATTTTGTTTGCTGCCTGCGGGGATAATATCGTGGTCAGGGTCCCAGACATAGCCGACCCTGGTAGTTAGGATTAAATTGTTCTGGACAAGCTTGGCGGCTTCTTCCCGGATAGCGTCTTCTTCTAATCCTTCATCAAGAGCGAGAACAATAGTTTTGGGGCGAAGAGAAAAAATCATGCTGCGCTGGGCTTGGGAGACATGGCAGCCGCAGAGACCGAGCGAGATATGGGCACCGAATGATGCGCACTGCATGGGGGCTTTTTCTGATTCAAAAAGGACCACGTTCTGGGTTTCGATGATGCGCTGGTAGTTTTGCTGCAGGGCGAACAGGGTTTTGCTGCGCGGGCAGCTGACGATGGGATACCAGCGGTCCTGATGGGGGCAGTTGGGGTCATTGGAGCGACCCATGATGCCGCAGAGCTGGCCATCAAAATTGCGCTCCGGGATGGTGATACGGTTGGAAAGAAAATCATAACCAACCTGAAATTTTTCCTGCGTTACATAATCAATGCCATCGCGGAAGAACATCTGGTTGTACTTGCCCAAGTATGGCTGTAACGTTTCCTCTGGGATGGGAGGCACGGAGTAATCCTCCGGCTGATCAGGGAGGAGCTTGCGGTAGAAGCCGCCGAAGGGATAGTGAACTTTGGCCGAGAAATCATTCTGGTCGAGATCCAGAACGGTGGTGACAAAGGTTAAGCTATCTGGGAAAGTGCAGTTCAGGCGCGACATGATGAGGGTGAAAAGATTGCCTTTGCCGTTGGTGGAAAAGCAATAAAACCGCAGGGAATCAACATCCAGGACAATGCTGGTAGGGTTGGTGCCGTCCGCCCGTGAAAAGCGGAACTGGGCTTTGGCTGAATTAAACGTAATGTTTTCATAACCGAGGGTTTCGAGGATGGTGTAGATATCATCCGAGTGGCCGATCAGGCGCTGGGAGAGGAGTGCCGCGTTCATGGGCGCACCCCCTTTAACGGCCGATGGCTACATGGTCATTGCGGATGGTACAATAGCCGACCTCTTTCCAGTTGTTCCAGCTGAGGTTTGCTTCATACAAAAATTGCTGACCGTCTTCATCGTTACGGGTTTTATCGAGAAAGGCGACGATGTACTTTTTGGTTTTATCCAGCGTGATGGGGGTGGTGAATTTTTCCCAGGTGCCATCCGGTTTGCGGGTGCGGGTGTATGCGTGACAATCACATTTTTCGCCGGTGTATTCATCCTGCCAGAGTTCCCGAATATAAATCATTTCGGAAAAGACCTCTTTGATTTGCTTGCCGTTGGAAAGGGTGGAGGCATCGAGAAAGCGCTGGTTTTTCATGTAGAGGGCCAGCTGATAGGTACAGACGATGGAGACGTTTTCCCGGCTGGCACACTGGAAAATTTTGCGCGAGGACTGCAAGAGCTGGCGATACATTTCCATATTGCCGCCGTCATCGTCCGACTTCATGGTGTCCCACAAGAACATCTGGTAGCCGAGTTTGGAATATTTGCGAACCGACTTGATGACGCGGGAGGTGTCGTTATCGAACATTTTGATGAAGCGGATAGAAGAGTATTTCTTTTGGCTGATGGCTGCCGCTTTAAGCAGCATTTCTTTTTGTTCATCCGTGAACTTACCGACCTTGAGATGCTTGCGAGTCATTTTCCAGTAGCCGAGATCATTGGTGAGGATATGGATGGTGAGCAGCTGTTTGTAAGCACGAACCTGCATTTCGTTTGAAATGATGCAGCACTTGACACCGGATTCGGTTAAAGGCAGGATCATATTTTCAAACACGAAAGAGGTTTTGCCAGTGCCGGAGAAACCGCCCAGCATGTAAAGATCACCAAGGGGAAGGCCGAGAGTGGCCCAGTTGAGGCGAGGGCAGTTTTTACCGTAATTCAGACCGACCGTTTCGCCTTTATCCAGCTCTGTGATATACGATTCATCAAAGGCGACAGATTCGACTTTCATATCGCGTGTGGAGTTCATGCTGATGGTGTTAAGCTGATAGTCGAAAAAATCGTAGACTTGGGAGTTGGACATGGAATCAAAGCGGGAGGTATCCTGGAAAGTTTTGAAAAACTGCTCGCAGAGATCGGAGAGGGTGTTGAGCTTAGAGATGCGGTCAAAGTAGGCTTCGACGTTATCAACATCCACAAGGGTTTTGAGCTTTTCGACTTCCGGGTAGCCGCCGTAGGCCGAGAAGACTTTGCGGGTATCGGCTTTATCCGAAAGGTAAGTATCGACCGAAATGCTGTCAAAATTGCGGAAGCCAGAATCATACATGCCGCGGCCAAGCTGGTAGTAGAAGAGGGCGTCTTTGGTTTTGATGGTTAAATCATTGCCGAAGTTGACCTGATCGTACTCGCCAAACAAAACCGGTTCTTTCCAGAGGCAGAAAACAAAAGAGGCTTCGTCTTGAGCACGGGAGGTATTGATTTTATCAAGACAGGTTTGGAGTTCGATATTTAGTCACCGCCTTCCAGAAAATCTGTAATATCTTTTGGCTGAGCAGCGGAAGTGAAATCCTGCGGGGGCGGAGCCGGTTGGGGTGCGGCCTGACGGGATTCAAATTCTTGCTGGGATTTGAGGCGGCGGGCAACATCGTTGATATTGTTGGTAAGGATGGCCATGAGGTAGGAGGCTTTTTGATAGTCCGAACCGAAAGAGCGGGAAGCCAGAGCGTATTCAATTTTGGACTGGCATTCCTCCATGGTGGCAAGGACAGCGGCATAGCCGTAATGCTTGAATTGCATGAGGCCGCGGGTGATGACCGTTGGGAAAACATCGCCCGGCTCATAGCCCATATAGGAGGCCATGCGGGTAACGACCTGACGGTAATAATCAGATTCCTGCTTTTTTTGCTCATACAGCTCTTTGGTTTGGTAATAAAAACCATCCGGAGCCTTGAAATAGTCCAGCGAATTGCCATAGATGCCGGTGGCGTGACAGATGACGCGGCGGCCTTTACGGACTTTGGGTGCTGCCATATTTGACACCACCTTTACGCTGCGAAGAGGTCAGCGATCTGGCGCAGGGTTGCAGCCGGGATGTTGGGGGAGGAGAACTTGGGTTCACCGGTGGCGGCCAACAGTTCCTTGGCTTTGGCCTTGATTTCATCTGAGGCGTTGGAGAAGCCATTGACGATGGTGTTGTAATATTCATCACGGTGAGATTCGTCCTGTTCGGCCTGCTTTTCGGCTTCCTCTTTTTTGCGGGCTACGGCTGCCTGTTTGGCGGCGGCTTTCTGCTCGGCCTTGGCGGCAGCGTCGATCTGCTTATCTGTAACCGGAGCAACCGTGTGAGCACCGGCGACACCCTGTTTGAAGGCGGCGAGGAAATCCTGCGGATTAAGGGTGATCGTTTCGGGCAGGTCATTGAAGCGGGAACCGGCATCAATGGTGGAGGTGCCGCGCAGATGGATGACGCGCTTTTCGTTTTCGATTTTGCCGGATGCGATATCGCGCTCGATGGTGCCAACCATGACCATCTGGGCGTTATCGGCAATGGCACTGTATGTACGGTCCTGCATGAGGTTTGTGAGCTGCTCATACTTTTCGCCGGTGAGGGGGTCCGTGCGCTCCTTAAACTTGGTATGGGACAGGATGAAGACGGCGATGCCGGCGTTGCGGATGCGGGAGAGCTGATCGTTGATGATTTTAATCAGACGGTCAGAGCCGCGATTGTAGCCGCCGAAGGCATCATTGATGGATTTGCAGGACTTGCCGGTTTCACGACGGGATTCCCGCATGACTTCATCGGTGGCGATATCAAAGAGGGTATCAAAAGTATCAAAGCAGACACCCTTGATGCCGTAGTCAGCATTGTTTTCGATCAGATCATCGACGATCTGGACAAGGCCGCGGTGGCCGGTTTCTTCATCGTAATCATCGTCCCAGGTGAGGGCTTCTTCGACCTGGAGGTTATCGAGGTGGTGGAAGCCGGACTCGGTGCCGCAGGAGATGAGCAGACCCTTGGAGGCATTGCCCCAGGCGGCAACAACGAGGTTACGCCACCAGGTTGTTTTGCCGAATTTGCGCGGGGACAGCAGCATGTAATAGGGGTAGCTGGCAAGATCGCAGCTGATCTGATTCATTTTGAATGCCATAGGTTCACGCTCCTTTTGTGTTGGTGGTTAATTAAAACAGCTCGTCTTCATCCCGCGAGGTGGGGGCGGTGAAGGGCGGGGTTTCAGGCTCTTTTTTGGCGGACTTTTCCATATCGGCAACCGATTCATCCTTGGTGGGGGTGTAGATCAGGTCAACAAACTCGGAATTCTTGAGGCCGAGGTCGATCTGGCCATCCTTGAAATCATTGCGGGGCATGGGGCGCATGAGGCGGAGTTCCTGAACACGGTTGCCGTAGATAGAGCCGCGGGGACGGAAATCTTCAAGAGTGGCATTGCCGGCCTTGATGGAACGCAGCTGGAAGGGAGTGAGGCAGGATTCATCGAACGGCTTTTCTTCAGCACCGTTGACAACACGGCCTTCCCACATCATGCAGAACATCGTTTTGGCTTTGGTATCCAGCTCGCCCATGCGGTACTCATAAGTGGACTTTTCACCAGGGTCATCCATGTTGTAGACGGCAGTATTGAAAATCATCTGCAAGGGCAGATACTTATCGCCTTCGTCCTTGTTGATGTAGGATTCAACATAACCGTTGACGTAGATCTTGCCGGTTTCCTTGAGGTCTGCTTTGTCGATACAATCCTTGTTGAAGATAAAGGGAACCATGATGGCCAGCTTGGGCTTTTCGACCGGTTCGCCGTCTTTATCGAGCAGGGGTTTCCAAACGGAATCAATGTTGAAGTTGCGACGCAGGATGCCTTTGGAATCGTAACGGAGGACCATACGGCCATTAACAGTGATGCGGCCAGTGTAGTTTTTGAGAGCTTCGGCCAGGTACTCGGCCAGGTCATAGCCGGTGATGAAGGTTTTGGTTTCATCCGAGCCGATGTTGGTGCGGTAGGTGCGGTAGGGAGCAACCTTGGAAATAACATCGGGGTCAAGGCGGTCAGACCAGCGGATATCAATGGGGTTATTATCCTGGTCGTAAGTTTTGATGACATCGCCAGAGCGAGAAGTATCCAGCAGGGAGACGAACTGAAGGCTGCTGCCGACCTTGACACCAAAGCTGAGCTGGAGGCGGGTATCAGACATGCCGCCATAAGTAGCCGGAGTGGAGGTGAGCAGATCATTTTTGGTGGAAGGAGTAAAATCACCAACAAAGTTGAAGGTGATGGTGTTGTTTTTTTTAGGCATAGAGGACTCCTTAATGTGGCATATTTACGAAAACTTGTAATTAGAAAAGAAAAAATAAAAAGGCGGGGTTAATCAGCCGTCAAAATCAAGGTCAGGATCGTCATCGTCGTCTTCTTCATCGGTTTCGTCATCCTCGAAGTCATAGGATTCATCGTCCTGGGAGGCGGCACAATCACCGGAGCAGTTAGAGCAATCGCCGGAACATGCTTCATCGCAGGGGAAGAAGGCATCATCGACGGTGAGATGGGGGTTGATGGCACAGACGGATTCAATGGCGTTGGCAACAGTATCGGCACAGGAATCGCAGACGGTAAGGTCAAAGATATCGCCGTCATTTTCGGAACCATAGCCGAAGCGGTAGTTCATGCGCATACCGTAACTTTTGAAATCAGGAAAAATTTTTTTGCAGACATTACAGATAAACATGTAAGAACACCCCCGTTAAGATAAGTGAAAAAATGATTGCGGTGGTTTGACGAAAAAACGGGGGCGGGGAGCGCGGTAGGATGAACGTGGCGGACACCTCCTGACAAATCATTTCAAAGCGAGAAGGGCGGTATGCAGGGCAAAGAGTTCTTCCGCTGTGGAAGCCACAACGCGAACCGATGCGGAATAATCCAGGCTCATAAGGGAGAGCAGGCTTTTGGCGCTGGCTTGGTTGCCGTTGCGGTCGATGACAATGACCTGGCCGCATTCTTTGGCGACCTGATTAAGACGCTGGCACTCGGCAAAGCTGCGGATACGGGCGGTGAATTCGTGTGCTGTGCCCATCACGCAGCATCCCGTTTGGTGTTTTTGTGTGTGATGAAGCCGGGGATGGGTTCACCCATAGCTTTGCAGGCGGCGACACACTTGCCGATCCATTCATTGAAGGGGTCGTGATCGAAAGGCTTGGCAAAACCTTTGGAAGCGGATTTATTATCAAAGCTGGAGGTGTAAATAGCACAGCATACGGTATTGCCGGAACGCTGGAAGAGCATATCGCCGCCATGTTCCGTAACGCGGGAGGACAGTTCAACAACCTTTTTGCGGGCTGCTGCGATTTCATCATCAGTCCAGGTGATGGAGGCGGGATCATTGGTGGCCTTGGTGATAGCGGCATAGGACTTGAAAGCCAGCTCGACAGCTTTGTGAGCGATGCGGTGAGCTTCGGCCTTGTCGTCCAGGGAGACTTCGATCTCGATGGTGACGGTATCCGGTTCTTCGTCATCATCTTCCGGGGCGGGCTTGGTGGATTCGACCAGCTTGATTTCATCTTCCCACAAGACAAAATCGGAACGCTTGCCGCTTTTGCCCTGGTAAGAATAGGCATAAACAGTTTTGCCGTCGGAACGGGTGCGAGGTTTGGATTCGGCTTCAATGATGGTATAGGTATCGCCGGGCTTGACACCACGGATATCTTTATCCAAGCCAAAAGCCTTGTACAGATCATTAAAGATTTCGCTGTCCTTGACATAATCGGGGATGGGGGCAACATAAGGGTTGATGACGGTGACACGATCGCCAAGACGGAACTTAGGTTTCATAATTTATTCTCCTTTGAAGATGGTAAAATTGTTAAGATCTAAAGCGTTGGTGCCGAAAGACGGCACAACAAACACCTTGGAGCCAATGGGAGGGACTTTGGGTTCTTGACCGGTAAATTGGGGAACTGACACGCCACCGAGACGGCCGCAAATGGTGCAATAATTGACGGGTAAGTAGCGGGTGAACGTTTTGCCGGTAAGATGAGAAGCGAAAGTATAAGAGGCCCAGCCGGGGGTATACATGTGCTTGTGCCGAGAGCGGGGACGACCGGTGGATTTGCCGGGTTTGCGGTGAGGTGTGGGTTCATCAAATTCAGATTCCATGACGGTGGTTGGGGTGATTGTGTGCGGGTTAGGTTTGGAAGTGTTCATGATCTAGTCCTCCTTATCATGAAGGTGGGCGCGGACACCGATGGCGGCATCAACAAGGAAGCCGGCAGCGAAGGCAAGCAGGATGAGAAACAACAAGGTACCGGAATTAAGAATGACCATGAGAGCACCTCCAAATGTGGAACATGATTTAGTTGGTGGTATCGACAATAATGGGAGCATCGGAACCGGCCTGGACAGTGGGAAGCTGACCATTCCATTTTTCATACATCTGCTGCTGGATCAGTTCCGGGGTGAGGGACTGGGAGATCAGGCGGTTGGCATCGGCCTGAGCCTGAGCTTCGATCAGTTTGGCTTCGGCGTTGATCTGAGCGGTTTCTTTTTCCTGGTTAGCTTTCGTGATAGCGACTTCTTTTTCTTTTTCGGCATTGACGTTGGCAGTCTGCTGCTCGATCTTTGCCAGCTCCAGATCCTGCTGAGCGTTGACCTTTTTCTGGACAGCAGCACGGGTTTCGTCATCGGGGTCGATATTGATCAGAGAAACGGATTCAATGATGATACCATAAGGCTCGAACTTATCCTTGAGGTAGGCGGTGAGTTCCGAGTTGAGGGAAGCACGCTGGTCGCCAAGCAGATCAATGACGGAATACTTGGCCGTGACCTCCTTGGTCCAGGACATAATGTTGGGCTTGATAAAAACCTCTTTGACGTCTTTACCGGACTGACCCTTGAAACGAGTGAATGTATCAGCGACATGATCGGGATCAAAACGGTAGGTAAAAGTCATATCGACCGTAAGGCCCTTACCGTCATTGGACGGAACTTCGAAGGATTCATCGCCTTTGGAATCACCGTCCGAACCGGAGGTGAGGTAAGACTGTTCGATGCCGATGGTGTAGGTAGTAACTTTTTGGGTAGGTTTGACAAGATGAAAACCCTGAGAGAGTGTGGTTTCCGCCACGCCGCCGTTCATGTTGTAAATGACGCCGACATAGCCAGCAGGAATACGGACAGTACAAAACAGAGTAATAACGATACAGAAGATGATGACAAAGGCAGAGATAACTGCGCCAACGGTTTTGTTCATTGAAAAAACTCCTTATTTTTTGTTGGTGAACTGACGGAAGAAATTGAGAATTTTGGAACCAAATTCATCATAGTGCGGGGAAAGCCAAGCCCAAAAAAGGATGGCTGCGAGGATTATGAGAAGGATAAATGCGGCTGGAATGGAAACACCCCCTTTGAAAAAGAGTAAAAAATAGAAAGCCCCGCAGAAAATGAGCTGCGATGCTTTATGGCTTTTTTGCTGAATAAGAATTCAGTGAAAGAGGATTCAGGGAATTTTAATTTTGTGATAGTGGCCGGAAAACGTTTCGGTTTTTTCCGTTTTATGATGGTTAATAAAGACAGTTGAAATCAAAGACAGGCACCCGCCTCACCTCCCAACAGCCGCAATGCTTTGCGGATGACGGCACATCCATGCATGTGTTCCATGTAAATTACCGGTTCCCGGTCATCATCTTCATACCCCGCTGCAGCTCTGCCGACAGATACGCCAATGTAATAGGCTCCCGCAATCAAAATTGTGACAATCGCGGCGCCAAGAATCGAAAGGAAAATGTTCATTTTTGCTCCTTCCAAAGCCATGAAATCTGTTTGCAGCACAGTGCAAACAGGTAGATTAGCAATGCGCCGATAAGCATCGCCCCCGGCGCTGCAACAAAGATCAGAGCAAGGCATTTGATTGTGTAGATGCAGTTTGCGTCAAATGTTGTCATTTGCAGATTCCTCCGGCGGGTTTGGAAGCGGCATCCAATAATCCGTATCAACCATTTCTTCTGGATAAGACATTTGTGAGTTCCAATACCACCCGCCATTGTCTCCAGATACTCTCCACGCGATTGAGATATAGCCCCGGCAATGAACCAAAACAGGTTCATTTATTTCTGGCAGTCTGTCTTTAACACTTATCCACTCATTTCTTTTGGCGGAAACGCATTTGCTGTTTACTGAGTCAAAAAACGTATGGTTCATTCTTCCCTCCGCAACCACTTGATAGCAGCTTTCACGCTGTCAAATTCTTCGATATATGCAAAGCCCGTGCTATTGTCGCAAGCTACCACGACAGCACCACCTTCACAATTTTCCAAAGATAGATACAATCCTTTTTTCTCCTCTTGGTGGTCGATTATGTAACTCATACATGCTTTATCAATGATTTTTACCGGGTCATTCATCTGCGCTCACTATCCTTGCATTGCAATATGGGCAATATTTATATCTGTGGCTTAAAACCGAATCATAATCTTCGTAATCAACGCCAGGAATACCAAGATATGAACGGCAATTGCTGCAAAACGCATCATCGTGTGTATCAGGCACAGTTCCACGCATAATGTGCGCCGTAGGTCGCAGGGATTCAGGGTCTATAGTTGGCGCGTCCTCGATCAGACCGCGAACATATTCGACACCAGCCTCATATGCCTGATATTCGATTCCGTCATAGGCGCTACCGCTTATGTTTATTAAACGTAATATGCTGTTTGCATCGACCAGCCGCACTGGTTCTTTCGGCTGGCTTGCGCCGGGAATCGGGCAATAATTATTGTTCACTTCAATTTTCTCCTTACAACCGATAGTCAATAGAATCAAAAATAAAATCCCGGCAAACGACAAGTTCGAGCCGGCATAGCGAGAACTTGTATGATGACATCATCTTAGGAAATTCAATCTTCCGGGTATGACCGGGAAGCGGTATGCGGGGCAGGCCGTAAAGGCGGTGCCTGTAGGTACCAGGGACTTTGCCGGGAATATGAAACGCCGTGAGGGCGAGACACCAAAGAAAAAAAAATCATCCCACCGCAGTTGAAGTGATTGTCTATCACTGAACCCAGCCGACTTGGATAAGCGCTCGGATATGACCGGAGTGCGGTGCTAGAGCACGGTTTTACCAGCGGGATGATTGGGTGGCAGGTTTGTCCATCGATCGGCGCTGCCATACCGAACGGTGATTTTTTTTGACCGATAAATCACCAAAAAGGTTTCAATCCCTTACGGCAAGTCCGTAAGGCTGGTGGAACATAAAAGATTTGAACTTTTGTAATTTCAGTTATGAGCTGAAGGCACTGACCGTCTGTGCTAATGTTCCATGTGGGGCTTCCCAGAGGGACTAGTACACCACTGAGCATTTTCATTTCTGGCTGAGGGATACCCCATCCTCTCAGATCGTCCGGGAGCGACCCGGCCACTGGCGGAGCAAGTGGGATTCGAACCTACGCGGCGGGATAAACCACCCTACGACCTTAGCAGGGACGCCTCTTAAACCAGCTTGAGTATTGCTCCGTGTGAAAGGGCATCCCACCCTTGAGGTACCAGTGACGTGCTTAGCCGTCTCACCATATGTCGATAGGTACTTACCGCTGCTTACTACTCGCCGCAGCCCGGAGGACTTTCCCATCTTGTCATTGGCCAGAAAGATGTTTGGAAGCTGACCAAAAGTTCCGCCGATCGGTTTCATGCCGGGTGCTGCGTGTTAAGACTGCCGTAAAGACGGCTTTGAACCCGGCAAGGTGGACTGTTACCTGCCCGAAGGTGCAAACGGAATAGTTTTGAGGCAGTGTGCCGCTGCTCTGCCATTGCTTTAGCATCTGGGGGTTAGACCAGAATAAAGCGTCCAGCGAGTTTATTTCACCCACTGATTTGACGGAGAGATTGCCCTCCGCGTACCCCAGACTTGACCGGCGCTGGGAGCCATGACGCCCCGGAGTGAACCGAAACGGTGGAGCCAGGTGGGGGAATTGAACCCACAACCTGCCGCTTACAAAACGGCTGCTCTGCCATTGAGCTAACCTGGCATAGTAACAGAATAAATTCATGATGGAGACGACACCCCGAAATATGGTACATATGTTTGTACTGGTGACGGGTACATAGCTTCAAATTCAAACACCTGGATATACGCCGTTACAGGAAAATTGTAACAACGCCATTTACGACAAGTGGCTTGTGTTTGATAACAAGGAGGGCGTAAGCTTTTCGCAGTTCATTTGGAAATACGAACAGAACATTTTCAGCCGCAGACAGCTCGACAAACTGTTTGAACTGAATGGACGCAAGAACCCCGAAAAAACCGCTGACCACTGGATATGACCGAGGTGTGGAGCCGTTTGCTACCCGGTGCGGCCAATCCACGGCCGCGCCGGTGTGACGGGACTTTACGGTGTGAAACCAAAATGAAGTTATTCTGTTGTGGAGCGGCTGAGGGGTGTCGAACCCCCATCCCAAGCTTGGAAGGCTTGTATACTGGCCGTTGTACGACAGCCGCTTACTAGGGCGGATTGTTTTAACGTGCTACCGCCTTCGCACGTTGCCCATGTACCAGCCTTGAGGACAGCGAGGTGCCGACACAGCCATGCACATGACCTTGCGCCAAGGATTTAATAGAGCCTTGAGCCTTGGGGGTTGAGGAATAAACCTTGATGAAAAAATAAAGTTTGAAATTTGAGCGTTGAGGTTTAAGCGTTAAGCATTAAACTTTCCGGGCAAAACATTCATTCTGACGGGCTGAGCATACAAAAATACAACCACAAAGAATGAACCAATATTTTTATCATAATTTGATAGCGTGGAACAGGTGTTTATAGTTTTAACTTTGTCATTATTCCACAGCGGACAAAGCGGCTTGTGGTTTGACGCTTTCGGTATACAGGCAAATGGTATCAAAACAGCTTAGTAGCTGAATGTGATCTGGGTAATGGCGTTGGAAACAGAGAGGGCGGAATCAATTTCGTTGTTGAAGGAATTGATCTGGGACTGCAGGTCCTCAATGATTTGAGTACAGCCTTTGGTGAGACCATCGACCAGCTCCATGGAGTTCTGTTCAAGATAGGTGTTGCGGATCTTGACGACAGTTTCAGGATCGGCATCCTTGGTTTTGGAATCGCCGCCGCAGATCGATTTGGCCATATCATCGGCCTTGGCTTCCACACGGAGATTGGCGGAGGTGATCTGAGAGGTTTCGTTTGAATACTGGGCCTGAATATGGCTGCGCAGGTAGTCCAGGTATTCCATGCCGTGCTGCTTGAGAGAGATGGCTTCGGCCACGGTATAAGTTTTATTGTTCACTGAAATTTCTGTGACCGCGTTGGACTTGGAGACAGCGGCTTTGATGGCGTTGCGGCGATTGATGAGATCCATAGCGGAATCATAACTGGCCTGAGCAGATGTTTTGAATTCATCCACCGTGATTGCACCGAGCTTGGTAGCTTTGGCTTTGGCGGCGACACAGAACTTGGCGGAATCGATCTTTTTGATGATCCGGGAATCAATCGTTTTAAGTTCCACCAGAGCGCGGTGAATGGACATGGATTCGGTAGTCATGGGAAAAACCTCCTGAAAATAGTGTTTGCGAAAACTTGTAATATAGCGCCCGTAAAAATGTGGGACGACGATGCCCCACGATGAGGAAAAATTATTTTAAGTTGAGCTGCTTGTAAGACAGCCACTTTTTGTAAGAGTAAACGAAATCATTGCTATAAACGCCCCAGAGTTTTTCTGACAGCTGTTGTGTTTTGAAGAGCCGCAGGAACCGGCCGGATTTATAACAAGAGCTGACGAGAACTTTTTTGTTTTTGAAGGGATTGTTCACCGGAAGCTGTTCTTGGCGCTGAGAATAGACGCGGTTGATGTTATTGACGATATAAAAACCACTGGCGTCCGGGTCCGGCGTTTCGGCCTTGTTGGCGCCTTTTACACCGCGGATCACATAATCATCGCGGCCAAAAAACAATACTTCACGCATACCGGTACGATTGGGCACCAGGATACTTTGCGCAAGCATGGCTTTTTCAAGGTTGATACAGCAGAAAGAGGAAGAAATCACAATATCCTGTGGGAGGTGATTTTGTTCGGTGGCGTAAATTACCATACGGGTAAGATCGACATCTGCTTTTTTGATAAGAGCAATGTTTTTGACCTCCACACCGCACCAGGCAAGGGTATAGATTGCACGGGGCATACAGTCCAGATCGCTGTTATTAAAGATAGCTTCCAGCAGAGATTCGAATTCTTCATCAGAAAAGAGCATCTGCTGAGAATAGGAATCAAGGGACTGCTGCAGAGTGGGTTTGCTGGGATTGGAAACGGTAGTGAGGGATGGCTTGGACGAAATTTGAGAATCGTCCTCATTATCAGCCAGTGACATCTGAAGAAACTGACGGAACGGATGACCTGTTGACTGATCCAGCGTGATAACGTTTTGAAGAACCAGGTAATCCAGGTAACAGGAGAGAAGGACCAGCTTGTTGCGGTTGATAACTGCACTTGCCGAGTTGCCGATGATTGCCTGCTTATAAAACGATGCGTACTGCTGATAGGAAAAGGATTCAAACCGGGTGCCGTACTGATGCTCATACGTTTCGAGCGTGTAGGAAAGCCGGGGAATGATTTTTTGGATATACTGCGGAACGGTTTTGCCGTGATTGACCGTAATATAAGCATTGGTAATATCAGAGATAAGTTGCTGATAACGATCAATACGAACAGAATCATTGTTATACCGATCGATAATAGTTTTGCCCATACAGATCCTGCCTTTCTAGTTATTTATAGTATAACGTATGTAGACAGGAAATGCAAAGAAAAACTATGCAACCGGTGTTGGGCGGGGTTCCGGGATGACCCAGCGGGTAAGGAATGGATTTTGAGTAAGGAAAGCTTTTTTGGCCTGCTGCCAGTTTTCATCTGAGAAGCGGGCAATCGGTTCACCAAGCTGAGAGTTCAGGAGGGTATCCCGCGCTTCGACCACGAGGGTAGAATCCCGCGTAAGGCCGCGGATGGAACCGGCTGGGTAATCAACATGCGTTGGACTGGCACTTGCAAAGCGCTTGGTGGTGAAGGGGATGACATCACACTGGCCGCTGAATTTGTTATAAATATCATTGCTGACGACCAGATAGGGATGAATGCCAACGTACTTGTGCGTACCGAGCAGGGCGTGGTCTTGCGGGGTGCAGCCCAGCCGGATTTCGCCAAACTTGGGAACCGATGTACTGGGTTTGAACATAGCGGGAAAACCTCCTTTACTTATTTATTGCTTACCTTGTGATATTATCATACCACGTTACTTACAAGAAGTCAACAGTAAAATTCAAGATTTTTGAAAAATATTTACGGAATAATTTACACCATCTAAGGCGAAATCATAAGTGGTGTAGGAGTAGGTACAACGGCCAAAAGGGATTTCATTGCCGGGGGTGCTGGGGGTGACGGCGGCCTGAATGCTGAGAGCCTGCAGGACGATGGTGCTGGTTTTGCTTTGGAAGCGAAGCAGCGGGACGCCGGTGGAGGCAGACAAGAAGCGGATTTGATCTGGCTTGAAGGTGGAGAGGGAGGACATGGCCGGGGTGTAGAGGTGGACATTGATGTAGGCTGCGTTTTGGCAGGCGGTGGCAAGCTGGGCAAGGGTGATAGTTTGTGTATTCATGGCTCCTCCTTATTCGTTGACGTCCGAAAAGATGGACTGGAAAATGGTGGGAATTTAATCCCAATAGTTGTAATTGACAACCATTTGTTGTATAATGCGAGTATAGCACAAAGGAATTCAAGATACTAGAACGGAAACCTGTACTAACATTGAAAAGGGGACACGAAAATATGGAGATTGGGCAAATTATACGAGAGTGGCGCAAGGCAAACGGGATAAGCCAGCGGGAACTGGCAGAGCGGCTGCGATGCGGAACCCACACCGTGATGGGGTGGGAGAACGGAATCAACTACCCAGGGTTTTGGGCGCTGGGTGTATTGGCGGACGAGATGCACTGCACGGTAGACTACCTGATGGGGAGGGAAGATCATTCTGTAGCGGCCTGTAAAGAGTCCACGATGGAATCAATGGCATCGGAGGCTTCGGAACAGAGATCAACAGCGGACTGAAGTTCATCCATGGCGTCCTGCATAGCGGTGCCGCGGTCGGAATCCTGCATAGACTCTGGCATATTATCGAAGGCTTCTTCCTCAAGATCGTGCAGGTCCTGAACTTGGGAGGAGAGATCATTCTGGATGGTGGAGGAGAGATCCTTGAAAGCCTTGATAAGACCGCGAATTCTGGAGCGGCGTTCTCTATTCATAGCAAATTACCTACCTTATTATATAGTGATTAGAATGAGTGGGTTTTGGATTCGGTTACGGTATGGATGATAGCAGGGCTGCAAGACCAGGCAAAGTGGGGCTGGCGGCCGGTGGAAGTGATGACGGCGGTGACAAGATCCATGGCAGCAAGGACGGCTTTTTGGCGGATGATGTTGCGGTCGTGATCCTGAAAAAGATAGCGGCGAACGAAAACATTTTGGATCTCCGAATTGGCCACGGCGATATAGACAGTGCCGGCAGGCTGAGATTCCGCATGAGGACCTGCAATGCCGGTGATACCAACGCCAAGCTCTGCGCCAGATTTTTGAGCTGCGCCGATTGCCATTTGGGCGGCGACAGGACCGGAATAAACAGTGTAATTCTTGATGGTGTCCGGTTTGACAGAGACAAGGTTCGTTTTGGCAGCGGCAGAGTAAGTGACAAAGCCGTACTCCATAACGCTGGATGCGCCGGGGATGCTGGCGAGAGAGGAAGAGAAGAGGCCGGCGGTGCAGCTTTCGGCAGCAGAGATGTGAAGAGATTTGGATTTGAGTAGCTCAACAAGCTGTTGGGAGGACTGAGGGATAGAATTCATGATAAGGCTCCTTTGAATGGGAGGATGTACGCCAGGGTTTTGCGACCCTGGTTTTTATTTTTTTAATAGGACAGAACGAAGAACAGCCAGGTAAAAAAGATTTGACCGGTATGAAGGAGCTGATCCGTGGTAAGAGAGATAGAACCTTCGTTTGCTTTTTGGTGGTCAATAATAGCATGAAAACCGGTATTGGTGAGAATGGAGGAACAGAAATAGGCGATTGCATGGGGATTATAAGGAACGAACAGAGAGTAAGCCAGAAGCGGGATCGTAATGCAGGTTGACCACATGAAGGAATGCTCGATGAGAGCGGTGATGTAATCAACAGGATAGTGTTCCTGAACGAACACCTTGGAGTACTTGAGGTCCCACCACAAACGCTGCTTGAGATCGGCGAGGATGCCCTGGAGATTGTAATCGGCAATGAGGTGGGAGAAAAACATAAGGAGGAGGAGAAGAAATTTGATGGGCATAAGGATTCACCTGCCTTACCAGCCGCGGCGCTTTTTGCCGATTTGTTCTGCCTTATAGCGCAGAGCACGCTCATGGACGCCGCTGATACGATCAAGGTAGTTGGGATTGACCTCAACTTTTTCATCCTCAAAGACATGCTGCCACCAGATACGATGGCCGTCAGCATAATCAACGTGGTGCTCCTGCATGAGGGTATAGAAAGTTTCGTTACGGTTATTGAAACACTTGCCGCGCCACTTTTCATAGACGGCTTTCTCTTCTGGGGTGGGTTCCGAGATGGAGCGCTGATAGGCGCCGAGGGCGTCATAACCTTTAATATCATTGGATGTGTAACCAGCTGCAGCGGCAGAACCGAACAGGCCAGCGATACCGAGAATTAAACCAAAACCACCTAACATAATTGTTACCTCCTTGGATTTTGAAAATTGAAATTTATTTGGAACGAAGACGGCAGCGCATGACCTGAATGGACTGGACGCTGCGCTGAAGACGGGCGGAAAGCTGACGGTCGGGGATGGAGTGGGCGAGGATAAGATTCATTTCCTCGGTCGTCCATTCACGCTTAGGGTAGCCAGCTGTTTGCCGGTAGTTGTTGCGGCGATAATAATTGCGGGCAAGAGGATCAAGACGGGAAGACATGAGGGGAGTGGGTCAGCTCCTTGTTGGATTTATTGGGTGAAATCATAGGCGGACTGGGCAAGGGGCAGGCAGTGGGTACGCAAAATCTGCCAGAGTTTGCAATCCGGCTTTGTGCGGGAGAGGAGTTGCAGGGCACGGTCCCTGGACATATCGCGGTGGGCAAGAGTGCAGGCTTGAGCCAGAAAGTTGCGATGGGATTCATTGTTGGTGAAAAGAAGCTCGGTACCGGGGTGAGTTTCCGTTAAGTAGAAGTAGGGGTCGGTAACTTGCAGACGGATGCCAGCGGACGGAGAACAGTAGAGATCGAGGGGAGAATCATCTTTTGCCAAAGTGTAGCCTTCGCCAAAATAAGAGAGCCAGCGGTGGACGTTGGAACCCCAAGGGCAGACGGTGGGCGGCGGCATGAAATCATTGCCTTCCCAAACTTTTGGGGTAAAAGTTTCATCATAGGGGTAAGGACAATCCTGTTCCGGGGTGAGAGGCGGAGTGTAGATTAAAGGCGGATAGGCGGGCGTGGTGGTGCAGACAGCTTCCAGCGGAACGGAAGCACCTTGGGGCAGAGGAGTGAAATCACAGGCTTCGGTTGGGTAGGAATAGCCGGACGAAGAATGAATGTTTTTGGTTTTGACCTGGCGATAGACGGTACGGAGCTTACCATCCTGATAGAGGTTGCCGAAGATAAAATCGTTCTGGCTGACAAAGTAAAGAGTGCTGCGATCGCCATTGAAACAGAAAACAGCGGCGGCAGTTTGATCGGCAAGGTTGGGACGGGGGATATCCGGGGCGGCGTGATCAAAATAATCCTGGAAGCTTGTCCAGTTTTTGAAGTAGAACGGGTAGTTGGGATTGGGAGCAAAATCAGAACAGATGCCCTGATAGGAACCGTAGTGAGGATGAGCGCAATCCGAAACAAGATTGACAGTGATGCTATTGGCACGCTTACATTTTATGCCATGATAAGCGCAGTGACGGCAGTGAAGCTCTTCACCGTAAAGTGGATTTGTGGCGGACATGGAACAACCCCCTTAGACGGCGTAGTGGATATCGCGGGAGCGGGTGCGGCGGAAAGCGAGAGCGGCGGGAGTGGTGGATTTGATCTGGGCGATGGTATCATAGCAAGCCTTTTCATCCGGGTCAGAGAGTTCATCATCGGAGATGTGGCGGTATTCAAATGTGAGGTCCTTGCCTTCAACAAAGGGAGTGCCGGAGGTTTTATCGAACTGAACGGAATCATTATTGTAGGTGACTTCGAAGATGAAATCGCCGTTTTTGTTAAAGAAGCGAACATATTCTTCCGAGGAGGGATCGAAGAGATCACGACGGACATTGCTGGCGGTATAGACAACACCGTTTGCGAATTTCATGGTGATGTTATAGTGCTCAGCGTTGAGGTTGACAATGTTCAGATCCTTGATGGCTTCCGTGAAAGGCAGGCCAGTGTTGAGTTCAAAGGCGATGGAGCGCAGGCAGTCATAATTGAGGTCAACGCGACCGGCAAAACCGATGACGGCATCGATCTGGTCATAATATTCCGGCTTGAGCTTATCCTGCATGTAGGTGCGGATTTCATCGGCGGTGGGATAATCGAAGCGGAAGTGGTAGTGGAAGCGGCCGGGACGGTTGACAAGGAAATCATTGAGACCTTTGAGATCATTGCAGGTGACAACAAAGAGGCGCTTGCCATTGGAGGTGCCATCGAACAGGGAGAGCATGGTGGACTGAGGATCGGTTTTATCATCATCGGAGGGGTGAGCGAAGGTTTTATCGAATTCATCAAAGAGGATCATGACTTCCTGGTCGATGGATTCGAGGTAGGAGGCGATGCCGGGGATGACTTCATCGACAATGAGGACGGGCAAGCCAGCAGAGATGGCACGGGTGGAGAGCAGGCGGGCGAACATGGACTTGCCGATACCTTTTGCGCCGCTGAGGATGACGCCAAGAGAACGCGGGAAAGCGTTGTAGGACGCTATGACTTTTTCGACCTTGGATTCATGCGGGCCATAGACCGTTTCATTGACCTGCATATTGGGGCGGGATTCCAGATAAAAGCCGCTGAGCTTGGAGAAGCGGACGCAGTAGGTGGCGGCGGGCAGGGAATCAAAGGTGCGAAGGGAATCATCGTAGATCTGGTACTTGATGCCGGTGTTGACGATTTTCATAAATATGTAACTCCTTTTAATTTTTGTTATAGAACAATGTTAAAAGTAAAACAAGGTGGTGGAAAATATTACAAAAATGGGAAGTGGTACGGTTATCAGTACGGGGCTTCGAGGTTGCGGGGATTATAGGGGGCGTAAGTGATTTCGATTTTGCCGGGGCAGGTACAGGTTTTGCCATTGACAAAATACTGACGCCAGTAGTCATCGTCACATTCGCCTTTGGAGGTAATACGGAAGGTGAGGGAAGGGAAGGAGCGGGAGAGTTTAATCATATCGTTGGCGACATCGAACGGACATTCGTTTTCGGGGTCGAAGGTGAGGATATCGTTCTCGTCATCATAAAAATAGGCGGAAGGATCGAAGGGTCTGAGGTAAGGGGAAGCATCGGCGTAAAGGGTTTGGAGTTCATGCTGGATGGCACGGCGGGTGGGTTCCGGGATAAGAGTGGGGGTATCATCGCGGAAGACATCGAGGGTGTAGCGGGTAAAGTAGGACATAGAATCATCTCCTTAATTTAAGATGCAGCGGCGGAATCGGTAAGGGATTTGAACATTGTTTTGGGCAGGCCGGGGGTAGATTCCTGGCGGGAAATCCACTGGCGTTGGTAGGAGACAGCACGGGGATAATCAGCAGCGGGGGAAACAAGTTTTGGAGTTTCAATATTTTCAAAGACACATTCCGCGATGATCTGCAGGATTTCCGGCAAGGTGGTATCAGAACCATAGGCGGAGACAAGACCGCGCAGAGAACAGTAATAAGGCTCAACGGCTTGTTCCAGCTGGCGAATGGTGTAGGCAGAGAGGTCGATCGTTTCGGCGGCAACGGCATAATAATTGCGGTTGGGAGAAGCCGATTTGGAGTGAAAAGGAACGATGTCAGTGAACTGGTATGTAGTGGGAGAGAGCGCACGGCAATACTGGCGGGTGTCCGGGTCAGTTTGGAAAAATTGTTTCATTGGGGCGGTCCTTTCAGGGGGTGATGAGAGGCTGGATGAGGGAATCAAAAGAGATGGAGGAAATGGGGATAGGCTGTGGGGAGGAAGAATAATTGGTAAGAGCACAGATAGGGAAGTAAAAAGGGAAATCGTAAAAAGAACATGATTGTCTATCAGATCGTTTTACAATGTAAGAATGGCCGCAAAATTGTTTCATACCTTCCAAAATGGTGAGAAACGGAGTTTTAATTCCACCACTTTCATTCAAACCGTATTCTTCTGCCATGTCATCCCATGTACGAATGGTGACGATATCATCGGGCTGAGGATCGAAATTCATAGAGCGGCTCCTTTCAGAAGATCATCAAAGGTGAGAGAGGATTCAAAGACGGGTAACACAAGAGAACAGACAGGAAAATCATAGTTTACATCCGCAAAAGAGCACCAGGAGCCAACAGCGGTAGTGGTTACACGTTCAACAGTGTAGAAATGACCGCAATATTGTTTCATACTTTGAAAGATGGCGATAGGAAGCGTTGAGATATCCCCATAGGAATCAGTGCCAAACTCTTTTACCATATCATCCCAGGGGCGGATCATAACAAAATCACCGACTTGAGGAATACACGAACTCATTATGTGGCTCCTTTCATAAGATCGTCGAAAGAAATGGTAGAAGCAGGAGCAGGTGAGGTAAAAACGAACATGTCTTCAGTAAAAGGGTACCAGCTGCCGTCTAATCCATAAATCCAATGTTTATTGTTAATGGATGGCCGGACATATTCGACTTTGAAAGAGCGACCGCAAAACTGTTTCATATCATAGTCAAGGGTTATATAAGGGGTTTTAATCCCTAGTTGTTCACCCAGGCTGCCATATTGAGAGAGCATATCATCCCAAGTACGGATTGTGACCGTATCGCCAGGCTGAAATCTGTGAGGATAAGACGGCATAGGTTAAGCACCACCTTGAAGTAAATCATCGAAGGAAATGGGAGAGGGAGGAGTAGGCGCGGGGGAGGATTCAATAAGAGATTGGTAGGCGGCATAAATTTTTGAAGCGTAATACATTTTGTCGTCCTGGGTGGTGAACTGAAAGAAATTTTTATTGCAGACACCTGTGGCAGTGACGATTTGAGGGGAATCAAAATCACCGCGGGGAACAGCAGTAACGTCAGAAACAGGACAGAAACCGAGATTACCCCTAGTTGATAAGTTCATACAGGGAGCGACGGATTGTTTGCGTAGATCAGAGCTTTGGCGAAAATCATCATAGAGAGCTTTACATTGAGCGAAGGAGGGGAAGAGAATTTCTTGGTTAGGAAGGATGGTGGGATAAAAAAGATCGATTGTTTCGGGAGGAATCAAAATAAGTCACCACCTTGGAGAAGAGAATCAAAGGAGAGAGAAGAGGGCGGAACGGATTGGAGTTTGGATTGTTCAAACATAGGGGAAGAAAAAACCACGGAAGTACCGTCGAAAAAATAAGAATCAAATTTTGGAGATGGATAGCGACGTACATGAACAATGGGAAGTGTTTGTCCGCAATATTTTTTCATAAACTCTGTGAAAGTTTTTGGGACTTTGATTCCACCATATCTGTCCAAACCAAATTCGGATTCCATATCATCCCACTGACGGATAGTAACTTTATCTCCGACGTTGTAGGTAGGGTAATCGGTAGGGTTAAGAGGTCTCATTGAGGGAGTTCACCTCCGGTGAGGAGTTGGTCAAAAGAGATGGTGGGAGGAATGACGGAAGAGGATTCGTTAAGAGGGGCGAGCATGGCGGGTGAGAGGAGCCAGCGGCGGAATCCAACTGTAGAGGGGGTGCCACGAGAAAGAGAGAGAAGAGAATCATCGAACTGGAAGATATCGGAAGAAAGATAACGTTTATTTCTGTCAAAATAGGAAGGTTCGTTTACGATGGTGAGAGTGGCACCGCAGAGGTATCTCATTTCGCTATTAAAGAATGAGTTGTCTGGCAAGTAAATACCATAGGTACTATCATGATGGCTGATGGAATTGAATTCATCCCAGGAGAGGATGCGGACGCGTTGGCCGAGGTAGAGGTCTTGGAAGGTCATAAAAAAATCACCTCATTGATTGGACTGGGGTTTGGGTGCCCAGGAATGGAGCTGGCCATCCAGGATTTGCATTTCCTTGGCGATGGAAGCGATAACGAAATCAAGAGAGATGGCCTGACCGGTAGTCTGGCGACCCCAGTAGGACTTGCCCCAGCAATCAAGAACAACTTCACCGCGGGCTTTGAGCTTTTCACCGAACCAGTTGGAGACTGCCCACCATTCAAAGATTTCGGGCGGGGTGGTATCGAGGTCATCGTATTCATCGTCACTGTAGACAGCACCGCAACACTGACAGACATGAACAGTTTCGGACTCGCAGCAGGCACGGGCTTGGGTGAGAGTGGGATAGGTGAGGCCGCAGACGGGGCAGATATAGGGGTCCACAGGTTCCGGGACGTCAGAATCATAATCCGGGTTTTGGAATTTGGAATCATCGAGGTTCGGGACGTCAACTTCATCAAAGTAGCTGGAATTACCGCACTCGGAACAGGTTTGGGAGGAAGCATCACAGATAGCGGATTCGTAATCGGATTCATCGAAAGGAGGATCTTCCGGGATGCTGGCGTCATAAGCGAGGGCGGAGAGGATAAAATCCATTTCCTGGTTCATATTGCAGAAGACTTCGCGGTTGATGAGCTGGTCGAGAATTTTTTGGTTGGGGGTGGAATCGGAAGAATATTCTTTGTCATTAACGGTGTAGAACATGGGATCAACTTCCTTTTTTGTATGTAGGGGGTTCAGGATTCAAAATCGGGGTGGTCGAGAGCGGTGGCGTTAGAAAAGAAGACATCAACCATATCCTGATCGGATTCGATGTTGTAGCAGCCGCCGCAGGAATCGTTTACTTCCCACTCATTGGAATCGGGGTTATATTGATAGAGGGTGAGAGCTTTTGCTTCGCCGTTGAGGTACTGCTGATAGAGTTCAAGCTCACTCTCGATTACGTTCTCAGCACGAGAGCGCCAGTCCGGGGTGGAGTAGCCGAGGTCGGCCACGTCCTGGCGGGTGCAGACGGCGAAACCGGCAAGGCCGGAATCAAAATCATCATGGAACGGCGTGGTGGAGAGAGCGATGGCGGAATGAATGTAGGCATAGATAGGGAGTTTGATGTACTCGGATTCAATGCCGGCTTTGACATCAGGGACAAAAGCGCTGACAGGTTTATCACCAGAGAAATAACGGTTGGGGGCGATATAGAATGTGGAGTAGCAATCCCAATCCGTGCGGGGGTTGGGAGGGAAGAGGTCGGGTTCTTCGGAGATGAAATAAAGATCATTGCCGGATTTGGCGTAGGTGCCGGTGAGGGTTTGTTTGGTTTGAACGGGGATGGTGAGGGTGGACATATTTCAAGCCTCCTTCTTGGATGCGGATTCAACTTCCGGCTTGGATGCGGCGTTAATATAAGTGTTGACGGCGGCATTGAAGCGATCAAACAGGACACCGCTGTACATGACAAAGGTTTTGAGCTGCTGGGCGGTGCGGTTATAGCGGTTGCGGAACTGGATGTGAGCTTCGTTCCAATCGGTGTTCATGATTTTATAGACGTTGCGGTAGGTGACGGAGAAGTTGCAGGAGGTATCATAGTAGATAGCAGCGGCCTTGGCGATGGCGGCATTGATGGCGGCAGCACGTTCATCCAAAAGGGACTGAGAAGGGGCGGGCTTGGGCTGCTTTGCGGATTCATCCGGCAGGGGAGCAGGGACGGGCTGTTCATCCAGAACGGAGGTGGCCGGAGATTTGATGATGCAGGGTTCGGTTTTAATGAGGCCGAGTTCCCGCTGGACACCGAGGGGAAGCTGAGAGTTGGGGTTGGAATCGTTTTTGCGAACGTGCTTGATGATGGCATCGTTATAGAGATCATTCAAAATAGAATCGAAGATTTCGCGGTAGGTAGTGGAGGATTCGATAATTTGGATGGTGGAGATATAAGTATAGGGGTGGGACTTGCGGTAGTTGATGCGCTCCTGCTCCTGGACAAAGCCGTAATCGCGTTTCATTTTGGTGTAGATCTGGTTGAGGATATCGCGGCGGGAGGAGTAAAGCTCCGGGGCGTTGCGGATGATTTTATCCATGGTCTGGTAGACTTCATCACGCCAGGTGACGGGGGTGGATACAGGTTTTGAGGTTACAGCAACAGAGACATTTAACTTTTGCGGGGCAGGTGCCGGGGTGGATTCGTTTTTGGGGCTGGGGGCAGGTTCATCATGGACGGCATAATCCTTGGGGGTGACGGTGACGGGCTGCGGGGCGGGCTGCTGAGCGGGGACAGCACCGGCAAAGTGGTTGGCGAGGGCAGCGAGGGTGGAGGTCATTGTGACCATGCAGCGGGTGGTTTCGGCCTGGGTTTTGAGGGTGGAATCAACGAGGGCCTGGATGGTTTGCATGGCGACGGCAGAGGTCTGGTCCGGGGTGGTGAGGACGCTGCGGCCATGGTAAAGGGATTCCATAACGTCCCATACGAAGTCCATAAATTTATCCGCGTTGGGCTGGCGGGAGAAACGGCAGATTTCCATAACGCCGCGGAGGGTGTAAATAAATACATCCCTGGACTTACCGTCAACTGTATTCATTTTGCATACGGTTGAAAGAGGGTCCAATCGATCTTTATTCCGATTATGAATCTGCTGAATTGCGATACGAGGATTCTCATAATTCAACGCTGCACCGACCTGTTCGCGGGTCATGTAGAATTCATTTTTATTGGAATCGTCCTGATATACATTGCAGGTCAAAGAGCCAAAAGGCTTTTGGGTAACGAGGGTAAGATTTTGAGTCATTTTGAAAGTTCCTTTCTGTGATATGGGATAAATAGATATTGGATATTTGTTATGCTTTGACGGTGTTTTTGCGGGTGAGTTCGAGGACGGTGCAGAACGGAGCGAACCAGCCGCCGCCCGAATAGAAGGCGTGCGGGGTGGAGGGCTGACATTCATAGCAGACAGTACCGTTGATGATAGCGAGGGTGTAGGTAAGTTTGGTCATAATGGTTGATCCTTTCTGATGGTAAAAATAGATTCAAAATAAAACAGGGAACAAGCTGGTGGGAAATGGGCTTCTTGGGTGGATCGAACGGTTGGATCTGTGACGGACATAGTATCGTTGTTTTTGATTTGTGACAGATCTTTTGATGTCATATCGAATTCGTGTGGAGATGCTCAGTCTGCAGAAGGCCCTACGATCCCGGAGGGGGAGGCGGTAACAAATTCGAACTCTTGGATATAACCGAAGAGTGAAGCATGAACTGAAATATAATCAGCAAATGATTCTATACCTTGTTGGGCTGTTTTATTTTTTGAGGTTGATCGTTGGGGCACGGCGGGGTGTGGTTGGCAAAATCGGCCATGGAAGCGCCGTGGTATTTATGCTTGGGGATTTGCCAGTTGAGCGGCAGCTCCTTTCAACAAATCATCGAAGGAGAGAGTGGAGGAGACAACTGTGGGATAAGATTGTTCAAACATGAGGGAAGTAAAAACCATTGTGCTACCGCCGAAATAGTAACAATCAGAATTCGGAGATAGATAGTGTTTTTTACGGACAATGGTGAGTGTCTTCCCGCAATATTTTCTCATAGGCTCTGTGAAACAAGCTTTTGGGACTTTAATGTCACCAAATACGTTCAAACCAAATTCAGAGGCCATATCGTCCCATTGGCGGATGGTAACTTTATCTCCAATGTTGTAGGTGGGATAATCGGCAGGGTTAAAGGCAATATCCATGGTTATTAGACTCCTTGAAGTAAATCATCGAAGGTAATAGAAGGGGTGGAAATACGGTTTTGTGGTTCATGGGGGAGGATTGCGGGGAGAAGCATGGCAGAGGTGAAAAACCAACCGCGAGGAGAATCACCATCATTAAGGTCTACATAAACATCCGGTGAATAATTGAGAAAATAAATGGGTTCATCAGGAAGATCTTTATCATGAACGATTTTGACAACAATAAACTCTTTGCCACAGTAAGGTTTCATGTCAAGAATAAAAGAAAGTTTATTGGGATGAACAGTGATATCACCGTAAGGATTGGAGCCGAATTCTTCCATCATATCATCCCAGGTGCGGACGATGACGCGATCACCGACGTGGTAGGTGGGGTAGGGGGCTGGCATTCAAATGCCTCCTTTCAGGAAATCGTCAAAGGAAACAGAGAAAACGGGAACCGAGGTGACATAGGGGTGAAATTCATTGGGGGAGAAAAGAGCGGAGTTCCAAGAGAATTTGGCAGCGGCGGAGGGATCGACAGCGGTGGAGAGATCGTAGGGTTTTAAGAAGTAAAAGCCAGAAGCGTCAAGTTTACGAGCAATTTGCATGATGCCGCCACAAAGAGAACGGCGTTTAGGGGGTATAAAATCTGCGTTACCATTAGGAAGGGGATCGAGAAACAGCGCACAGCCAGCATCATTTTTGGGAAGAGCGTCAAACTCTGCGGCAGAAATGATTTGAACGAGGGTGCCAATGGGGTAGGTGGGAAAATTCATTGTGCAACTCCTTTCAACAAATCATCGAAGGACATTGAAACTTGGGGCGGAGAAACGACACTCAGCAGATCCATAAGAGGGTGAAATTCAGCGGCGGAGAAGAACCAGTCATCCCAGGGAAAAACGGTTTTATCTTTAGCGAAGAAAGGGGCGAGTTTGTATAGGTCTCCTATACCGCTTTCGGAAATGCTAGTAATGACAGCCGAACAACCGCAAACAGGAAGTTTATCTCTGTGAAAAGAATCGTACAGGCCGTAACTGGAAAGGGCAAGAATAAAATTGCCGCAGTCATCCGTAGAACAGGAATAAACTTCTTCTTCGGAGATGATTTGGACAACATCACCAACTTTATAGGTGGGATTCATGGTAGGCTTCCTTTCTGTGATGGGGTTAGAGGTTTGCGATAAGAGAATCAAAACTGAGGTACGGAGCGGGGATAGTGCGGGAGATCATGCTGGGCTGGATGATGTGGTAGGAATCGTTGTGAGGAAAGTAGAGGCGAAGAAGGCCGGATGTACCGAGGATGGCAACGATCTTGCCTTGCTTGCCAAGGATAGGCTCATAGGGGAGAGAATCGGTGAGGGTGAAAGTGGGGCCGTAATCATACTGGAGGGAGCAGAGCATTTCCGGAGCGGAGACGATCTCGACCCAGGTGCCGGGTTCATAGCCGGGGAGGAAGGGGGTCATGGGGAATCACCTGCCTTGAAAAATAAGTTCATCAAAAGAGATGGAAGGAGTGGGGAGAGGAGCGGGGGTGACGGCTTCGGGGGTATCGTCATAAGTAAAGGCGGAATGGGTGGCGACAAATGTTTTGTTATTCATACTGGGGACAATAACGGTGACATAAGCGCCAGTATCAGATTGGACAAAGCCGTGGAGGGTACGACGGGCTATGCCATGTAGCGTTCTGATTTCAAAATAGACGGGAGTGCCGGGTTGAATGTAATAAGGGTCCATAAGAATCACCTGTATGAATTAGAGGGCGGAAATAATTTCATCAAAAGAAACGGTTGGGGAAGGTACGGTATTGGGAGACTTATAAGTGAAAGGATCGTTGGGGTCCTGGATTTCGGTGATGTATCCATGAGGGACGTGGAAGGTGCGGGAATCATCGGTCCAGACGATGACGCAGTTGCCGATATCTTCTTGGACGGTGCCGGAGAGATAGATGATTTGAAATTTAGTTTTCAGGGGGTTGTGATCCGGGCTGATAACTGGTCCTACGGTAAAGAATTTGACCCGTGAGCCGGGGGAGATAAGTTTCATAAAAATCACCTGAATTCATTGTTGTGGGCGGGTTCCGGGGTATTACCAGGCGCTCCAACCATTGGGATGGCCGGAGGCCCAGCGAAAGGAAAGTAAAACCATGACCGTGCGTTTACCAGGCGCACGAACAGGGGGCGCAACGAGCTGCTAAGAAAGGAAGAAACAACTGAAGCGCCTGGGAATGCCCCAGAACCATGGGGCGGAATGGAGAAAATAAAAATCAATTTGTGAAAGCTGATGAGAGGCAGCCACCGGAATCGGATGGTGGTGATGACTGATCTTCTGAGTTTGATTGGGGCGGCCTCCGATGTTGCTCGCTTATTTTGTTAAAGACTGGGGCATTGGCCCGCCCTTTCTGATGCGCTGTGAGGCGACCCATCGTGTGTCTGGGAGTACGATGACTCGATGCAGTCGCTGCTGCGACGTGAGTGAGTCCTGGCCAGGGGTGGGTCAGGGTAACAAATTCGTGCTCTTGGATATGACCGAAGAGCCTGAAGCGGAAAAAGCTTACAGTATACAACACAAACGAAATTTAATGGAACGCTAAGATGACAGGGTTACAGACCGAGGAATGCGGATTCACCCTGGAGGTTGAAGGGGGCGGAGAGACCGGTGTGGATCAGCTCGCCTTTTTTGATGAAGTTTTGGAAGTTGGTGACGGTATAGCAGGCGGCAACGCGAACCGTGGGGGCAACACCGAGGGTAGTGCCGCAGGCCGAAACAGGAACCTGGGCGGTGGCTTCGGCGTGGGTGAAGTTCATTGTGGCGCGAAATTCCGCGACCTGTTTGGGGTCCGACCAATCGGCGGCATAGAGCTGGGCGTCAAAGAGGGCGGTACGGACATCAAACATGGCTTTAATGAAGGTGTTAAAGCGGTTGGCATCCACGATTTTCTGTCTGATCTCGATGTTATCCACGGCGAGAAAAACGTAACCGGAGAGGGGCTGGCCGTTCCAGCCGGAGGGTTCCAGACGGATATCATTTTTGGCTTCCGGGTTGATGGCACAGAGAATATCGCGGAGGGCTTCCACTTTGGGCTGGCCGACCTGAGGATCAAAGAACATCTGGTTGACGATGTTTTTCTTTTCCACCGTATCAAAATCGTAGAGGGTGAAGTTGGTCAGGCCATAGCGGGCAAGAAGCTCCGCGATGGTGGAGCCGACCGAACCGCAGCCAATGATGTGGATGCGGCCTTTGACATCATGCGGGGAGAAGACATCCAGGCTTTTGGCAAGATTCATAAGGCACCTCCGTTGGTGTGATAATCGTAATAGGTGGGGTAGTGGTCATAATAATTGCCGTCATCGTCCATCCAGCAGCGGGCGGCGTTATCCCAGACGACGTGGGGTACGGTGCCGCCGGTGGGCTTGACGGGAGGGTGCGCTGCGGAATAGACGGGCAGGGCTTTGGTGACAAGGGACTGAGCGGTGGCGGCAAAATCGGAGAGGGTATCGGTGTAGGTAACAGAGATATCGTCTTTATCGTAGATTTTGTTGGCGGCGTAGTCATACAGGCGGGCGGTGAACTCGCCGCGCTTGTTCCAGATCATGAAGAGGTAGAAATCATTGCCCTTGAGCTTATTGACAATTTTGGACTCGTTTTCGTCATCGACGCCGGAAGGGGAAGTGGACATGTTGACGTGGCTGTGGGCCTGGTAGCGGATGTTGTTGAAAATTTCATCGGGCTGGGAGAGCAGCCAGTCGTTGTATTTATCCTGGTCGGTTTCGACGGTGACGCCAGTAACCTGCTGGGGGTAGACGAGGATATCATAGATTTCATACTCGGTGGGGGAAAGCTGGCGCATGAGGCCGTGCCAGGCGACCTCGGAAGTGAAATCATCAATGAGGCGGGACTGTTTGGCCCAGGCATCGGCGGTAAAATTGATGTTGATTTTATCTTTTGCCTTGGTTTTGGCGAGCTTGACAGAGCCGGTGAGGAGCTGCTGGCGATAGAGTTCGATGGCGGCATCCAGAGCGGTCTGATCAATGTGGATAACTTGCATGGTTATTCTCCTTCCTTAACGGAATCGTTTGCGGATTTGAGCTGTTCAATGGCCTGCTTGGGGGTGATGGATTCACCGGCGGCGGTCAGGATGACGGGGATATCCGTGTGATAGGCGGCGGCGAAATCATCAAAGAAATATTTGGTGGAGATTGTTTCGACGAGGTTCATGCTGCTGGCGCTCTGCTGACAGATGGCAATGGAGGCAATAAAATCTCGGCGATCCTCGGCATCCTCCAGCATGGGTTCATAGTTACCGAGGCAGGAGTGATGATTGATGTGAGGGTTGGGAACAGCCTGAACAACGTTCATATTGATCGCGTCAGACATGGCTGTGACATGGCAGTTGTAATTAAGCTTATAGGTGGCAGCGAGTTTGATTTTGAAGATATGGTCAATGAACACAGCCCGGAAAAGGATGCGGACATCGTGTTCTTCTTCACCGGTAAGATCCTCATAGGGGCGGTCACTGTTGAAGATAAAGGTTTCGACATCATCCGGGTCATAGTTGGAGAGGAATGTGGTGATGGTGAGGAGAAGCGCTCCATCGTCAGTATCGACGGAAATACCTTTTTGAGTGTGGAGGTAATCCTTGAGTTCCGTGATAAAGGTGGATTCATCTTTGGAGTCAAGGCCGGTCAGCTCACAGTTGATGCTGGTGATGTTGGTAAAAATTCCAGAGATACGGGCGCGGGTTTCTTTCAGCTCACGGTAAAGGTTTTCAATAGAGCGCTTGAGATTCGCTTTACGGCGGTCAATGGTACCTTTGAAGAGGGATTCAATCGCTTTATCTACGGCTCTGGAGGGCAGATCGGTTTTGTTATAAAGAGGCTCCGCCATCCGGGCGAGGGTTTCCGAGCCAGTATCCGGGGTGGAGAGGGCGCGGAGGTAAGCGAGCTCATCGGAGGTGAGGGGGTGATCCTTGAAGAGCCAGGGCAGCAGGCGGGGCATGGCTGAGGCAACACGCTGGTAAAAAACACTGCTGTAGAGGCCGCCGTCGCGCTGGAACTGGACGATGGTGATACGGGCGGCTGCATCCTGATAAACTTTGTACTTATCAAAGAGATAAGCGCCGATATCCTTGACTTCCTGGATGAAATCGGGGATGGTGGCTTTATCGGTGACGAAGAACAGAAGGGATTCATTCGGGTTAGGGGAAGGCTGGAGGCCGGAATCATCGCCAAGGATGGCAAGGGTATTGCCTGCGGTGAGGCGGGGATAAACCGTGCAGGCCAGAGCCTTGGTGAAAATTACTTTGAAAGTGGTGCGGCAGGGGGTGTTGTCCTGCCATGTGATGGTGGGCGACATGTAATTGAGAATATCGGTGTAGTTGGGGAGTGGCATGGTGATTCATTTTTCCTTTCTGATTAGATTTGGAACGATTGGCCGCGTTTGCGTTGCCCGCTGCCCGCCGCGTGGAGGCTGTTCCTGTAAGGCAGCACCCCGGTGGGGGAAGAGACACCACCGGAGAGGAATCAATCAGGCGTTATCCTGCTTGGCAATGTTGACCAGGTAGCACTTTTCCGCGATACCGAAGTCCGCGAAGGTCTTATCCAGATCGCCTGCGGCCAGAGAGGAGCCATCCAGCTTGGTCTGGCCGGTGGTGTAATCGACATCATGAGCTTCCAGAACGGAGCGCAGGGTGGTGTTGGGGTCAACGGGGTAAGTGTTGCGGTGCAGGTTATCGACGATAGTAACGTTAATCATGGTAAAAAATCTCCTTATGATGAAATATTTTTATGTTGGATTGTGGATTGGGGAAGAAAAATCATGGCCGGGCTGCTTGTTGTGGGGGTGAGCACCGGCCGTTTTGGTTACTGGGCGGCGGTGTCGTTTGCCGGGGTGCCAGGGGTGGAAACTTCAATGCCGGCGATGATGGCATCGTGGTCGGCCTTGAGCTGAGCCAGGGTTGCAGCGGCCTGGGTTTCGATTTCATCCAGGTGCTTCTTGGCGAAGCCGATGCGCTCGGCGACATGCTCCTTGGCCTTGGTGATGTTTTCGAGGTCGGCGGGCAGGTCCTCAACGTAGATGGCATTGTCGGTGCCGAAGGCGGACTTGGCGAAGCAGATGCCGTAGGTGGACATGCTCTGCTTGGCGGACGGGGCAATGGCAAAGATGATTTCATCGTCATCGTTGGTCAGCTGCAGGGCCTGGGGAGCCTTGGTGTGGAGGGTTTTCAGCTGGGCCATGGTCAGGGTGGAGGTGATGGAGAAGGTGGTTTCGTTGATTTTGACAGTAGACATAATGTGTGTCCTTTCTTTGGCGTGTAGCCAATGTAAAAAATATTTGCAAGTGCGGAATGCACGATTGCCTAGGTTGGGGAATTGGTGAGGGAAGCGAGTTCATGCCAGGCTTCGCGGTAGGTATCGGCGGACTGGATGAAGGTGGGGCCGTCACGGATCTCGTAATGGCCGTGGGTGGGGATGATGATGTACATGAGGGTCAACTCCTTTTGTTTGTGAAAACTTGTAAATAACAGGGCGAAATAAAACCTGCCAGACGGGGCAGGGCGGGGAACAAATTATAATAAGGCTGGGATGCGCTGTGAGAAACGAGAAGAAAACGGGCGAGAAACTGCATGGCCACAAGGAAACACGGTCTGTAGGGGCTGTGTGGGGTGCTGAGAGGGATGCGGTTTCATGCTGGCGGGTGACTTTGTGATTTTGATTATATACAAGTTTTCGCAAATGTTCAAGCCGTAAAAATGTTGCTTGATGCGGTGAGAATGTTGCATGGCCGATGACAAAATATGTTCGCTTTTTGGCGGTACAAACCCGGTGAGGTGGTGGGTTAGTAAAAGCAATGTTCCAAAACGGCCTAAAAACTGCGTGTCAATACGACTAGGAAGGTTCAAAATCGGGCTGAAAACAGCACGTCAATAGCGTTTATATGTAAAGATAAAGATAGATATATAAGAGGGCGGTGCGTCCGGCGTTTGGAATGGGCACGGGTTTTGCGCTTGTGTTACGGTTTTGCGGGACTCTGGGGCACGGGTTTGTAGGCAGCGCAGGTTTTGGTGGCGGAACAGGAAACGGTGTTCGTTTTGGTGATGGGAATGGTGGGTGCGATAGGAGGAGCGGCAAGGGTGGTGGCGGACTGGAGAGTGAGAGGTTTCGTTTCGGCTTTGGCTTCCGTCATCTTGGTAGGTTTGATTTTGCCGTCAATAACATCGTGCAGGTAGTTATAGCAGCCGATGACGAACAGAGACTTGCGAAGAGGGTCAGCGAAGAAATCATCAATGGTGTAAGGATAAGAAGCTTTTTCGTGAATGGCTTCGTTGCTGTAGTTGTAGCCGTAAGAGTAAACGGTGGTGGGGCTGTGGCGGACATTGAATTTGCGGGTGATGTAGTTGCAGCCGAGCTTGACATAATTCATGAAGGCGGCAGAGCTGTAGTTGAGGACATTGCGGACGGGAAGAGAGACGGGGAAATCAGCAGCGGCAATAATTTCATCGTAGAGGGTGACGATACGCTTTGCCAGGCCGGTTTTGGTGGTGAGGAACCAGTCGTCCTGGGTTTTGAGCTGGCGGATGGCGGCGTCAAGAGCTTTTTCGGAAGTGATTTTTCTTTCAAAGTCAGTCATGGTAAGTAATTCCTTTCTTGGCTTAGAGTTTAATAGGCAAAAGAAAAAAGCCTTGCGAGTGGGCAGGGCTTTGGGGTGATTGATTTTTAAGTTTCTCCCAAAGGAGTTTTTTTATGATACTGAAAATCCAGATCATAATTACGACCGCAGATACATTCTATTGTTGCGATAGGTTTACTTTGCGGGGTTTCGGGTTTATAGATATGAAGAATGCCTTGTGTTTTACCGCAATCGGGGCATTTGAAGTCGGTAAATTCATCACAGAGAGGTTCGAGTGTCACCCAGCCGTCCGGGTTGCTAACAATAACATCCCAGATGAGAAACATAATGTTACCAGGAGTCAGGACATCGGGGGAATCCTCATTAAGATTAGAAAGCTTTGGTTCTTCGCCCCAGGACTTATCATACCGAAACTGGGAACCTGCGGGAATACCGGGGAGGTCTTTCAAGGTAGTTACTTTATAAACCATAGTTCAATCTCCTTTCTTGAATCGTTTTGCACCGCAGGTTAATGCACAGCGGCGAGGACGGGGGCAGCGGCACAGCAGAGGGTTTTGCAGCCGATGACGCGGCCTTGGGTATCGCGGACCATGCAGCAGGGGTAAAAGACATCGGAGCGGGTGGGAACGCGGGAGGCGACAAGCGCACTGACAATATAAATCGTATTGGGCATGGGGTTTGGCAGGTTTTCGACATCGCCATAGTAAGAGTGGGAGATGGGGATGGTTGTACCGGAAGCGGTGGTGAATTCGCCGTCGGAGATGGATTCAACATAGACGCGGGCAACCACGCCGAAGGGCTTGATGGAGGCGGTGCCAATGTTGATTTCGTGCGGGGTGAGGTTGAGAATTTGGGTAGACATGGGGCGGTACTTCCTTTCATGCTGCGCAGCTTTGTGGCTTGCGGATTCGTTTTTGAATTTACAATTTGTTCATAATGTTTGTTGGAATGATAGAATTTATGCGGATTTTTGCTTGAAAAGTTTGGTGGAAACGGAGAAATAATTTTGTTTTGCGGTTTGGTTTATGATTGAATTATACAACGAATGGTTGTTGCGTGCCAGTGCAAAAAGTTGGACATCAATAATGATAGCGGCGCTTCAAATCATATTCGCCGTTGGGGATGAGGCCGTCGGGGGTGGACCAATCGCAGGCATCCTCTTCGTTTTCGGCAGAGGGGCGGATGATGGGCCAGGTGACGACATAGCACGGGGCGGTGAAGTCCTTGGCGATTTCGTTGGGGCAGATGGCTGTGGCAACGTACTGGGCGATACCGTGATAACAATCATAGGAGCAGTAGGCTTGTTCCAGGAGGATGAGGGGCTTACCGTCATAAGAGCAGGCACCGTTGAGTTCCAGGCGGGAGAGTTCGGACTGGAGGTTGAATGGGTGGCGGGTTTTGGTTTTCATTTTGGTTTGACCTTTCTTTAGCAGACTGTGTTGTTATGAATGGGGTAGCGGCGTTTTGACGTTCAAAAATCAATCTTGATGCGGCGCTCTTTGACAGGGATGGTTTCAAAGTGGTAGCCGGAATCGTAAGCGTTGGGGATGCGGGTGCGCTTGGTATCGTGGCGAATGGTGGAGAGTGGGGCGGCAAGGAGCAGGGAGAGGATGGCCCCGGCAGCGGATTCAATCTCGGAATCAGGGCAACCAAAGCCGATAAGCGGGTCAGTAAACCAGGACTTGGAGCTTTCTTCCATACAGGCATCGCCGGAGTAGGTTTCGCTTTTGGGGTCAATAGGGGTTTTGAGGTAGTGGAAGGGAAAGAAGGGGTTGTTGTCCAGGCTATAGGAGTAGTAAACGCCGTTCATTGCGAAGTTGATATAGCTGGTGTGGGTGACGGTGATGGGGGCGTTGGGGATGGACTAGAAGAGGGCGAGTTCCTTTTGGAGGTTGGAAATCAGCGGTTCCCGCACTTTGGGATGGAAGGTTGAAGAGGATTCAATGCGGCGCTGCGTTGCGGTGCAGGCTTCTTCCAGGTTGCGGTCAGAGATGACGGCGGGATACAAGGGTTTCACTTTGCCGCCCTGGGCGGTGATGAGCTGGGCCAGGCGGGTGAGGATGCGGGCAGAATTATACTGCCAGGAGGTTGCGTAAAGACGTTCGTTCTCTTTTAAGACAATCATTGCGGGGCTTCCTTTCATCTTGTGATTCAGTGTTAAAACCAGGTGATAGAATCAAGGTCGGCGGCAGGAATTTCTCTGCGGTCGGCAAAAATGCCTTTATATTCCGGGTGGTCGGACGGGATGAGGAAGGCGGTAACATCTTTGGCGCTCTCAAGCGTTTTCTGCACGATTCGTTCCGCAATGATGGTGGACATGGCAGTAAAATAAGTAACGCATTTTGCGTAGGGAATATAAAACGTGACGGCGTACTGGCGCAGTTCAGGCTGCCAGATGCGATAGGGGTCATTCAAGGCTAGGCTGCGCAGATTGACAAAGTGGTTGTGGTGTGCCTTGATTGCGGCGCGGCATTCATTCAGGACCTGGGCGGTGCCGGGAATGATATCCGTGGGGAGAACCGGTTCGTCATCGGTGAAGTAGCTGCGAATAGCGGAACGGATTTCATCTATCGTTTGGCGGCTGTTATAATGGCCGATGACGGTAGGTGCGTGGGTGGAATCAGTGAGAATGAGAGCGTAGGGGGTATTCATTTTGCAGCTTCCTTTCATGATTCAATTTATTCAGAGGTAGTAGGCGGGAAACGCCTGGCCGACTTCTTTATAGGTGGTGAAGATGGGGCCGTGGTTGCAGATAAAATCATGCAGGCCGGCACGCAGGGCACTGAAGATTGCGTCTTCGTTGTAATGGGCGGACGCTTTGTTATAATCGCGCTGCCAGGTGATAAAGTAGGTCCGAATTGCTTTGGATTCCCAATCATTTTGGAGGAAGGCGGGAACCTTGCCGGAATCATACTGCTGCCAGGCTTTGGCAAAACGGATATCGCCATAGATGCGGGAGGCCATGTTATAGGCGATTTTCTGCTCTGCGGTACAGACGGACTTATCCACGCCACGGATTTTGTGGTATTGCAGTTTCATTGCGGGATTCCTTTCCATCAGAGAATAATCTGGGTGCCTTCATCCAGGGCTTTGCGGAGGGTATCGGCGGTTGCCTTGAGGTCGGCAGAGCTTTCATTGGGCAGGGGAGAGTTGACGGCGTGATAGGCAAAGGTTTCAAACTGGCTGCGGGTGATGGTGCCGGATTCGGCCAGCTTGGCGAATTCAGCGAGGGAAGCGGCGGTGGGTTTGGGCTGATGAAGGGCGAGGGCATCCAGCATTTCCGGCTTGACTTCCGTATAGCCAACGGTTTCAACGTGTTCATCCGGGAAGGCCGTTACGATAACTGTGCAGTTGGGAACGGTGTGGGAAACGATGCGGGTGGCGGCCAGGTCTGTGACGGTTTCCAGAACGGTGAAGTGACGGTCTCCGGTTGCGGTTTCATAATAGACGCGGAACGGGGTTGTTTCGGGGTCGGAGAGGTCATCGGCAGGCTTAACGCGCAGGTCTACAAAGTGCGCGGGGTTCTTTTCGATTGCGGTGCGACACTGGTCAAGAATGTTCACTGCGGCGTTGGAGAAGCAGTTGAGGCTTTCGACCGACCGGAATTCATCGTCCAGCCAGGCGCGGGCACTCTGGCGGGCTTGACAGGCGGCGGGACGGGTATTGAAATAGCCGATGGTGGTGGGCAGGTGAAGGGAATCGGTGAGGATGAGAGCATAAAGAGAATTCATTTTAGGTACTTCCTTTCATTTCATGCTGTTTTTCTTGGCAGGGGATTCAATCGGCATCAATGGTCAGGGCGTATTCATCCGACTGGCCAAAGACGGTAAGGGTTACGGTTGCGGGGGATGCGGGGTTATAATCAATTTGGATGTTGGTCATGACCAGGCGGCAGGTGGCGGCAAAGGTCAAGAGGATAAGGCCGAGAGAGAGGAGGAGGGCGGAGAAAATGCGGCGAGGTTTCATTTGGGAGACTTCCTTTCATTGGTAAAGCCGATTCAATTTATGATGCAATAAAAAACGCCCTGGCGGTAAAGTCAGAGCGCAGAGAACTTATTCATGATGTTCATGGTGAGGTCAGGCCGCCTTGCGGTGGGTGGCGGTGCGGTGCTTTGCCGCTTTGGGTTTGGCCACTGGTTTGTGAATGGCATACACGGCCAGAATCAAAATGGCGATTGAAACGGCCAACAGAATGAAGGGGTGGCGCTCGGCCAGGGCGGGAAGGCCGAAGAGAATGGCCAGTGTTACAGCGGTAAAGGCCGCGAACCGGGTGAGGTGGGTCAAGAGGGTTTTCATTTTTTTCAGCCCTCCAGTTCTGCCTTTGTATAGACGTCGGAGTCGTTTACCCCATAAAACAAGTCCGGTGCTTCGTCTTCGCTATAGACGGAGGCTTCGAACTTATCTGGGTTGCTATTAAAGCAGCACAGAAGGTCCGTGCAAACCTGCTTGCTAAGCTTTGCCACATTGAACAAGTGGCGAAAGTCCTGTTCATACAGAGCATAACTCATGCCCACCTCGATGTCAGAGGCGAACTTTTTGGCTGTTTCGCGGTCGTCGATGTAGGCGATCACTCCACCAAAAGTGGAATCGCCGATATAGTAATTGAACAAAACTGCGTTTTTCATGGCAATACTTCCTTTCAAACGATTCATTTTAGTTACCCCGTAGGGTTGGTGGTAGGATGCTTCCTTCCCCCGGCCTACCAACTCCGGGCATAGCGGCGGTTTAGAATGCACCGCCGTCAAGATACAAACCGATTTTATCCGTGACGGCAACGCGGCGGCCGTTAATTTCGACCTTATCGCCATAGGCCAGGAGAGTGGCAAGGCGGTATTCGTGGCAGTTACCGTGCTGACGGCTTTTGAACCTGAAATGATTTTTGCGGATGACGCCGGCCTGCATTTGGGCGGCAAAGAAACGCGGGGCGAGAGCTTTCATTTTGGCGGCGCGATAGACTGCCAGGGCCTTCCGGTATTCCGCCGTTGCGTGTTCCGGCGGGGTCATGGGGAAGCGCTTGAAAATTTCGGCAACGTGTTCGGATGTTTCAGCGGTTGCGCGGAATGGCACCCAAAAAGATTCATTTTGCCCACGGCAAGGGCGCATAAAAATCATTTGGCCCTTGTACATATGCGGGCGGGCAACATAGGGACCAACACGGTCAATCCCGTAAATGTCCCCGGCTTGCAGGTTATACCCGTGCCAGGGCGTGGGGCTGGTGCATTGACGCGGGCTTTTCATCTTATACCCGGCCACACTTTTGGCGGCGGGTTTTGCGTGTTTGCGTGACATTTGGGTACACCTCTTTTGTATAATTTATTCAAACATTCGTTCTTTCCGGGCGCGGCGGTCGTGCCCACTTTGCCCGGTTATAAAAGGCGGTTTTGTTTTGGCGCGTGGTTTTGTGGCGCTTGTACTCTTGCATTTTACCGGCTGAAATGTTATAATTAACCTGTGAAAAAACAGGCCATTGCTATAACGGCGTGTGAATACACTTTCCGGGTTGACAAGAGGCGCAAGGCTCAAACCACGGGGCCGCGACAAAACCGCCATATATGTACACTTGTGTAACCTATACAGGTTTTGCAAGTTGGGTTTTGCGCTTTACAATGCTTTACCATATTGACGCGGGATCAAAACCCCGTTGCCAGGCTGCAAAGGGTACACTTTCTGGGCGGAATTTATGCACACTTTTTGCGGCGGCATGGTAAAACAAGTGGGATATAGCGAACAAACAGGGCCTTTTGCGTGTACCGTGTTCCCACGGCATTTTTAAACACAAGGCGCACAAGTGGCCGTTCCCGGTTTTTGTGTCAACCTGTTTATTCTGTTGTCAAGGTTCTTTACCGCCTGTCACGGGCGGCGCGGTGCTGCAATTAGTAACACAGAGCGCTTTTTGGGGCGCTTTTGTGTTTCCAGCCCCGCGGCGTGGACGCTTGCAGCAAAAGGGCCATACCGCCCAAAGAGGGCGGCGCAATGGATTGAATTAAGCGCGGGCGGCGGGTAAAGTGGCGGCGGGCGCTTTGGGGGCTGCCTTCCGGGTGGACTTGCGCGGGGCTTTTGCTTTTGCCTGTACGGCGGCAACGGCGGCAGCTTTTGCGGCCTGTTCGGCCTTGCGCTGTTCGCGGGCGGCCTTGCGGGCCTTCTTATCTTCCACCAGGGCGGCGGCGTTGCTTGCTTGTACGCCGTCAAGGCGGTCAAGTGCCCACTGTTCAAGTGCAGTCATAACCGTGGAAGTGGCGGCAGAATCGGCGTTCAGGTTGATTGTACCACGGCGGGCGCCGTTGGTATCTTTTGCGGTGCCATTGACGGCAACGGGTGCAAGGGCGGTGGCAATGCGGGCGGCGGCGGCGGCGTCAGTTTCACCGCTTGCCACGTCAAAAAGCATAGCGGCGGCGGCGTGGCGGTCGGGGGCAAATTTGCCAAGATATCCGCGGGCGGCGGTCAAAACAGGCGCAGAATCAGGGGTTTGGCTGTTAGTAACGGCGGCGCGATAATCCGCAACGGCCATAATCAGGGCGGCGGCGCTATCCCGGTACAGGTGGAAGAGTTCACGCGCGGCGGCGGCGGTAAAGTCGGGGCCTTCACAATGGGCGGCAAAGACTTTGCAGTTAATGGCCTTGTGTTCTGCAATAGCGGCGCGGGCGGCGGCGGTATAATTTGTAGTCATGGTATATATTCCTTTCTTGTGTTCAATGGAGTGTTGCCCGGGCGGTAAAGCCGGGCGCGGAAAAATCGAACGAACATACTTGAAGCGGTGCAAGGGGTTTGTTTCAAGTACACGCATAGTATAGCAGGATATACGCGTATATACAACGGGAAATATCGTGCATGATACAAAACGCAAAAAATAGCGGCACGCGGTAAAAATTGTATGTACGCGTATATACAAATGTTGCAATGTTTGACCAGGCGGGAAGGACGTGTATATAATAATGGATACTAAAAAGCGTGTATATGGTGCAGCCCAAAAAAGAGCACATGAACGATATATCGCAGAAAAAACTACTGAAGTGCGGGCGGCTCTGCCAAAAGAATATGCAATAAAATTGAATAAAATTGCAGAATTTCAGGGTACTAGCAAGGCACAAGTACTAAAAAACGCTATAGATATGCTATATAGCGCAGTTATTGGGAATGAATAGCATATATGAGCCGTGGGATTTTTTCCGCGCTATATAATGTACGCGCGTACTAATAAGGCGGGAAGGCGGGGCCATAGGTGCTCTATACTGCGTATATCAGACGATGGAGGATCAGGGGCGCAGGTAGATTGTTTGAATTCTAACTGTTTGAATTCTAACTAATGGTCGTTAGGGCACCGAAGGCACAAAAGAATTTACCTAAATATATTTACCTAAATTTCTTTAACTAAAACAGCGCCTGGTATACCCTCTGTAAAGCAAGAAAAGCGCCAAAAATCGGCAGGTGAAAAGGCCATAAAATAGCGCTATACCGCTAAAAATCCACTACTTGCAATCCATGTTCAATAGTTTGCATAGGGGGGTATGTTAAAAAGAAAAAATAACGTGAGAGCGTGGAAAACGGGTCAGTTATTCCATCTCACTCCAGGCTCTCAAAACACAAACCAGCGTACCTACGCCACTTCTCCCTCTTCCACCTCTTCACCTCCTCTCCTCCTTTCTCCAAACCCCTCCTTCCCTCCACTTTCCTCTCTCGAAACCCCTGTTTCCTTAATCGTTCCCTTTCTCGGAGAAAACCGCATAACAATCCGCTTTCCAGGCTCCTTTGGGGCCTTATTTTTTTACTCAAAAACGCCATAAAAACGCACAATTTGGCCACTAAAACGCACAAAAACAGCGCCAAAACGCTAAAAAACGCATTATTTTCGCTCGAAAACGCCTCAGAACGACTCTGGCGGAGCTTTTTGATCCCCGAAAATGCCCTCTTTGGGCCTTCACCAGGGGCAGATCCATCCATTTTGAGACTAGATCCGGCCAATAACGAGCACCACAGGGCTATCACAGGGCGCTCTGATCGCCTGTTGGCCGTTTTCCTACCTATTTATACTGTATAGCTGGTTCTATCCGGTTCTACGAGCAAAAATTGGGTCCCGCTGTCGTCAGACAGGGGGTATTCTTTCGCCCCATACAGGCGGAGCCTGAAATGCCCCAGGCGCAGCTAACTCCCGCCCCTACAGGCGGAGCCTGTGTTACGCTTTCTCCTGAAATTTATTTTTTGCCACTGTTGACTTCTTGTAATTAGCAGTGCTATAATAGAACCATAAGATAAAGCTCCGCAGGATAAAGCTCCGTAGGACACACCACACAGGAGGGAAGCCCACCATGAAAAAAAGAAACAACGTAGCTCACTTTATTCCCCGCACTGTTACTATGCAAGAAGCCACAGAGGCCAAAGGTGGGCTGGACCTACAAGGTGCTGCAAGTTTACTGATGGCAATGATGCAGGCAAGCGCCGATACTGACGGCCACAACGCCCTAATGGAACAGCTGGCATCCGCCATGGGTTATAAGCTGGTACGCGAAACACCACAGCCGCGCCAGCGGAGCCGCAGTAAGAAAGCCCGTGCCGCCCGCTATGCACAACCCAAACTGAGCCTGGTAAAAACCAATGGTGTGGCAAAACCAACGCCGGCAGAGCCGATCCGCAGCCGCGAGGACTTTAACGCCATAGCCACCTATCTGCACACCCAGGGACGCCCGTATAACAGGCAGCGGAACTATACCTTATTTATATGTGGTGTGACACTGGGCCTGCGTGTGGGCGATCTTTTACGCCTTACCGTTGATGATGTGTGGGATTGTGAGCACAACTGTCCGCGCCACCGCGTAATTATCATCAATGAAAAGACCGGCAAGCGCACCAATGACCTGATTACCCCGCTGGCAGCAGGCGCGATTACCGCCCTGATTGAAGAGATGCGGGGCCGAACCATGAATGTGCTGAAGCCAGGCTGGCCATTGTTCCAGAGTATGCGCAGCCCCAAGGGAGTGCCGCAGCCGCTGGACGAAACCCAGGTATGGCGGATCTTGAACCAAGCGGCCAAAGAGTGCGGTATTAAAGAGCATATTAGCACCCACAGCCTGCGCAAAACCTATGGCTATGCTGCAAACCACGCCATGACAGAGGCCGGGCTGCCGGCTGGCCAGGTAATGGAAACGCTGCAAAACAAGTTCCACCACAGTAGCCAGAGCATTACGATGCGCTACATTGGCTTGAGCCAAGAGCAGATTGATGCAACGGCAATGGCGGTAGATACAGTGTTGGGAGTGCCGCCGTTGGCTACTATATAGCGATGCCCATTAAATTTGGGTGCCTGGCAAGCACCCACTTTTTTATCTTTATAAAATACAAGTTTTCGCAAATGAAGGAGGCAAATAATTTATGGAAATCCACAACACAAGCACCATCAATAGCTCCGCTAGATATTGTTTGGTAAAACCTGGTGACAAGGTACGAATCACCAAAACACACCGGGCAGGTATACGCCAATATGCGGCCTGCGAGGGCGATACGTTTGTTATTACCAAAGTGACGGACGGCTAGATCCCCTATGGGCGGTGGCTGCAGCCGAGCGGTGTGCTGGCGGCCAGGGAGCTGAAACTTGACCCAAACTGCTGCACGTTAATTACGCCGGAGGAATGTGGGGCACCGGCTGTTACACCAGAGCCAACCACGCTACGCAGTGTGACGATTGATGTGAGCGACCCAAAGGCGGCACATGAGGCCGTGGATGATGCGTGCGCAGAATACCAGGCCAGCCAGACGATCCACTGGAGCACGGCAGAGACATGCAGCGCAAAACTGAGCGCCCGAAGAATGATGGCCCCGCTATGTGAGCAAGGTGTCAGCATGGTTTGGTTTATTGAATCAGATCCAGGCCGCCGGCATGTTTGCTTGGAATGCGACAATGGCACGCCGGACACATGGGCGAAAAGTCATGGCTATTCTACCAACTATGTACAAATCACCTTTAACGAGAACGTAGAGTTCAATGAATGGATTGGCCGTTACGCCTGCCTGTGCGTATTAACGGGCACACATGTTGCCGATGTCGTTATGCGCAACATTAAGATTGACACTTAAATAATTAACGAAATTTTGGAGGTAAAAAACCAATGAAGAAAATTCCAACCTTATATAAGCGCGAGTTCAGTGGCCACAAGATTACCGGAATCCGTGACGAGATTACGCCGGGCTGTGAGGCGGCACTGACGGATGAGAGCATTGCCACATTGAAGCTTGACGGTGCCTGCTGCGCGATTATTAACGGCGAATTCTACAAGCGCTTTGATGCTAAGCCGGGCAAAGCAGTACCGGAGGGCGCGATCCCGTGTGACGAGCCAGACCCGGTAACTGGCCACTGGCCCCACTGGGTGAAAGTGGCGGCAGATAACCCTGCGGACAAATGGTTTGTGACGGCACGAAACAACAGCTGGGATGACCTGCCGGATGCAACCTATGAGGCGATTGGACCGCACTTCCAGAAGAATCCCTACGGGCTGAACAAGGACGTGCTGGTGCGGCATGGCACGATCAGTATTGATATCCCGAACCTAAGCTTTGAGGGAATCCGGCGCGGGTTGGAGTTGGCCGCCATGGAGGGCATCGTGTTCTGGCATGAAGGAGCACCGCTGTGCAAAATCAAGCGCAGTGACTTTGGCTTTAAGTGGCCGGTGACGCAAGACGAGCTGAACGCGGAGTTTGGGGCAAATAATCCTGATCCGTGCGAGTTGGTGCGGCGGACTGCGGCTATGTACAGCAAGCATGAATTTCCGGCAGATACGACCAAGATGTTTGATGCTGAACATGAAGCCACCAAGGAGGAAGTGAAGGCATGAAAATTATTGACTTCGAACGCAAGGGCAACCTGGTACGGTTCTACCTGGGTGATGATGACCTGGTGGAATGGTACGGAGATGACTGGAACGATACGCCGTATGAACACAACGCAGAACGAGTCTATGACGAATATATCAAAGGCTACTGCGATATGATGTTCCCGTTTGACGATCTGGTACTGGAACCTTGCTGCGGGACCTGCAACAGCGGCTGGTGCAAAGATGATATGGTGGCGCAGAAAGTGCCCTGCATTATTCAGGTGCCGGCTGCAGTACATAGTGACAGCTTTGATGAAAGTTTTGACCACTGGGTAGGAGCCAAGGGCGTACATAAATTTTATTTTGGAGACCATATGGAGCCGAGCGCTATGGCTGCTACCAATCCTCATTCTTGAATAATAACTTTGGAGATTTTTAACAATGGAACAGACATGCTTTAGATATTCCGTACAGCCACAGACGGAACACATTAAGGATTACACGCATACAATCGCCGTAATGTTTGAAGACATGGTAGATTATGCAGACCGCAATGGCCTTGACCGGAACGAGGTAGTAAACGAGATGCTGCACGACATGAACGCTATGAGCGGTTACTGCGATATGAATAAATACCGGCCGTTGCCGGAATAAAAAAGGTGCGGCATGACGATTGAATTATGGCGGGGCAGCTGAAAGCCAGTAGGCAAACTTGATCTTGAATAATTGGGTCAAGGACAGTGACACCCATATTTTTACAAGGAGATTTTTTATGGGAAATTTGCAGGTATTCAAATACGAAAACAACGATGTGCGCACGGTGGAGATGAATGGCGAACCGTGGTTTGTAGGCAAGGATGTAGCTGCTGCACTTGGTTATGGAAAGGGAAAATCTCTTGCTAACGCTGTAACAAATCATGTTGATTCTGAAGATAAAGGGGTCACTGAATTGATGACCCCTGGCGGTAAACAAAACGTAACAATTATCAACGAGTCCGGCTTGTACAGCTTGATTCTTTCCAGTAAACTTCCCACCGCAAAACAGTTCAAACGCTGGGTTACCGCGGAAGTCTTGCCGGCCATCCGCAAAAACGGCGGTTATATTGCCAACCAGGAAACCATGACAGACGCGGAACTGATGAGTCAGGCTTTGTTGGTTGCCCAGAAAACGCTAGAAGCCCGCACTAAGCGACTGGAAGAATTGGCTGCTGCGAACAAACAGTTGGAAAGCGAGAACGCTGAAATGTCTGGCAAAGCACAGTATTTCGATGCCGTGATCGATCGGAATCTGCTGACCAACTTCAGAACCTTTGCCAGCGAATTACATATCAAACAAACTGTGCTGGTTCAGTTCCTACTAGACAAAAAGTACCTGTACCGTGACACACAGGGCAAACTCAAAGCTTATGCGGAGCGCAACGATGGATTATTTGAGATCAAGGAATTTGTGAACCGCGGTAACGGGCATGCCGGGACCCAGACACTGATTACGCCCAAGGGACGCGAGACATTCCGGCTGCTGATGGAAGCCGAAGGACTGATTGGTATGTCGGACGATACTGAGGACATGGCCGATGCTGGTTGAAACAATTTATACGGGTATAAAGATTTGCGCTTTGGCTAGTGTGTGCGCCTATGGCTGGCTGAGAGTACAGCAGGAACGCAAAGCTGAGACAGCTAAAGAACAGGCAGAAAAAACTACATGCAAGAATTGCTGTTACTGTCGGATGATTATGACTGATAGCCGGATTGTCTGCGAACTAGAAGAGAAGCCGATAGAACAACCTGCCCATTGCACGCTATTTACAGAATGGCCTGAAGACTACACGTCCAGCTTATGTTTATACTGCAAACACTGCAAAAACTATGGCAAGTTTTTTGTTCGTTGCGATATAAGCGGGTTGCGTGATAAAGCCGAAATTACCTGTATTAACTATGAAAAGCGCCGCAAATACTTCCCAGATCTAGGAGGAATACACTAATGACCAATGAAGAATTTGAAATCCGCAAGAAAGAGACTGCCAGTAACCTGCAATTATTGCTTGACGAGATGCGGCAGCTGCACGACTGGATTGTGCTTAACCCAGTAACAGATGTTACACCCGAAAACTATAAGGACTGGGAGAATTCGTTCGGTGCTCTACTTGACAGTTTCGAGATCCTAGACTGCAACTAATAAGGAGAAACTTTATGTCAAAATTAAAAATCGCCAGTGCTATAACTCACGCTTGCGCTGTGGCCACTGCGGTATTGGCTGCTGGAGCTGCTGTACACTTAGGCATTGACTTAGAAGCTAAAGCGCCAAAGGCTGTAGACACAACTACTGTATATACCACACACAAAATCTCCTACGCATTCCTTGAAACGCGACCGTATACAAACCGGTATGGCGGCATTTGCGGCGCTGACACATACCTGCACTGCGGCGTGATACAAGATGATGGGAGCATAAAAGAAGAAACCGAGGATGTAGATTACGTCACCATAAAATATTCTGATGAAGATAATAGCTACAAGGCCGACTTTTACGACCGCACCACATATGATAACGGATCGTTCGAAGATCGGTATACCAGCACGGTGTACTACCTGACCGACGAGATGATGCAGGACTTGGGTACTGGAGGCAGCATATGAACGAGGCGTGGGAATCTACAGTGGACGCTATACTGATGATTTACATATATGGACCGCTTTTGCTGTTGATGTTGGGGATTAACTGTACGTTGTTGATTTTTAGCGTGTGGAAGATGATAACAATAGCAAAACACATCGCCAAGAGATATTACGAAAAGTTCATATGTAAAATTTTCATGAACAATAAAAACGAAAAGTGAGGTGAAAAAATTTTTATGGCACGACTGATTGATGCGGAGGAGTTTGAGGCGTACTGCATTGAGCGCGACCCGAAATATTCAGAGGCCGAATGGCAGGCTTACCTGGATGGTGTACAGCAGGTTTTGGAGGCCATTGATGCGGCACCCACCATGACAAAATATGTGCGGTGTGAGGATTGTGACGAGGTTGTGAACTCCATTATATGCCCAGATTTATACTACTGCATGCTGCACGATTGCCCAACAACAAAGGAGGGATTTTGTAATGAAGGGCATATCAAATAAACGATACAGAGATCTTATGGAGATATCAAATCTGTATCTGCGTGGAGAGAAAACACTGGATGAGGTTGTGGATGCAATCAGGCTGATGCTGGCATATGACATGTGGACAAAAATGTTTGAGGAAGCCGATGTTAAAGTCGATGCCATTGGCGGACATGGCCCTGCAAGCCCCTATGACGAGCCTTTGGTGGCGAAAACAAACTATTCAGCCCAGCTAAGATACGAGCTTGAAGCGCCTGTACGGAGGGCTAAGGAGGTGAATAAAGCATATGACAAGGCTTGAAAAATTACAAAGCGCAACGGCGGATGATCTGGCCAGTCTGTTTACCATCATGGACGACGAGGGTGAATACCTGCCGCTGTTGATGCCGATGAACCTGGTGAAAGATCCTGACAACCTGGACGAAATTATTCAGAGCCAGAGCGAATGGCTGCAGGGCGAATATTGGCCGGGAGATTTTGGGCTGGGCTGTTTTGATGAACCGGTAATGCCTGAACCAGAGATCTATTCATAAACAGCGACACCGCACGGTATAACATGGCCTGAGACGCGCAGGGACGCGCTATAAGCCACAATACAAGGAGATACGACATGCGATACATAAACCAGCAGGATGCGTTAAAAGCGCTGGGAGACGAGCCTGAAAGAACTATTTAACGCAAAAGGAAAGAGCGTGATTTTATCAGCGCCGGATCAGCTAGGACTGGACAAGAAAGCGGTTGTTTGTAGCGGGCTAAAAAAACCAGAGGAATACACCAATGGCTTGACATAAACGGGCAGCGCTATGACCTGGGACTATTTTTGATATTGTCAATATCAGTTGACAGATAAAACTCAAAGAGTAACCACATTATGCAGCCATTGCCTGAGCAGCATAGAATCTGCTGCGCTTCACCATGGGTGGTAAGCCGCCATTAGCG